GGAGTACTTGTTGGTTCCGGAGTACTTGTATGCGTCGGGACCGGAGTACTTGTTGGTTCCGGAGTACTTGTATGCGTCGGGACCGGAGTACTTGTTGGTTCCGGAGTACTTGTATGCGTAGGAGCGGGAGTGCTTGTGTAAGTAGGTTGTGGGGTGCTAGTATACGTAGGTTCTGGAGTACTTGTTGCTGTTGGTTCTGGCGTTGGATACGGAGTACTACTAGGTTCAGGAGTTGGCGTTGAAGTAGGATACGGAGTAGTACTCGGTTCGGGTGTTGGCGTTGAAGTAGGATACGGAGTAGTACTCGGTTCGGGTGTTGGCGTTGAAGTAGGATACGGAGTAGTACTCGGTTCGGGTGTTGGTGTAGATGTTGCATACGGAGTACTGCTTGGTTGTGGCGTTTCTGTAGGCGCAGGAGTGCTCGTTGGGCCGGGTGTGCTTGTTAGAGTTGGTGTTGGTGCTGGTGTGCTTGTTGGAGCCGGAGTGGGGGTTGGAGTTTCGCATCCTCCTAAGCATGGTGCTGGTGGAGGACATATCGGTGCGGAACTAGATGAAAAAGCATCAACAGTATATATTCCATTACCGTATATGTATTGATTAGGAGGTTCTCTTCTTGATGATGGAATTTCAAATAGGCCCGATACGCTATCAAAAAATGCTTTAACATTTTTATAAGAATTTAAGGGACCTTTGAATATTCTACGACTCATTTAGGATTCTCCGTTGTTATTTTTTATTAGGATCACCTAGGCATCCAGTAAGAGTAATATTGCTTTGAGTATTGGTTATAGTTGCTGGTGGATTGCCCGGTAAAGTATTTGGAAGAGTGGTCGAGACTCCTCCGGTACTAAGACCTCCACTAGCGGATGAGTAAATGCATTTAGTAATATCTTGTATATTAGAAATTGTTATATTAGCTGAGATATTCACGGGATACAACCAGTATGCATCAGGATCTTTGCAGTCTCCTCCGTTAGCACCCAAAGCTGCTGATATATCAGCCGGTGTTGGCTCAAGACTGAATTGACCATTATTAAATTTTATCATACTACTATTAGTAATAGGAGTTTTATTACTTACTCCCCCTCCTCCGCTACCAAAAGCTCCTGGTCCTGCTTCTGCTGTGATATTTATTGAGTATGTATACTTAGCGTTAGCAACACAAGCATTTTTAACTTTTTCTAATAGCAGAACAAGTTCGCCTTGAATCTTTTTATTTTTAGCACTATTAGGATCTTCATAAATAGCTATATCGTCAATTAATTTTTGAATTTCAGCCTCTAAAACTGCTATTCTATCATTTATTTCTCTAATTCTCTTTTCTTTTGCCCGTCTTATAGTTCCGATAATAGCATTATAGTCTCTGACAACATTAGGGCCTGTCTTTTTTAATGTTCTTCTAAAACCACCTCCGGTTAACGCTCTTGAACCCCAATTTTTAGTAGTCTCTAATATGGTTTTCATTTCCTGCTTAGCAGCATCAGGAACACAAGGATCGTTAGATACACCGGCTGAGAGTCCTTCTTGATAACTAGCAAATGTAGGATATTGTTGAGAAGGTGGTCCCCATGCAAAATCTGCTGAATCTGTTGATATAACAGTATCTTTAGCATCTAAGCAAGCTTGCTCTTTCTCTTTTTCGGTTGTTAGTTTTGTTTTTTCTGCTATTTTTGCGTCTTTTTCTGCTTTTAGTTTTGAAGCGTCTGATACTTGAGGAGGAACCTCTATTTGTAACATATCTTTTACAGAGTTAGCTCCTGTACATCCTTGTGGTTTTCCGCAGAGATTAAAATTAGCATTAAATTTTTGTTCTGCTGCGAGTCTTGCTTTTCCGGCAGCTTCTAATTGAGCTAGTAGTGTTGCTAATTGTGCGCGTAATGCTTCTAGTGCTGCTAGTTCTGCGGCTGATGGATTATTTATAGGATTGTAATCATCTGTTCTTTTTTTTAAAGCGGCTGCTAAATCATCAACTTCGGCTTTTTTTGCGTTGTAAGCTGCTTCAGCATTTTTAACATCTTGATCTAGTTCTGCGCATGTGGCCATCAGAATACTCCTATTCTGTCTTTGCGGGGGTTAGCCGAATAAATGTATTGGTATGTTTGTTCTTTACCAAATTCATCTTGTCCGGGATATCCGCTAGGACTTAGTGTGGTATTATCCATATTAAATAAAGCATTATTATTCGTATTGGATAGTTCTGTTGAATATCTTCCTGCTACTGGTTTATCGTTGTTATATGCGAAAGTTCCACTGGGAAGAGCTTTATCGGTATCGTCTCCGTCAACTATTACCCACGGATCAAAAGGAAGTGTTCCTAGCGGTAAAGAATTACCGTTTCCATAAAAACCATAGTAACTGTTATTATTTACTATCCCGGTTGGATTAATTGCAAAAGTAGACATAAATAGCACCCCTAATATATAGTATCTCGTTATAAAAAATACACCATATCTCTATTTGAATATTGACAATAATTTTCTAAAAATTACTATATAAGGTATGGATACAAAAATCATCAAAGGAGACTTTATGTATAAAACGTTTTTTGGTTTAGCATTAATTTTAATGTGTTGCTGTAGTGCTGCCGCTCAGGATCTTGTTCCAGTATACACTCAATATCCTGTTGTTTATCAGCAGTATGTTAATGTGGTTTCTTATGAGACCCATGTTGTTCCACGAGTAACAGCTGTTCCGGTATATCCTGTTATATCGCCAGTATATGTATCTCCTGCTGTTCCGATATATGCTCCGATGGAATATAGAAGATACTGGTGGGGTTGGCCGAATTGTTTTGTTCCAAATTATGCTAGGCCAACTTATATAAGATACTAAATTAGCTATAAAATAATAGTCCATATAAAGAAGACAGGCAGAAATGCTTGTCTTTTTTTGTAGATATAGTATGATAGTATACGATACTAGAGGAGATACTATGTGCGGAATTATAGGATACAAAGGTAGTAAAAAATGTTTATCTATCATATTGGACGGACTAAAAAGATTAGAGTATCGAGGATACGATAGCGCCGGAGTAGCATGTATCATTCCTCCTAAGCTCATAACTTATAAGAGCGCGGGCTGTGTTAACGAACTAATCTATAACTGGATAGATTTTGATTTACCGTCATATATTGGTATTGGTCATACTCGATGGGCTACTCATGGTCAGCCTTCTCAAAGAAATGCTCATCCTCATACTACCATAGATGAGAGGGTTAGTATAGTACACAATGGCATTGTGGAAAATTATGCAGCGTTGCAGAAGGAGCTTGTGGATAAGGGATACCTATTCATATCAGAAACCGATACGGAGGTGTTGCTATATTTAATATACGACTATTTAATTAATAGCGATATTAGTTTATTCGAGGCGGTTAAGCTAGCGCTAGAAAGAGTTGTGGGCGCTTATGCTATAGCAGTATTGGATAGAAAAAGTCCGGAAACTATGGTTGTGGCCAGAAGAGGTAGTCCTTTGGTTATAGGAGTGGGTGATCCTGGAGAATATTATGTTTCTAGCGATCCTTTGGGAATAATAAATTATACTAATGATATAGTTTTTGTAGAAGATAATAGTGTTATAGAAATCGCTAATGAGTTAGTATGTTATAATACGAGAGATAAAAACGTATCAGAGTGTAATGTATCTAAATTATATAACCAGATATATAATATTGAAAAGGGCGATTATGATCACTTTATGCTGAAAGAGATATATGAACAGCCTAAGGTTGTGGCTGACTGTTTGAGCGGACGATTGGACGGATATAGAATTAAACTAGGGGGCCTTATAGGTTATGAGAACATTTTAAGTAATGCTGATCATATTACCATACTATCTTGCGGATCGTCTTGGCATGCTGCTCTTGTGGCTAAATATTATTTTGAGGAATTCTGTAATATAAAAACTTCTGTAGAGTATGCTAGTGAATTTAGATATCGGAAACCTGTTATTAAAGAAGATGATATTATCATAGCCATATCTCAATCGGGCGAAACTGCTGATACTATAAGCGCTGTGGAATTAGCAAAATCTAAAGCAGCTACTGTTATAGGAGTATGCAATGTTGCTGATTCTTCTTTGGCAAGATTAACAGAGTGTGGTGTCTATTGTAGAGCCGGAACAGAGATAGGAGTAGCTAGCACCAAAGGTTTCGTGTCTCAGGTTGTGGTGCTGTTATTGATAGCATTATGGATAGAACAAAACGAAAGCTCTCATATGATAAGCGAATATCGAAAAGCTATTATAGACGATCTGAGAAGTCTTCCCGTAATTTTAGAACAAACGCTAAAACTAAATAAAAGTATTCGCTCCTTGGCCTCTAAGTTTTATAGGTCTAAGAATTGTCTTTATTTGGGCAGAGAATACAACTTTCCAATAGCTCTAGAGGGGGCTTTGAAACTAAAAGAAATTAGCTATATTCATGCTGAAGGATATCCGGCGGCAGAGATGAAACACGGGCCTATTGCTTTGATAGATAAGAATATGCCGGTGGTGGTAATATCAAATAATAAAAAGCAATATGAAAAAATTGTAAATAATATTAAAGAGATACAGGCGAGACAAGGAAAAGTTATAGAGATTTATAGCGAGGATAGATTTTCGGGGGATTATGGATTACAAGTTCCAATGGTTGTGGATCCCCTAAGCCCAGTAGTGTCAAGTGTGGTATTACAGTTGTTCTCTTATTATTGCGCGGTTCTTGGCGGACACAATGTGGATAAGCCTAGAAATTTGGCAAAAAGTGTGACCGTGGAGTAGTCTTGATTTTTTTCCGACATGTTGTAGTATGAGCGAGCGTCACCTGTCCGACCTGAATGGAATCAAAAAATGCAAAAGTATGGATCGCTTAGTGTTGAAGGTTTAGAGTCTAAACGTTTATTATCAATAGCTCCTAATGATTCTCAACTAAATAATCAGTGGGGATTAAATAGTATCTCGGCATATCAAGCATGGGATAGTTCGTCGGGATCTAAGAATGTGGTGGTGGCTATTATAGATTCTGGGGTGGATCTGGGCCATCCGGATTTAAAAGATAACCTGTGGACGAATCCTGGCGAGATTGCTAACGACGGTATCGATAACGATAACAACGGATACGTTGACGATATATACGGATGGGATTTTGCATATAACGATAACAATGTTCAAGACGGATACGGCCACGGAACTCATGTGGCTGGTATTATAGGGGCGGTTGGAAACAACTCTTTGGGTATGTCGGGGGTTAACTGGAACGTGAGTATGATGGTATTAAAGTTTATGGATGATAGTGGTGTGGGATATGGCGATTCTGTTATTAAAGCTATTGATTATATTTTAATGATGAAAAATACATATGGAATTAATATTGTGGCAGTAAATAATAGTTATGGGGGAACACCAGGATACTCGTCATTGATGGATAATAGAATTCAATTACTCAATAATAGTAATGTAATGTTTGTGGCCGCTGCTGGTAATAGTGGGGCGGATAATGATTTGGTGCCAAGGTATCCGTCAAGTTACTCTGAAAATAATATTATTAGTGTGGGAGCACTAACTAGTACCGACTCTCTGGCAGGATTCTCTAATTATGGAATTACTAGTGTGGATCTGGCTGCTCCGGGAACTAGTATCTTATCAACATATAAGGGCGGAACTTATACTTATATGAGCGGTACTAGTATGGCCGCTCCTTTTGTAACAGGATCTGTGGCTTTATTAAATTCTGCTAAGCCAAATACATCTATGAATGTTATTAAAGATATAATCTTGAGTACCGCTGATAAGATTGATAGTTTAGCAGGAAAGGTTCTGTGTGGCGGTAAATTGAATTTGGGGGCGGCGATGGCCAAATTAATGGGGGTGTCTTATATCGCTAATAGTATTCCTAATGGATATGTTAGTAATATTACGTTAAGAAATGTTTATGGATATGCTAGTGATCCTGATGGGGGCGGATCGGTTAGTGTGAAGTTAACTGTGGATGGAAATGATTACTGGTATAGTAACACGGATGCTAACGGAAACTTTGTTTTTAATATTGAGACCATAGGTTATGGATATCATTCTTTAAAAGTGTGGGCAAAAGATAATCAAAGCGGACAGTGGAGCGTAGTAGGAGAAGGAGCTGTGAATGTTCCGTATCCCGAAATGAGTGTGAATCGATTGAATATTAGAGGAACATCAGGACGAGCATATAGCGCGGTATGTGGTGACTCTCCGGTAATTGTTAGAGTGCTGGTCAATGGGCGTTTGGTAGCGAATAGATGGGCGAATATTAGAAACCATGAATTCAATATAGGATTCAGTAGAAGCTGGTTTCGACGAGGAACAAATGATGTAAGGTTAGAAATCTATGATCCGATTGCGAAACAGATTACCTTGATGCGAGTGACAAGACTAAGGAAATAGGCTAATAAACTGGCCAATTCTATATGGGTGTGCTTATTTTTTATGGACCACCCGGCGATTTTCAGAAAAATTGCTCATATCATAAGTGAAACAAAAAAACCCCCTAACTCATTACGGGGCAATAACTTATGGCATGTATCTGGCAAAAATTTGTCGTAAGTACTTGGTGCGTAAAGACTTACGGCGAGTTTTTTGCGGTGTTGCAAAATGCAATGCAAAATGCTACACATTGTAGGAAAACGATACAGCCAATATGGCAGTGCCGATATGACAGAATATCGTAACTCTAATCGTGACAATGACTTACAACAATTCGAGAAATTTTTTTTCTTTGGCACGACGTGTGCATTATATAGAAACATAAGAAAGAGAGAGACGAAAATGAGAAACCTGATTGTTCTGAATACTAAGGCTGAGTTGATTGCGTTCCTGAATAAGACTTCGATGCATACGCTGGTGAATAGCGTAGCGTTTGCTAGTGATTTGTTGGAAATGGTTCGTGAGAACGATAATATTGTGGAAATAAACGAAGATTTGGGATTCGTTGATGATGGTGGATGGATTGAGATTGACGAAATGGGTTATGTTGTGAAGGATTTCGCAATCTGCTGAAAAACATTTGTTCAGTGTTGACAAGCAAAAAACCGATAAGTATACTAGGGAAAAGGAAAACAAATGATAACTCAGGAAATGCGTGATTTGGCGAACAATCTAGGGCTCATCGTTTCGAGCGTTTGGGATGGACTTTCCCGCAAATGGATTGTTCATGAGCGAAACGGAGCGTATCATCCTGTTTTCACCACGAACGAATATGATAGACTTATGGATGGCTTGCGAAATGGCGGAAAGTTTCGATCCCTCTAAGGTAGGGTGAATATATGTTCAGTGTATTTTTGTTCATTGTGGCAATAATTCTTATTGGAATCGCGTATCAATAAGATTTGACGTAAACCCTTGCGGCATAAACACTTACGACGATTTCGCGGCCAAAAATTTGACGTAACTGCTTATGCAGCAACGACTTACGCCAAGTTTTGACGCAAACGGTGTGCCAAACGTGGTAACCCCCATACTGAGGGGCTGTTGCAAAATGCCGAGCAAAATGCTACACATTGTAGCAAAACGCTACAGCCAATATGGCGGTGCCAAACTGACAGAATGACGCAACTCTAATAGCGATAACAACTTACAACAATTCGCAAAATTTTTTTCTTTGGCACGGTATCTGCATTATATAGAAGCATAAGAAAGAGAGAAAGAAAATGAGTAAGACGATTAGCAATGCGATGAAAAGAATTCACCAAGAGGCTAGGATTGCCAAGGCATACGATATGCCGATTATGAATAAGGATATGAAAAAGAATGATGAGGGTGTGAAAAAGTTTTTTGAGAGTCTCAAGAAATAGCCCTTGACAAGCCGAATAAACCTATATAGAATATCACCAACACAAAGGAAAAGAAAATGATTTTCGAAACGATTGACGAACTGAACGAGTATCTGGCAAACGGTGGGGATGGTGTTTCGGTTATCGGATGCACGGTGGCTGGGGAGTTGCTGGAGAGCATGAAGAACGAAGCGGTTTTTGCTCGCAAGTGGGGATGGAAAGGGTTTGCTGTGTTGACGGAATTCTACATGGGTGAGGGTGAGGAAATCTCTTGCAATGAGGATGGCGTGATCGATTATGAGCATCTCTACTTGGGATGAACGATTGTATAGTATTGACGCTCCAGAAATTTCTGCTAGAATAGAATCATAAGAAAGAGAGAAAGAAAAATGAAGACTTGGACACGAGACAATCGCCCGTTGGTTTGGACGGTGAACGAGAACAACCATGAGACGTACGATCTGTATGTACATGGTGTGTGCGTTGGTGAGGGTATGGATTTCGATACATTCTATGCCATGTATAAGCAGTACAGAAAGGTTTGAAGATACCACCCAAAAGGGGGATATACATATGTTCTATTGCTTCTGCTGGATTTTCTGCAAAATCGACAATTATTTCCAGGATAGGTACTGGAAGAAACTTGGGTATTCTAGGTATACTGGGCAGGATGGAAAAGAGTGGTATGTAAGCGATCTAAACTGATCGTAAACCCTTGCTACCAAACGACTTAGGGTGAATCGGCGGCGCCCAATTTGACGTAACTCCTTGTGCGGTAACGACTTACATGAAATGTTATCGCAACTGGTATGCCACAAATATTTCTCCGTTTGGCATGAAATTATATTTGCTTTTTTGGAAAGATTTCTCTTGCAATGGCCGATAATATCTGTAGAATCAAAGCATCACAAGGAACGAAAGGGAAACCATGAACGAATTCGAACGAATCATTGGGGATAGCATGATCGACGAGAACGGCAAGGAATGGATCGTGGACGATGCTACGGGTTGGGATCCGATCATGGGAGACGACGAAGATTGGATCGACACGGATGATGAGTGGCTCGATGATTTCCAGGGTGAGGAGGAGTTTGCATGAAAACGTACTATATTTACAATGCGGAAAATGATTTCTACTTGGGCATGGTACTTGCAAAGGATTGGGTGGACGCACGTTCAGTGTACGCCCAGCAGCATGGCGTATCATTCGGTTCAGTGTACGCTTGTGCATCACCACTATAGGGGTAATCCCCATTGTGATGGAGATCGGTTGACGTAAACCCTTGCGGCGTAAGCACTTAGAGCAAATCGGCGGCGCAAAATTTGACGTAAACCCTTACGCCACAATAACTTACGACGAGTTTTCTTAGCAAATACTGTGCCAAAAAATTGTGCTCAAATTGTGGGCATACCCTACTGTATCAAAATGCTACACATCTAGGTTATAGGCCGAAATACGCGACGCAAAATGCTACAACACTGTAGCGAAATGCTACGCTCAAAAGTTGGGCACAAAAAATAGCATAGCGTTTTCCCCGTGAAAATCGAGGAAAAATATTTTTCGGCTTTGGCACGGAAGATGCATTTATATATGGCATAAGAAAGTGAGAGTGAGAGATGATGAATGAGAAAGTGTTCTACGTTTCCGATTGCTGCTATGTTGAGAGTAACCCGGATTATGGGGTTTGCTCCTGCTGTGGTGAGCATTGCGAGATTATCACCGATGATAGTTTGGTTTCCGACTACATTCCGGGTTATGATGATGGTGAGGCTTGCTAGTCTCCCTCAGTGTGGGGGTTGTGGATAAGAAAAAGTTTGGTATAATACTGGAAAGAGAAAGAGAGAAAGAAAATGACGTATAAAGAAAAACTGATCCGCGAAGTTCACGAAGCCTCTAAGAAAATTACCGATCTTCGTGATATGCTGGAGGATGGCGTTCCTGCCAGTAAGCATAAGGCTATCATCAAGCATATTGACGATCTTTCAACATTTATTTTCTATACCCAAGAGACTATCAGCGATATGGCTTGACACCGTATCCCTAGTCTGCTAGAATCCGTCATCCTTTGGAGAAAAAGAAAATGAGCAAGTTCCCGATTGTTGAGAAGGCCAAGCGTCAAGCCCGTATGATTTTTGTTGGTATGGCTATTCCATGCCAGAAGAGTCTAGCGTCCGGTGAGTATGGCCCGATTCGTTGCGAAAAGGTTCTCAAGTTCAATCGTACCGCTCTGCGGAATATCGGTAAGCGTAAGATTGAAAAGGCCGATCCCCGCCTCGTGGGGGGTGAGGATACCATGATCGTGAAGGTAGGAACACCGGGTAGTCCGGAGCGTAAAGCGGCTCTTGCCGAACAGTATGCTGCTATTCTGGCATGCGGTGAGGAAATCAGCCCGTTTGCTTGGAAGGAATAGTATGAACACCCGTACACTTCAGGATATTTTGCGAGCCGAACAGGTTCGGCTACCATCCATCACTAACCCTCTCATGCGACGGATAGTGAAAAAGCGTATACAGGTGCTCGCCCGTACACTACTGTACAGGTATCGAGCTAGTCTCACCTAATCCTGCGGATTTGGGATAAGGTGGTATAGTCAGCGTAAGTCTTTAGCCAGTAAGGACTTAGAACGAATCGGCGGCGCCCAGTTTGTCGTAACTCCTTATGCAGTAAGGGTTTATGATCAAATTATTTTTCTAAAGGTTGGGGCAAAATTGGTCGATAATTTATATATAAGGAGAAAAAACCATGTTGACTCTAATTCTTTGGGCTGGTATGCTGGGTTATGGTGTGGGTTATGAGGGATATTCTGATGGGAAACTGTACGTTGGTACATATACTCCTAAGGTGGAATATGGGTGGGTTGTGACGGATAGGGGGATTTATTTGGATACGATTCTGGAAAAAAACTGAAATTTTTTGCTTGACAGGCCGATAAGTATATTGTAGGATTGTGGTATAAGGAGAAAAGAATATGATTCACGCCGAAGCGGTTAAGATGGTTCGGGGCAAGCGTAATGCTGATCGTCGCAAGATCGGTAACAATACCTATGCGGAAATCCTATACGATAATACCGTAGCAATTAAGTTGCATAATACCTACGTTGTGAAGATTAACCCAAACGGTACATATACGTTAAATAGTGGCGGATGGCAGACCGTTACCACTAAGGATAGAATTAACCAGTACAGCCCTGTTAGGGTTTACCAGCGGGATTTTACTTGGTATGTTAAGATTAACGGCAAGGAATATCCTTTTATGGATGGGATGGTGGTGTCGTAATGAGTTTTTTCGGATTGTTGATATTGACAATCATTGTGGGGATTGGTACAATTATCGTAGGGGCTGTTTTAGCCGAAACCTTTTTATCTATTCTTGACGATTAACATAAAGGAATCCACGGATGGATCTGATAGAACCTATTAGTTTCGTTTTCGGCGTAATTAGTGGAATTACCGCGTGTTATGCGGTTAGTGATCTGGTGTTCAGCAAGGAGACTAGCAATGAACGCGACGAAATCTGAAAAACTGTTTCTTATTGGTTCGTTTTTTGCTGGGTGTGTTTTATCGTATCTCCTTTGCCTGTAAGAACTTAGGGCAAAAGGGCGGCGCCCGGCTCGCCGTAACTCCTTACGCACCAACGACTTAGAGCGAAAAAAATTTTTCTAAAGATTTTGCTTGACTCTTGCCGATCTATACTGTAGAATCGAATGCAGAAGAAAGAAAGGTGAGATATGAAAACGAAGAAGCAAAACGCGTACCAAAAAGCGGTTGCTCGCATGGAAAAGGAAACAAGCCGTGCGGTTGCTCATGTGGAATTGCTCCAGAAGCTATACGCTGAAATGGTCAAAAAAAATGCTAAAGTTTCCTCTTGACAAGTGCCGATTATTCTGGTAGACTGAACCCATCACAACGGAGAAGATTATCATGTTCAATTTTGACGAAGTGAACGCGATTCTGGCCGAGATGCGAGATGGTGGTATGGTCGAGCCGATTGACGATCCGACTATCAACGTGGATTTTTGGGACTGGGCCGATGTGATCGGTGTGGTCGAAGATTTTGAGCCTTTGGAATTTTGAAGAGGAAGCCATGAGTCACCCTGACCCCTTGTTCGATCCCGATAACGTTTTGGAGGATGATATGAACTACGCTGATGATGTTGACGCGTCGAACTACGACGATTATGATGATTTTTACGGCGAGATTGATGCTGATGAATTGGAGAACAGTTGGGATGATTCGTATGATGATAGTATGGATGGTGATTCTGAGTCTGCGTTCGGTTCATGCGGATGGGGTTTGGACGAATATTACAACCCCGATACCGATCACGGAGATGATTGGTGACTTGACTTTTGACAATTGTGTGGTAAACTAGTTTTAGGTTTTAGGGTTTTCTAACTGAAAGGTTTTTATGAACGATTGGATGATTCTTGCTGGTGTTTTTGGTATTGTTCTTGCTGGTATGGTTACGTTTGCTCTGTATCATATCTATAGTGGTGTTCACTCTACTTTGGCTAATGCCCAAGTTGGTGAGGTTTACAATTTCGAGTATCTTCAGCCGCATCATGGCGATCCGGTTAGGGTTCTCGCAAGAGTAATTGAGCCTGCGTGTACGCTGAGTGATGAGAGTATCCGTAGGCTGAATGCGACTAGTAACTATCGTGTTCACGATCCGGAATTCAAGCGTACTCGTCACCTTGTAACGTGTGAGACTCCGAATGGTGAGGTTCGACAGTTCTATGCTGAACGTGCAAAGAACGTGCGTCGTCCTCTTCTCGCGGGACTGCTTTTCCGTACAGGTACTGCACACCTGTTCGCGTGAACGATTGTTCAGTTCGGTTAACCCTGGCCCTAAGTTGTTGCCACGCAATGACTTAGGGTTCGGGGGCGCCACCCGATTTGACGTAACTCCTTATCCTCCAACACTTTACGTCTCAATAATTTTTTCTATATTTTTCTCTTGACACTTGCCGATTATACTGTAGAATAATCGCATGAACACTAATAACTGCTATGCCGGATTTTCGTGGCGTGTTTTCAAAAATAATCGGTTCGCCGGTTATGTTGTGGCTCTGAGCCAGACGGATGCTATACGCAAAGCCGTCGAGAAGTATGGTCGATATGTGTGGGTTGAACGGATTACCTATAGTCGGGTCTAGTCAAGGGAATAAATATGTTCACGGTCAATCATATGAATCGGGTTTTGTGCGAAATCAAGGGATTGGGTAGCAAGAGTGTGTTTTCTATTCGTAAGAGTCGCCTGACTTATAGACTTTCTTGCATGAATAGCCAACACCGTGGTGCGATTATTGAGAAGATGATTCGGGATAGGTTCATTATGCAGGGTAAGCGGGTTAGGTATATCGGGGGAAGTAATTCGTTCGATATGCTGGTTGATGGTGAGCGTGTGGAAATCAAGTCCTCTCTGCCTATGGTGATTCCTACCAAGAAGGGTCATACTCTTTTCTATAGGTTTCAGAATATCAAAACTAAGTATTTTGATAAGATTGTACTGGTTTATGTTAGTCCGAATGGTTTGAGGGTAAAAACTTTCACTAAAAAGACTATGATGAAGATGCTGCGGAAGAGCAAGTATTATGCCAACGGCAAAATGTATGCGTGTGCGGCAAAATAATTCATGGTTGTGTGGTTGACAGCCGATACCGTATAGTATAGAATCTAGACAAAGGGAGAGAAAAATGCCTAACTGGTGCCTGAATAGATTGGTTGTTTCTCATAGTGATTCTAGTATGCTTGACCGTTTTATAAAAGCATATAATAGGGGTACTGTTTGTAATGAGTTTCTGCCAGAGCCAAAAGACCTTGACCAAGATGACGATATGGGGCCTAATGGTTGGTGGACTTGGAGAATTGAAAACTGGGGAACCAAATGGGACATTGGTGCTGATGAGGGGACTGATAGGGAAGAATGGCATGGTCGGAAGGCTCAAATTGTAAATAATGAAGTTGTTTGTTCGTTTGACTCTGCTTGGGCTCCTCCTATTGGTTTGTATAAGGAGTTGGTTCTGCAAGGGTTTAGGGTTGCTGCATCATACTTTGAGCCGGGTATGAGTTTCTGTGGCGAATGGATCGACGGCACTGATAACTATATCGAATACGGTAATAACAAGAATCTAATTACTAAACAGATTTGGGGGGACTACAATCTCACAGAGTTTTTTGCTGACGATGAAGTAGAAGCCTAATAGGTTCGCTCTAAGTTCTTGATACCAAAGGACTTAGGGCAAACCCGCGCCGCCCGGCTCGACGTAAGTGCTTGGTAGCAAAAGAGTTGCATCAAAAAAATATTTTTTCAAGAAACCCTATTGACAAGCCGATAATAGAGTGTAGAATGATGGAGTAAGACAAAACAATATGCGTGGGTCCAAGCGCACGGACTAGATTGGGATAACCTGTACGATAAACCCTTACCAGCGATTGCTGTTTGGGTTGCCTAACGGGGTTATACGTTGGGATAGTATACCAGTCTATGGGGGATCGCGTCCTCACCACGCTCCATACAACCAGTAACCGTCACCAAGAGCCAGACTAACCGGAACATGATGCTAGCAGTTCATCCGGTTACAGGGAGGTTTCCGTGGGCGGTTTCCATCCGATCCTGACAAGGGACAATCGTATGGTCTATAGGAATCGGGGCGTAAAAGATTCCGCTGGTTTTTCTTATTGACTTGCCGATAAAGAATGGTATAATAGTGGAATAGGAGAGAAAAATGACCGTTAACGAACTTATTGAGCAGTTGAAGAATTATCCGTCTGATATGCGTGTGCTTGCTCTTGGTTATGAGGGTGGGTTTGACGATATCAATCTGAAAACGGATGATATTGTATTCAATGTGAATAATAAAGATACCTGGTATATGGGTTCTCATGAGACTGTTGATATGTGTGGAGAGTATGGTAATAGTGGTGAGAAGTGTTTGATTGTTATAAGGGCTAAATAATGGAATGGCTTAGTTTTTTTGGTTATCGTCGCCCTATCAACGGTCAGAAAGTTTATTACTTTGGGCCATATATTGGTGTGTGGCAGGGGAGGTATGAGATTCATAGGGATGATCCTGTGAGTGAACATATTCTTATTTGTGAGGAAACTCCGGGGGTTGTAGATCGTATGGATGCTCCGTGGTGGATGCCATATGAGGGACAACCAAAGCCACAACGACCAGAAACTGACTATCCAAAGGATTACCCACATGGCTAAAAACTTCAAAGACTTGCATACCGTTGATGCAAAAGACATGACCCGTGATCAGGCTATGATCTATGTTATTAACTTTTTTAACTCTCGTATGGCAACAATGAGTAACTCTCACAGAAATAAGGTTAAAGAGGTTATTGGATTGCATGAGATTGGTACTAGCGAACTCGTTAATAAATATCTGGAGTTGGTCCTTGAAAATTCTTGATACTAGTTGCAAGTGTGGACGCTGTGATGGGTCTATCTTTCGTGTGGACAAGTATGGTATTCCATGGTACTGGTGTTCTAATTGCGAATGGTGGTACCTAAAAGACTGGGAAGATGTTTGAATCGTCGTAAGTGATTGGGATATAAAGACTTACGACAAAGCGGCGCCACCCGATTCGCCCTAACTCTTTATGCTGCAACAACTTACGACTAAAATTATTTTTCTAAAGAATCCTCTTGACTATCCCGATAATAGATGTATACTTAGGGAGCAAGTAGATTAGGGCCGTTGGCAGAATGATATCAAAGAAGCCGCGGTTAAATGCAAGGCCGAGTATGGCATAACCCAATCTATTTGTTTTTCCTAATCCTTCGGATTTGGCTGGAGTGGCTGTAGTCAGCGAGAATAAAGGAACACTTTATGCAGTGTAGGTCCATTGCTGTTGGTATGATTGAGGAAACTTATGATACATACAAGCGTGTGTGGTCTATCGATGGTAGTTTGTTTAGCGAATTAAATAAATTCGATATTCCTGTATGGAATAATATGAATAGCGACACAAAACGTGCTGCTATCGAATATGTTTATCAAAATCGCAATACTATCGAACTACACTCTGGAGAAGTTGAGTCTTGGGTACAGGCTACGGCATATTTCATGATTATGAATTTTGCTTCTATTTTGAGCCCTGATGTTGAGCCTGAGATTGAGGTCTTTTTTGACGATATGGATTTTATGATAGACGAAGATGTTTTGACTGATAGTGATGTTCAAGAGCAGATGGGTATTGGAAAAAATTTCACTGATAAGTTTTAAAGGTCTTGACAAGAGTTAGCCGATAATGTATACTAGAACCATGAAAGCAAAACAACTACATGGCGAGGTACGATTTCATTTGAGCAGTGGCGAGCATTATATGCACTGGCAAGTGAAGGTGAAGAAGGGTGGTAAGACTGTGGATGTCTACTATTATGATCCATCTGAATACCAGTTAGAGATGAGAGGCTGTAAACTGTGGAATAGGCCGAATAAGGCTAAACAGGTGTTTGAGGCCGGTGTGCATGATGTGAGCGGATGGGTAAGGTGCGAAGAGGTTATGCTTCGTAAGGATTTTCATCCTACTCTGCCTATTGACAATCTTGAGAAGTTATTTTATAATCCACTTCGTGATCCTCACTGGCGACGAGAAAGCGACAGCAACGAATTCATTTGGGATGGTAGCGAGTATGCTACGCTATTAACTAACGGCAAACAAGTTTACATTTTGGAAGAAAGGGTTTAATATGATCAAGTTGGAACTGAGTGTTCGTGAGGCTATGAATCTGGCGACGAACTGCCACCTCGATATCTATGAGCGGATCGTAAACGCTTTCGAGGTTGCGTTGGGTGTTAACCAGAATAAGATGGTGACGATCACCAGAGGTATGACTCTCGACAATCGTATTGGTTGCATCAAGGCCATTCGACTCCATACTGGTTGGGGATTGAAGGAGGCAAAGGAGTGGACGGATTTTCTGGTGGGTGGCTGGAAGTACGACAAGTGGAATCCTGCTCCTACTGGTAGGACGCAGAGTATCACTCTCAAGACTCCCGAAGCGGCTGAAAATCTCCTCCGCGATCTTGTTGGTTTGGGTTGCGAAGGCTATCTTTCGTAACCTAAAGCCTTGCAACTAAAGAACTTAGAGCGAGGCAGCGGGGCCGTGTTTGCCATAAGTCCTTATGTCACAACAACTTACAGCCAATCAAAAAAATATTCATGTATCGACCTTGACTTGCCGATACTATATGGTAGAATGATAGCATCACACGACAAGACGCTAACTGACCACAACACAAAAAAGTTCAGCCTAGCACTTGACAAGTGATGTTGTCTGATGTATGATTACTTTACTTGGTTCGATTACACTTTTGGAAAGGTTAGGTTTGACTATGCGTACTTATGATTTTGCGGTTGCTGTTGCTTCTGATTCGCTGGATACCGAGGTGGTTGAGGATACGATCAAGCAGGCTCTTGCTGACGGTCTGCCCGATGGTACGCTTGTGGTCGTGAAGGCCCAGGGTATCAAGGACTATTCCGAGCAGGGTTGGAAGGTTGCTCGTAACCGTAAGTTTGGCGTGAGTGCCAAGGAAGCGGGCGATGCCCACAAGGCGAAGTTGACGCGAATTGACGAGGCGACACCCGCCTGACAATTCAAACTGGACTATGCCAGTATAAAGAGATTTTAGGCATAGTGCGGCGGGATTCGTCCCGCGTAATGAGAGTTCGTTGCAGACCTAGGTGCAGCCTAGAGAGGGATTTAACCAATCCTATAAGACGGGTGGTTCCGTCGAAAGTTGTTGCTCTCTAGAGTTTTATTACTAATATAGATGGTACAACAACGCCAGCAAACCGATAGACGCTGACGAGCCCCGGCGGTAGCACCGTCCGGGCTATCGGTCTATGGGGCCATAGTTAAATGGATATAACACGGGATTTCTAATCCTGTATTGTAGGTTCGATTCCTACTGGCCCTACTTTTTTGGGGGTGTAGATCAATTGGTTAGATCGTTAGCCTGTCACGCTAAAGGTTGCGGGTTCAAGTCCCGTCACCCTCGCTAGGTGGATTACTCAAGTGGTCAACGAGGGCAGACTGTAAATCTGCTGGCTTTTGCCTTCGGGAGTTCGAATCTCTCATCCACCATAAATCCTTACGTGATAAGCACTTAGGGTAAGGACGCGGGACCGCGTTTGTCGCAAGTCGTTACTGCACAAGCACTTGCATCAAAAATATTTTTTCTACAGTTTTTCTCTTGACCATACCGATACCATAAGGTAGAATCGGTAGACACACGGAGAAAGATATGAAAACTGCTGATGGTAACGATAAGTTGGGTAAGGGTTGCATTGTGGTTTCGCGTCCGGTTGGCGACACTTGCCCACCCGATTGTGATTATCTTGGTAATGGCTGCTATGCCGAGGCTACCGAGAATCAGTACAAAAATGCCCGTACTGCCGGGTTTGCTAATGTTGTTACAGAAAAGCATAAGATTCGCTCTATGATTCTTGACGCTAAAAAGCGTGAGAAAAGTATCCGTTGGCATGAGCGTGGCGATTGGTTTCTCAATGGCGAACTTGACCTAGACTATCTTGCTAATGTAACGTGGGCTTGTGAAAGTATACTTGCCGATGGCGATACTCTACCCGATATGTGGTTTTATACTCATATCTACGATAATCGTCTGGTAAGTCTTAGTAAGTATATGGCAGTATATGCCAGTGTCCATGACGATAAGGATATGGGCGAGGCTATGGCACAAGGTTTCAAACTGTTCGCGTGGTGCGACAGCGATATGAAGATTGCCCCAAAGCGTCCCAAGCACAAGCCGAAAGCCGAGGCTTGGCGTAAGGCGTTGCCAAAACTTGTTGTGTTGAACGGCGAGAAGTTTGTAACGTGTCCAGAGATTCGTCGTGGTCGTGCGGTTATTACTTGTACGGGCACGAAGGATAGTATCGAGTGTAATATGTGCGTCAAGGGTTTGGCTAACGTGTTATTTCCTGCTCACTAGGATTTGCTATGAAATATTGGGAAAAAATTGAAGACGATAAAGTTAGAAGTGTTTGGCGTTGCCCATTATGTACTGATGAAGTAAACATTGAACCTTCTTGGTATCAGTATAATGGTACTCCAATGTGTGTCGATTGTGACGAAGATATGTACTATCTAAAAACGGAGACTAATCGTGGCTAAGTATTATATCAAATGCGGATCTTTAGAACTAATCTACAGCACAAGCGAAACTCCGTTTGAGGCGGCGTGTGCTACGCTATGGGAGTGTAACGATTTTGATATTCTGGACGAAAACTTTTATATTGACGAACGAGGATTCCGAGACTACGCATCTGCACAACCAGATACGGTGGTTATCCCCCTAAATGAAGTAGCAGACCATGAGGGATGGAGTCTTAGTAGCGATAGCGATGAAGACTGTGAAGGTAAGTAGTTACGGCGTAAGGACTTAGGGCAAGGGGGCGCGGCCCGGCTCGATGTAAGTCGTTACGCAGTAAGGATTTAGGATTTTTTAAAGTTTGGTTTGGCGAATAGCCGATAAATGGTGTAGAAAGGGATTGACAGATGAAACAAAATGTGGTACAACTACTTGTAGGATTGCTTGGGTTATTCGTTCTAGTGTGGGGCGAAGTCAAGCACTACAGTGAATCTCATCCAGAGATTCTCTCCAACCTACAAATAGAAGCAAGAAGGGCAGAACCTCTAGAGTATTACAACTATCAGGTCGCATATGATCCTAATAGTGGTAAAACTTGGTATTATTACGGGGATGGATATTGGTATGACAAGCCGCCGCAAATACGAAAACGTCAAAATCAAGGTCAAGAAAAGGTGGGAACTGTCCACTGGGCATCGGGAACACCGCAACACGGTAATGGACAACCGAATCAAGCGACAGCGTACCCGAAATGATATTGACAGGACTTGGCGTAACGACTATGATATGTAGTCTTGCCGATGTAACTCAGTTGGTAGAGTAACGGTTTTGTAAACCGTCTGTCGCCGGATCGTTCCCGGCCATCGGCTCTCCGGGATGGTGAAACGGTATCACAGAGGACTTTGGATCCTTTATTCTACGTTCGAATCGTAGTCCCGGAATCGGAGGCTGACGTTAGAGTTACGGAGTTGGCGAGTAGCACAACGGTAGTGCAAGCGGCTGTTAACCGCTAGGTTACAGGTTCGAATCCTGTCTCGCCAGTTTGGAATCTTGGCAGAGTGGTCTAATGCAGCGGTTTACTAAACCGCCGAAGAGAAATCTTCCGGGGGTTCGAATCCCTCAGATTCCGAATTGGCCCCATAGTATAATGGCTAGTATACCGGGCTTTCATCCCGGAGATCGGAGTTCGATCCTCCGTGGGGCTACTAAAGTTTTGGGTCTTGACAGGACGATAAGAGTATGGTATGATCGAAGCAACCTCAGAGGGAAACATGAAGAAGATCAAGGTTTACAATATCGTATTGGAAAATGGTACACAGCATTTTGGGGATATTATTCTTGAGATGGGTATGGATTTTACTTGGACTGACGTGTTCGATGAGATGGAAAAGATTTTAGCCGAAAATGTCGATAGTTATAGTTATGAAGAAATAACTTGACACTGTTGGGTTTCTAACTCAATTGGTAGAGTAGCGGCCTTTTAAGCCGTAGGTTCTGGGTTCGAGTCCCAGGGAACCCACTTGACAGTTTAGCCAGTTTGGTGTATGATTGGGGAAAAGGAGAAAGTATTATGGGTGAATACGAATACGATTATGATCGTTTGGTTGATGACGCTGATGATCTGATGGAAGATGAGGATTACGGCGATGAGTCGTATGATTGCGACTATGTAAATGAACGCGAGTTTGATTGCTATTATCATACATTGACAGACGAATTGGCTGACGAATAAACTTTCTCCTCAACGGATGCAACTTGGTGGGACAAGTATTCTATAATAAGGATTATCCTTTCTCTCTCTTCTAGTACGTTCGAATCGTACCATCCGTTATGAGCAATATTCTGAATCAAAATGTTGAAGATGTTCGGCATACTGCTGATGGCAAATTTATCCAAGGTGCCAGCCACACTTGTCGAGTGATTAATCACAAATCACGCAATAAGATTATCATCAAGGCTATCTGCGATCTGCGTAAGATTAAAGATAGTTTCGACACAATCTCCTGTTGCGGGGTGAGTGGTTTAATGGTGGTTCCACAAATTGCCGAGATTCTAGAAAAGAATATTCTGGTAGTTCGTAAGGATGAACGACGCTATAGTGAATTCCTAATGGAAGGGGCTGCTCCTTACCGGTATATTATAGTAGATGATCTGGTGTGTTCAGGACGAACGGTACGCTATATCAAGAATACGATCTATGAGGATAATCCACGGGCTAAGTGTGTTGGCGTGTATTGCTATATCCCAGATGAGTGTGCGTATGTCGGGGATGAAGGGATTAAACTGTTTCATAGAGATTTTGGTACTACGCTTCTAAACCCTTACCACAAAACAACTTAGGACAAATCGGGGCGGCCCGGCCAGCCCTAAGTCCTTACGCCACAAACACTTACGTCACGAAAATTTTTCCACAAGTTTTCCGCTTGACACGCCGATAAGATATGGTAGAATCAGTGAAGTAGAACGAAGTACGATAACACGAAGGAGATGATGATGCCTGCTGCTGTTGAAAAGATGATGTTTGTTGGTGCTACCCCGTGGCACGGTGAGGGTACGCAACTCGACGAGAATCCGTCGATCAGCGAAGCGATTACCGCTGCTGGTCTGGATTGGGAAGTCGGGACAAAGCCGCTGTTTACGGCGGAGGGTACGGAAGTCAATGCGAAGGCCACCTATCGCAAGAGCGATAATCGGGTGCTGGGCGTTGTGGGTCCGCGTTACACTCCGTTGCAGAATCAGGATGCTTTCGATTGGTTCCAGCCGTTTCTCGACGCTGGCGAGTGCCAACTCCATACGGCTGGCTCGCTCTGCGAAGGTGAGAAGGTTTGGGTTCTCGCTCAACTCAATCGTGAGAACAGCGAGATTGTTCCCGGTGACGAGGTGAGCAAGTTTATCCTGCTGTCTAACAGCCACGACGGTTCAACGTCGATCCGCGTCGGATACACTCCGATTCGCGTGGTCTGCGTCAACACGCTCGCGGCTGCTCATCGCAGCAACGATAGCCAGTTGATTCGGATTCGTCACACACGCTCCAGCAAGGTCAATCTGGAGAACGTGCGAGATATCATGGATAATATCAACGTGCAGTTTGAGGCTACTGCGGAACAGTATCGGTTCCTCGCTAGCAAGAATTTCAACCAGAACGATATCAAGCGTTATGTCAAGGTGATGCTCGGTATCGATAAGACTCCGGACGAGGATATCAAGACTCGCACGAAGAATATCATGGACGAGATTCTCGCCCTTGTGGAAGGTCCGAAGCAAGCCGCAACCAATGTTCGCGGAACTTGGTGGGCTGCTTACAACGGGTACAACGAGTACCTCAACTACAACAAGGGTCGTAACGTGAGCAATCGACTCGATTCGCTCTGGTTCGGCCAGAATGGGGTTGACAACCTCAAGGCACTCAACACTGCTGTGGAGTTTGCGAACGCCGTCTGATCTTCAGTCACGATGAAGAGTGAAGCCGCCGTAGGGGTTGCCCAAGACCTCTGCGGCGGTTTCTTTTTAATCCGACGACATTTGACGTAAACCATTGGTATTAAAAGACTTAGGGCTCGCGGGGGCCGCAAATTTCGTCCTAAATTCAATACTGGTAAGGACTTACGGAAAATTTTTATAGACAAGCGGCCAGAGTGCCGATATAATGGAAGGGAACGGGCGTAAGGTGTTTGGTGGTAATGGGTTAGGAAGAAATAGTAAAAGAATAAAATGAAAGATATCGAAAGAATATCACTAGACTAAAATGTATCACCTAATCTGGCCGGTTTGCGGTCTTGGCGATAGTCAGCGAGAATTATAACATCTATAGTCTACCTAACTCTATGATTCTCAACACCTTGCGTCGAGTGTTACTATATGGTATACTGGAGGATGTGAGAGAAGAGTATAATCTCTTGAGATTTAGTCTCAGTATTTTACTGTCCCACCTAAATCATCAGGTTTGCGGTCTTGGCGATAGTCAGCCAAAAAATAGGGGTCTTTTTAAATTTGTGCAGGAAAGAATGAGGATTATTATATGAATGATATTGAAGCATTTTTCTATTCTTTGCATAGGGCAAAAATTCAGGGTGACTACTATATGGATACTAATGATAGTAAGTATCTTGATGCTGCTGGTGATTATTTAAAGGCTGCTAGTATTTTTATTAACAATTTGAAGGGAGATAATTGTGAGAATAAATTCACTAGGGTATAGTCTGTTGATTCTTGCGGCCCTTTGCGGGTGCAAAAATAACAGAGAAATTTCGATCACCTTGCCAGAGGTTGAGGATATTAGTTCTTATGAGTATGATTACTATAGCGGACAAAATGCTGCTGTATCTCAGTTTGGTGGGGATAATGATAATGATTTAATTGTCAATCTCCAGAATAAAAGAGTAATATCTTATGCGTCAGATAATAATCATCAGGGTTATGCTGACGGGTATCATAAGACTCTGGATATTCTTGATGCTCGAAACAATCCGAAATGTCCCGATCTTCATTAGGAGATTTTTATGTTGTCCCCAATTAAAGCTATTATAATTTCATCTGCTCTAATTAATCCTATTGATACATCCAAGCCCATTGTTTTATCGGGCGATTATACTATTGAGGCTAATGAGTACCTGAGAAAAGTTAGGGTGCCTAGTACTCAAAAAGAAATTATCATTGATATTATGTATCAAGAGATTCTTCAGGAACTCAGAGAAGAGTCTAAGGTTAAGTATTGGATGCCATAGTCGACACTTGATGTAACCCTTGTATAGTCAAGGGGTTGCGTCAACCGATACCTATGGTATACTGATACTGACGAGTGCGGGACGCCTGGTTTTAATATTTACACAATACTCCAGTAGAATTTATCTATTGGTTTCCTTTCCAAAAGGGTTTTTAATGTTTGGCACTTTCCTGACGGTTAGTTTGGTTTTCGGAATCTACAGCGGTCTTTCATGCTGTGGGAGGTGATTCTTAAAATCTAACTACACGCTATTATAGGTCACCAATCAAGAAAAGCAAGTGTTATGATTAAATTCATTCACCTTTTATCAAGTTAGAGATTTCTAACGAAAGACCTAGAATAGTGGTTAGAAGTATAATAGATATTGTTAGTATATAGTATATTAACCCCGGACCTGCTAAATATATAATACAATTTCATGGTAGCGTCAAGAAAAGATTTTTTTATACGATACGATAGTAGTATCTTCTAGAAGCATAATAGTCTGGACACTATCCGGAACTCTTGTTACTATAATCTTATTCGCAAGAGTAACTCAATTGGCAGAGTGTCAGGTTTCCAACCTGAATGTTGAGGGTTCGATTCCCTTCTCTTGCTTTTAATTGTCGCACCTTAAGCATCGGATTTGATGTCTTGATGATAGTCAGCGAGAATGTGAGGTCCAAATGATAGAGTGTTAAAAAAAGATTCTGCACTCGTTCGTTCATTTGGTTACTATACCATTAGCATACCACTGTCTCAGGTAATGCTTCGGGTTTGGTTTTTTTGGTTGTAGTCAGCCAAGTTTAGGGAAATAATAAAATGAAAGTAGAACACTCAGAATTCCAAACAGTAAATGATACTACTTCTAATAAGTATTATACTAAGTTAGGTTCTCAGGATTTTATGGATGATGAGAGTAATCCTCGTCTTAACACTGAGAGTTCACTAACGTGCGCCAAGAGTGTTAAATCACCATTTTCCAAAACGTTTACATATGGTGAAACCCCCACATACAAATACTTTATTAAAACCGATCCCAATCACAACCTGTTTAATCCTGTCACTAACTTTTCTGGTATCGCTGCCCGCCCGAATTTTATCAACAAAATTTGCAAGAGCGAACAGGTTTATACTGAAGTTAATAAGTCTGTTTTTGATAAGTATGTTAGTTTTCTTCGCACTCTTAATGTTCAATGGTTGACTAGTGCTCAACGAGAAATGAGATGAGAATATCTTTTTCTCTAAGAGAAAATATAGAGTGTGAGAAAATATGCCAGGGTATACAAATGCTAATTCAAAAGAGCATGAATAGTCTGGACCCTAGCAAGACCCTTTTAGTTATTGATTTGATTCAAATAAACCAAGAAACTAATGATCTTATGCAACGAATAGAATACAAACATGACTAATAAAATAGTAACAAACGAGAAACTATTCTACTCATGGAACGACTTTGAGACTGATTGTTACTCATTAGAAAAACAAATTGACAATAGCAGATGGATTCCTGACTATATTGTAGGGATCAAGCGGGGAGGCTTGATACCAGCAGTAAAGCTTAGTCATCTTTTTGGTAAACCTTTAATCTTGGTATCGTGTCAAACACGAGACGGAAATTCTTTTGTAGATTTGTTAGAGGCAGAACGAATTCCTAAACAGAAGAATATTTTGATAGTTGATGATATTTGTGATAGTGGACTAACATTCGAAAAGATTGTTGACACTTTCATAGAAAATAACTTTCTAAGTATACGGTGCTGTGCTCTGTATTACAATACTAGTCAGCCGTTTACTATTGATTACAACGCGAGAGAGATTGATAGGTTAACGGATAGTAAATGGATAGTGTTTCCTTGGGAGATTTAAAATAAGATTTTGAGTTTGACCATTCATTCACCCATGGTAAAATATAAGCCAGTGATGGAGCCGGTAACTAACTGAATCGGAGATTCGGGGAGTTGTTGGAATCATAAGCAAATTGTTTTATACTTTTTTGTTTATGAGGTGACTTATGAAGACTTGGGTTATTAATAGTGTTAATCGTGAGGACATTCAAAGACGTTATATTGATAGGATACTGGGCGAATTAGACTTTATGCAGATTAAAGATAGGTTAAGGGACTATCTTAGTCTAGAAAAAGATAAATCGTCTAATAAAGCACTAGAGGCTGAGATACGCCACGAAGCGCCAGATATATTGGTTGATAATTGGGAGGACTTTGATGAGCCCGCCACCTTAATTAAGGAGGAACCTCATCATGCCTAGATTATTTACAAGAGTAATAACTTTTAAGATTGAGGGTGAAATTTATGACTCATCCACAACTCCTGAGAGTATTATAAGGAATTATACATTCGCGTTTAAAGATTACGGTGATGGAAAGGATCACTGTTTCTTGGAAATGACGCATCATGATACTAGAGGTCGAATTACTAAAATATCAAGATTACCAAATATCAAAAAGTGGAAAAAACCTGACACAGAGTTCTTCCTAAAGTTGTGATATTGGTTAAGATAGCCCCCGACATAAACGTTGGGGGTTTATCTTTGTCTCAGCTTATGCTGCCGGGTTTGGTGACTTGGTGATAGTCAGCGAGATTTTGGGATTCTATTATTAGTCTTTTGCATAGAACAATCAATACGAACAAACTAGAAAAATTTATCATTGATATCCAGATCACGAACGGTTATAATATACTGGTGGGGCAATATAGTCCCAGCTTAACCTCCGGATTTGGTTTTAATGGTTACAGTCAGCAGGGAATAATATGACAAAGAAAAAGAAAAGTTGTGGCAAGAAGTGTTCTAAGAGTAAATCTTGCAAACGATCTAAAAAGATTATTTGTGATGATCCATTAGTTTATATAGAACCTCTCCAAGAATCTTGGCTCACCCGAATCTATAGAAAACTATTCGGATCATGATAGTATCTTTATTTGGTCAATCCCCAATTATTGTCAAGAAACCATTAATGCCCGAATTGGTTCATGATGATTTGTCCAGAATAATTATTTCAGTAGTATTAATAATCACCACACTATACATCTTATACAGAGTAGGGAAGAGTCTGAATGAGTGAATATAATCTTGGCCTATTTTATTCACACCCACATGTTCTGATTCCTCTCTGCATAACTTTCTTTTTTGGGACGTATGTTTATCTATGCAATGAATACTACCCAATAGATGAGGATTTTTACCAATGAATGAAATTCAGCGACCTTTCATCAAAAGCTTAACATTAGTTGCTATTGTTACTATAGTTTCGATGGGAGCAGTTCGATATTTTGTTCCAGGCATGATAAATTCATACATAAAATCATCCAATTATACCCTTCACCAATCCCAAGATCACCCAGAATCACGGGATTAATTTCTAATACGTTCTATTTTTCAACTAAATTGCGCGATTTTTACTTATTAAATTTCGCCGTGGTGAAAATGGGTTAAAGGCCACTATGGGAAATGACCGATAATCCCTATTGACAACCCTGTTGCCCTGTGGTATACTGGTACTACTAGTAGTTGGAATAAAGTTAAGAATTTGAGGGGAAAATGTATAAAAATGTATTATTGACCGATAAAGAAATCGCTATTCTCACAAGGGTCATTCGTGATACTTTGAGCGAAAAGATTGATATTCCTCATACCAATTTGACCATTATTCTGAACCGTTTAAGGGCAATCAAACCATCAATTACCAATAATCAATTCTTCAATTATGGTAAATAGGGAACAAATGGTATGGAAATGAAAACAATGGATACCAATATGGGCAACCAACCCACAACTCTTAACAAACAAGATATTGACGATATTAAAACCGTATTAAATGACCAGTTTGATCTTATTCAAAGATTTGGTAAGATGCCCGTGTCTAGTTTGGAGAACTGGAAAGAATATCAGACTATTTATCAAGATATTCTAGAATGTAATAAGGTAATGATGGAGATAGTTTGTGGGCCTGTTGGCGGAATTGAGAAATTAGTGGAAAGAAACAAATGACTAAAGATACTATCAGTTTTACCAAAGCGGAAATCGGCTATTTACTCCAAATTGCTTATGAGAGTAGGGATGAAGGTAGTTATTGGGGTAATCATAAAGATTTTATTAAACGACAAAATAATGTTATCAAGAAATTAGAGAGTGCTTATGAGAAGGTTAATGGGCTTGTAGGGGAAAATAAATGACTATAAAGTCTGGACATCATTACTTTGATAAAGATCAGAACATGAACTTTTTCATCAAGAATACTAGTAAGGGAATATTTTTCTCTATTCAGAGTAATCAGACTCAAACTAGTCTTTTTACTCATGATTGTACAGTAGAACAACTAAAAGGTTTAGCCGATTTCATCTACAATACGATTGAAAAATAAAATGACCAAATCTTGGACAGAAATACTTGGGACTCCACAGGGAAACGAGGGAGTTGTTGGTGCGGAAATTATAAGGCTAACAAATTATTTTACTCTTGGAGATTTTGGAGTAAGAAGACCGATTTTTGAAGTGATATATAGATGTCAAACTTCAGAAAGAGCAGAATCATATTTTAATGAATGGTTAGAGGAAAATAAATGATTGAGTTTAAGATTAAATCTTATAGTGAACACAATTTTGTTCTTGTGGAAATGTATAATCATCAAACACGAACCAATACAACATTCTTTCATAATAAGAGTGAATTAGTGGGTTTGGCCGATTTTATTCTTGAGACTATTGGGGAAAAGAAATGAAATTTATCCTAATAGTTACTGAGGAAGCGTCAGAAAAAACCCAATACTTTGGCCCATTTAATAATGGTGAAGAAGCATCACAATGGGGTTTGGAGCATTTTGATGACAATTATATTTTAATGAGTACAACTCTTTATGATACTAATGGGGAAAATAAATGAATAAACTAGTAATTATTTTTGATCCTATTGAGATTGCTAATCTTGGAAATCTTGGGCCATTTCCAGATTGTTTAATCTTTAACAATTGGGGCGATGCTGCTGATTGGTTTAAGCGTAATGATTGTACTTATGAAGAAGATTTTAAGAGTTTCGGGGTTTTTACCATTAAACGATTTGGTAAAGTGTTGAACGGAAGATATGTATGGGGAAAGGCTTATCTATGACTCAAGTAAAATTTGATACCTATCCTATTGGTAAAGAAGGTAATAGCGTTTCAGTTTCTCATGTGAAGGATGATTGGTATACCCTAGATATTAGTGACCATTATGATCAGAATACCATAGAGTTTTTTGTTCATAGGGATGATATAAAGGGTTTGGCCGATTTCCTACAGAAGTGTTTGGAAACTTAATAATTTTTCAAGATGTCTGTTGACTCCACCAAGAATGGTATGGTATAATAGATGTTGTGAGGGGAATTTTACAAACCTTTAAACATTGGAGTTTATTATGACACCTTTTAAGATTAGTATTTTAGTTGCGGCTTTTCTAAGTTTTGCTTTAAGTACAGGACTATGGTTTAGTGGATTAGCAAACGCTAAAGATTGTGGATTATTTGTAGGATTGTGGGTTCCTAGTTTCTTATCCCTTGGATGCTTACTGCTAAATGATAGCAGGGGAGATTAACATGGAAATGTACATTTTTTTTGCTGGTACAATTATGATGTTGATAGTTAGTTCTGGTCTGGCTCTTAGTATCTTATTTATGGGGGATCTAAATCCAGACTCAGCAGATAATCGTAAAGTAAATTATACCTTATCTCAACTGAAGGATAATAATACTTTGAAGAAACTTGTTAAGGAAATTAAACAGCATAAAGTTAAGATTGATGAACAATAGAACTATTCTTAAAGAAGAAACGATGACACAAAAGTCATCGATTCTTTTTTATCGTAATTAGGAAATACAACCAATGAATCTTATTAGATGTTTTAGTAATGTTATCGGTCACAAAGAGGCTCAAGAACTAGTTATTGATCTTAATCAGATGAAGTCTGGTTTATCTGAGGATTTTTATATCGAATATGATAGGTCTAAGGATTATTATAAGGATGATACATATATTGTTGTAGGCAATGTTACTGAACAGGATTGGGAAGAACTTAATCTTGATATGGATTTTATGCAGACAGGTGTTATTTGATGACCAAATCTGAATATAAACAGCGTCACTTGAGAGTAGTTGAATATATCCATAGAGAGTACGGTAAAGACTTTCATTTTAATAAGACCAAAAGCGGATCTTTACTCATCCAATTAGCCCCTATTGATAAACATTATTTTCATTTGCTAATTACAAATTTTGCAAGTCAAACAACTGATAGTATATGTAATATTGCTCGTTTGGTGGTAAATGCTATGTATTATAGTTTGTATAATATTACTAAAGACGATTTTAATCTAAAATTCGGAGAATAAATATGGGTCAGTATGAAATTGTTGTTGTATCTGAATATAGGTATGTTGTTGATGCTAACAATGAGCATGAGGCTATTAGTATTTATCTGAACGATAATGATTCCTGTATTCCTACAAATCATGGTAATTTTAGTATTTCTGCTCGTCATATTAGTCCAGAGGAAAAGGAACAAATCTAATGACAGAATGTGTTGCTAAATATACTTATGATGAGTCTATCAGTTTTGGATTTTATAGAGTATATGCTTGTTATGATTCTGTAGAAGATTTTGACAAGAGAAATGTGGCCTTTTATGATGTTTATGATAGTGAGGGAAATTGTATGAATGAGGGTGATCCTTTTTATACTTTTCCAACATGGGATGAAATCTATAGAATTTATTGGCTTCCTACTGTACGAGAAGCATCACAAACTTTGTCAAGAGATTTGAAAGAGGCAACCAGTGAGGGATATTAGCACCGAAATTGATATTGTATATTCTTTTCTTAAAGATGCTAAACCGTATGGTTTAGAATCAGAAGTTGTGTTGTGGGCATTAAAATATATGCAAAAGTATCCAGACTCTAGTATCGAAAGTGCTATGGCTCATGGTTTTGACGAGTGGGTTAAGTAAAAATTAAAGGTTGCTCTTGACGATAGCCGATAAGTGTGATATACTAGCAAAACACACAACGGAGACAACATGAACTATTATATTGAAAAGCATGATATGAATATTATCTTGGACGCTTTGGAACTTCTTCATTCTACCATTAAGACTCAAGAACTTTTTGGTATCACTAAGAAGTGGTCTTATACTGAAGATGAAATTGATGGTCTTTTTCAAAGTTTTGATAATTCTTATGGGGAAAACTAATGCACTGGACTTTTATTGTTGTTCGTGATAATACTGTCGAAAAAGTTAAAACATTTACTGATTTTTGGGAAGGTGCTAAATACACCGACAATTTTATCAAAAAGATTGATCCAAACTTTCATGGCAATTTTCCCATTTATAACCGTAATGAAAACTATCGGTCTGATAATCTCACAGTAGGATTATACAAGGATAACTAATATGATTTATCTTTATCTAAACGAGACTCAAAGGTTGGTGGAAATTGTATCCGAACTGGTTAAATTGAATATGGGAGTTGTTGCTGAACTTCATGGCGATAAGTGGCATATTGAGGTAACAAGATGAGCGAAGTTATTCAGAAAGATACTTTTAAGGCTGATGTTTTCCAATTTGATTTGGAGAGAACTAATGGTCTATTTGATCTGACTATCAATAATGCTATCTCTTGGGATTGGATGAAGATACGATTTACAAAAGATGAACTAAAGGGTCTATCGCAATTTATTAACAATTTTCTGGAGAACTAATATGAAGAAGTTTATTTGTGGAATTTTGCTGGGTCTGTCTGTTTGTGGTATTATTAATACATTTGTTATCAATCCTCCTGTGGCTATGGCGGATGATATTGATAAGATTTTGAAGGCCAAGGATATTGTTAGGCGAATGGTTAATTATCCTGACACTCTGGTTTTCCATGATCTTTATACTAAGGTTAGAGGAAATACTGTTACTCTAAAGTTTACTTGTAAGAATGGTTTTGGAGTGCCAGAAACCTATATTAAGGACATTGTTGTTGACTGAACAGATTATGACTGGTATAAATATTCAGGCTCCTTGGTCAACTCTTTTAATAAATGGCGACAAAAGCGTTGAGACGCGATCATATGCGTTGCCTAAAAAGTATGAGGGGATTGAATTAGCACTAATTGAAACTCCGGGGAAATATAATCGATTTAAGTCTCGTATTATTGGTACGATTACTTTTAGCCATTGTTTTAAATATCCAGACAAGCAATCTTGGAAAGATAATTACAATAGGCATAAAGTAGAAGAACAGGATGAATTTTACAGTTGGAATCCAAATAAATCTAAATATGGTTGGATTGTGAGCGATATTAACAAATTTGATGAACCAAAAATTCCTCCATCAAAAAAAGGAATAGTTTTCACAAACAATTGTTGACCGTCTATGCCTTGTGACACTATAAAATTTAGGGTCTTACAAAATCCAGATAATAAAAATGTAAATCTGGAGGTATATCGTCCATACGGAAACAATAACGAGTGGATGAGAGTTGATATTTTTAATGATATGACTCTTAAAGAACTAAAATGTTTAACAGAATATCTGATCGGTATTTTCCAAAAAAAATAACATACGTTCTCCATTTTCTTTAAAGACGGTGTTGACAAATGCCGATTCTATGGTAAGATGATTGTGTAAATCACACTGAGGTTACGAATGAATAAACAAAACAGATACGCTGATTTCGGCCACTTTATGAATTGTGTTGCCGAATATATTGAGCAAGAATATGTTGATCTTGATCTCTCGTCTGGTTTTACGGACGATGAGCGATATACTATCAAAAATATTGTGACCGCACATTACGAGGATGGTGACGTTGCTTGTAATGCGGCTAATAATGTTATGTGTTATCTTCGTACCTCTAGAGAATGGATGGAAAAGAATGAAAAGTAAGTTTAGTGTTAAGGCTAAGAATAGTAAGTTTGTTGTGCTGAAGGAAAATGGCGAACCCGTTATTCTTCCGCGTAATGATGTTCCCAACATGGTGGCTGAATTTGATAGTGTTGATGACGCTAACAAGTATATTGGTATTCTTGAAGTTCTGATGAAGAAGAAGGAATATAGGAGTAAGTAATCATGGGAATGGGTAGTTATGCTGTTGGAAGTTTTGTTATTGAATATAAGGACTTGAAGAAAATTTGTCCCGACGAAATTAAATCTATTGAGAAAGCAAAGTATTTTAAGGATGTTGGTTGGAACACTATAGGAAAATGGCTTGCTTGGGATGATCCAGAAAATCTTAAAGATGAACTTTATGTTTCTGTAGAGGAAGATAAATCTAAGCCTGTAATTAGACTCGGATTGAGTGAGGATCAAATTGTAGAAGATATTTTTCAAGAGTATGAAAACCTCGTAATCTCTCTGAAAAATTCGTTCAATAAAAAGACCGGACTAACTTTGTATTTTGATATTTATGATAGTGAATGTGGCGACAGATATGATAATCCCGGCGATAAGGAAGGTTGTATTTTCTGTGTAGATGGTATGGTTCAACTTACTCCTGCCGGAAAGAAATTTAAGGATATTATCTCTGAAAGAAAGTGGACACAATTCGGATGAAAAAAGAAGTGGCTAAAAAGTGGGTCAAGGCTTTGCGTAGTGGAAAATATAAGCAAGGCCAAAGTTGGCTCAAACAATATGATAAAAAAGGACAAGAAAGACACTGTTGTCTGGGAGTTCTTTGTGAACTGTATAATGATGAGATGAAAAAGAAACATAAAAAGTCTTTGAACACAAAGATTGTTGATGGTTGGGCAGAACGAAGAATCTCGTTTAATAAACAGGATCAAGGCTTGCCAGTTGTGGTTAAAAAATGGGCAGGAATGAAAGATAGTCTTGGTTACTTTATTGCTGATACTGAATTTAGCGAATGTCTTGCTGACTTAAATGATATGGGTACTAAGTTTAAGACTATTGCAAATACTATTGAGAAAAATGTAGAGAATCTGTAATTATTGTTATTTTACTCTTTTAAAGAAAGTCAATTATGAATAAGGTGCTGGAAAAGGTTTGTTTTTATGCTGGTTTTGCTAGTATCGCTGCTAGTATTGCTATTTGGTTTCTCAGTAAGGAACCAGATGTTGCTCATGGAGAGCGATTCGGTATTTTCGTTGGACTTTGGGCTCCTACTTTTTTTACTCTTAGTAATCATTTTCGTAAATAAAATCTAAATGAATCACGATTTAGAGCATGATTTATACCATAGCAATACTATAAAGTCTAAATGTAACAATAGCGAAATTTATAGTCAAAATTTATACGCTGCTCTTTGTAACAACCGTTTCTTCTATAATAATGAAGAATGGACTGTTTCGTGGAGAGGTGCTGGTGCTATAGTGAGCGAGATAAATAAAGGCGATCAATATGATTATATGGACTACTATTGTTCTGGTATGGGAAATTGTAATGGATTTGTATGCGAAGGTTTTGTAACAGAAGAGATACGATTAGATTTAATAAAATTAGGATGGATTATTAAACCTTATGAGCCTAGATTAGAGCCAGGACTTTATAGAAACGAATGGTAAATTATGATTACTGTTATAGGAGATGTTCATGGTAAGCATGATGCTTATCGTGATCTTATTTACAGAACTAACGGATATACTCTGCAACTAGGAGACTTTGGTTTTAAGTATGATATTCTACAAAGCGTAGATTCAACCAAGCATTTAATTCTCCCTGGTAATCATGACAATTATGATATTTGCTACAAGTATCCTCATTTTTTAGGAGACTATGGATATACATCTCTTAATAAGGTAGAATTCTTCTATTACAGAGGGGCTTATTCTATTGATCGTAAGTATCGTACAATAGGAATAGATTGGTGGGAAAGAGAGCAAGTTAATATTGAGGGTTTCATGAAGGCCCGCGAACTTTATCGACAGCAAAAGCCGGATATTGTTATTACTCATGATTGTCCAGAAAGTATTGCGTACCAGATGATTCCGCCGGGACAACGAGTTTATCAAAATGTTACCAATTGGGCATTACAAGAGTTGTTTAATATACACGAACCAAAACTGTGGATATTCGGCCATTACCATAAGTCTACAACAATAGATAGTGGACGAACAAAGTTTGTGTGTCTTGACGAACTAGAAACTTATGATATACTGAACGATACGGATAATGCAGAATACTACCAACAAGTATACTACAAGTATTAATTATGGATCAAGAACTACAAAACGAACTATTCCAAAAATATCCTGACCTTTTTTCTAACAAAGATAAGGGTATAAAATCCAGTTGCATGGCATGGGGAATAGAGTGCGGGAATGGCTGGTTTGATATAATCTCCCCACTTTGCTGGATGATTAAACAGCACGAAGGTAATATACGACGGAGACAGGAATGGAAACAAAAACAGAATTCTGAAGTTCAAAAAGATTTTAATGTTAGCGTAGAAGGAGATGAACCAGAATACTTTCCTGTTAAATTCGATCAAGTTAAGGAAAAGTACGGTGGATTACGAGTTTACTTTACTGGTGGTGATGATTATGTTGAAGGTTTAGTGAGTATGGCTGAGAGTTTTAGTTACAAAATTTGTGAAGTTTGCGGAGATAGAGGAAGTCCGAATGAGGGTGGATGGATTAGTACGCTTTGTGATAAATGTAGGAATCAAGCATGAATAAAACTTGGCAAGAAAAACAAAAAGAAATGGTTCAATCTGGCTATAATAGAGCCAAAGAGTTAGCAAAAGAAATATGGATAGAGGGAAATCACGAAGGAAACCCTAATGATTTCTATTACTTTGAGTGCGGATTTGTGGCCGGATTAAACTATCAAAGATTACAGGCTTTAGAAAAATTAAGCGAACTTGACCAAGAATTGGGATTAGAATGAAAAATAAATTTTCTATTACAGACTTGGCGATCATCCTTGTTGCTGCACTAATTTTAGTATTGCCTACATTTTTTGTACCAGAAAAGTATAATCTCTATGATTATTTGAAAGCCAAACGATTAGAATCATATAATCAGAAACACAAAGAAGTCTTCATAACTTGCATATACTGTAAAGGAACCGGCGAAAGAATTGAGGATGTTAATCGTATTATATTCATGGCTAAAGTTCAACTTTACTTAAATAAACATTTAGCGGTTGACAAGTGCAAAAAGTGTGTTAAAATACCCGAAACTGGCATTTATATCTACTGTGACGAGGCTAATAACCAATATTCCATTTTTCTTAAAGAGTATGGTGCTGCTGGGCCGAAAATGGAAAAGACAAGTTGTGGCGAATGTTTGGGAATGGGACAGTTTTCTTCATTTGATATAAAAACTCAAAGATATTTAACACAACAAGAATACGAAGATAGAGAACGAAAGAAACAAAATGAAAACAACAGATGAACTTAAAGAAAGACTGAAACATCTTATAAATGAAACATTTGTTGATGAGTGGCTAGATTCTCCTAATCCGGCTTTTGATAACAAAACTCCACGACAACTTATAGTAGAACAAAATACTGATCAGATAGAAATGATGCTGTACAGATTAGGTAGCGGAGAACCAACATAATGAAAACCTTTAAGGAACAATTAAGAAGAGTTGTCGATAACGTACATTGTGATTGCTGCGGAAGAAGCACAACTCATTACAGTGAAATTGGGCCAGATTATGCAACACTTGAAAGTTGTTGGGGATATGGTTCAATAAATGATGGAACTAAATATAATATTGATCTTTGTGAGAGTTGTTTCTTTGAGGTTTTAGGTTTTATCAAACAGAAAAGAAAAAGTGTCTTGGGGCCATTTAATTATCCGTATGATAATGATCCTTTGGATGGAGTCAAATACCTATAATTCAATAAAGGGAAAATTATGATCAAATATGCACTATGTTTTGTACTATTACTAACTGCTGGAATATGTAATGCTCAAGAGTGGATTCCATACAATCCTACTAATGTTTATCAAATTAATCAGCAGAGTATAACATCAGTCTCCACAGTATATCAGCAGCGATATCAACCAGTTGTTGTTTATCAATTGGTTCCTATAATTACTTATCAAAATTATGTTGTAGAAAAACAATGCTTTTTTCACAGAATACAAACTGTAACAACACAACCAGTAGTTCAATGGACTTATCAGCCAGTTTTAATCTATAGGTGATATATGGGTTGGGAATTTAGAGTTGTAAAGAGCGAATGGAATCATAAATACTTTCACGAAATTCGTGATACTTATGCTGTCCACGAGGTTTATGTTAATGATGAGTCTAATAAGATTGTGAAAGTAGAAAACGAGCCATACCATTTAATGGAAACAGATTTTAATACTCTCCAAGATCATGTAGTTAAACTTAATGAGTGTTTTTCTAAACCTATGATTGATAAAAACGGACAAGAAGTATGAATCCAACAATAGAATTTCGATTAGAACCAACACTAGATAAGAAACAGTTTTATCTAGATACTTTTCGTCCATACTATGACAATGTTGACAATCGCCGTCTGGTCAGGTATGATAGCATGAAAAGCCTAACCCGCGAAGAACTCAAACAACTAGCAGATTTTATCACAAAATATCTTGAGGATAATCCATGAACTTGATAGTTGATACGAAATACGATCATATACTTTCGCATGAAAGCGGACACAAATTCCTCATACAGTATATTCATGATAAAGGAACATTATTCAAGTGGAGTGATATTGGTGGCTGGAATCATATTGTTTCAGTCTATAATAGTAATGGACGAGATAGTGTAATTGAAGAACTTAAACTTATTATTCCGGGTTTTGTATGAACAAAAAAGCAAACAAACTTGTTGCTACTTTTTTCAAAAGCGTTTCTTCGTATATGAAGCAAGAATACAAAAGCAGATACTACAGATTCTATAATGATCCTGTAATGATTGATGAGATGATTAGATTAACATCGTCCTATTATTGGGGAGGAAATAGTGTGCCTAGTGCTGCTGGTGATCTTGTTGATTATATGAAAAGCAAGTATAATGTTTAATAACGAAGCACCAATACTGGGTTTGGAAATTAATGACGGTAAAAATGCTCCATTTGCTGATTTGTATTTAGACACTTTTCCAGAATGGTACGAGGTAGAATAATATGGATGTTGGAGTTGATCTTGATGATTATATCAATAAACTTCATAGACAAATAGAAGATTTGCAAAAGATTAATGCTTCACTTAGACGAGAAATAAGAACACAAAGATACGAAATTGCAGAACTAAGACAGCAGAGAGCATTTATTATAGAAGACGATATGAAACCTCCAGAATATTATAAAGGATTATGGGAAGATGCTCAGGATTAAAAATCAGCCTCATAATAGCGTATGGGTTTGGGCGGATTCTCAGGAAGAACTTGGACTGACGTTTATGCGTTTCCAAGAACACTATGAGAGTCCTAATCCATTATTTAGAAACAACATATTCACGGTTGGTCAATTAAGACAGTGGTACTCTATTCAGTACGGAGGAAATACATATCACCATGATTGGCAAGGATTTAACTTTCCTAGTAAAGTGCTAACTCCTTTCAAGGAAGGACTATTTGATCCGTTAACTAGCGAAGAACATAATTTACTCAGTCTTTTCAGATACCGTAATGATAATTTCTATATTATCGGGGCTCAAAATAGATCGGTATTGCGACACGAATTAGCACATGCACTATATTCTCATAATAGTACATATCAACATTGTGTAGATAAACTTTGTTTAAAATACAGAAAAGAACTCAATAAAACACGACAATATATCTTAAAAAAGGGATATGATCAATCTGTGCTTAATGATGAAATGCAGGCATATATTACAGATAATGATGACGAGTACATTATCAAACATACTCCATCGAATGTAATACAACAGTTCAATCTGCTCTATAATAAATATAAGGAAAATACTGATGAATGAAGAATTATCAGATGAAGAAAAGAGTTTTCACGAATGGCTTGCTGAAAATACACAGTATGTGTCTCAAAATAAATACTCTATTAATGTAATGAAGAGATTATATTTAGCTGGTTTTTCTGCCGGGTATATGTATAAGAAAAAACACGACGCTATGGAACAATTACAAAAATAATGACCAATAATCAATTAGATGTTCTGATAAATATATGTAATTTAGCACTAAGTCGCTCTTATGGTTTAACTAAGAGTCAAATTCAAGACATTGACAATGCAAGGAAAGCGTTGTATAATGAAAGATATTCTTTGGGAGATAAAAAATGCTCTGGTCTGAAGTTAAAAAGTGGGCTAAAGAAAACGGCTACGAAGTTGTCAAAGAAAAAGATGACTCTGTAAACGGTGCTTCTTATTATTGGGCCAATATGACAAATACTTCGCTTAGTGGGGTTTCTCTTAGCGTAAGTAAACTTGCTAGAGATATTTATAATTCTATAACTAGCAATGAATGGGTGGAGCATCAAACACAATTTCAGATAAAACTATCAGAAGAAGAAAATATTAATTATGAAAGTTAGCGTTGTTAGCGTTACTCCAGATGCAGAAAAAACTATGGCCTATTGTGCCAGAGTTAGTAACCCGTCTAATCAAGATAATGAAAACTATGCTAAACTCTTAAAATATTGTATAGACCACCAGCACTGGAGTATTTTTGAGATGGCTTTTATGACTCTGCAAGTCGATACAACAAGAGGCATCGCTGCCCAAATACTAAGACATAGAAGTTTTACCTTTCAAGAATTTAGTCAAAGATATGCAGATACTACTTTACTTAGCGAAGAAATTCCACTCTTTGAATTAAGAAGACAAGATACAAAAAATAGACAAAACAGCATTAATAATATAGATGCAGAGATTAAGAGTAAATGGAATAGTCAAATACGGCAGCATTTTTCTAAAGCAAAAGCAATTTATGATGGCATGATCGCAGATGGCATTGCTAAAGAATGTGCGAGATTTGTTTTACCATTAGCAACTCCAACACGCATTTATATGAGTGGTAGTGTACGATCATGGATTCATTATATTAATTTACGTTCAGCAAATGGTACGCAAAAAGAGCATATGGAAATCGCTAATTATTGTAAACAAATTTTTATTGAACAATTTCCAACTATAAGCGAGGCTTTGTTATGGAATCATCAGTCTTAGTACAAATTATACTGTGGATGATAGCGATTTATCTCGCTTTTGGTTTGTCTTTTCTTGGTGTTGGTCTTTGTTTCTTTTTCGTATCTTTTGTTAAGACATTTTGGAGAAAATAATGAAAGAATTTGGCATATCCGCACAAGTATTTAAAAATAATGATCTTTCTAAACAAAATTTACTGATTATTGAAGTGCATACTGGATTTTCGTCAGAAGAAGCATTGTCTAGTTTTAAACTACATTTTCCCTCTATAGAATATTCTCTAGTAAAAGTCTTATCTATAGAAGAAATACCTCAAGTCGCATCTTGACTTTAACCGATACTGTGGTATAATACCGCACAAGGAGTTTTTATGACTAATCGGTTGGGTCTTTGTTGCATTTCTCTCAAACTTAAAGAGCAGGGTTTTGGTCATCAAACAATGACCTATAAGAGATTTAATTCGTTGCCAAGAGAAGAAGCACTAGAAATTCTTGGTAGCAGAATTCAAAACAATCTTATGGTAACAGATAAGACTATTGAATTTTGTGCAGAAAAGAACTATGTTTATCGTGTGAGTAGCGATATTTTCCCGCTAATTACATTCGATGAGGCTAATGTCAGTCTTGAAGATTTGCCCAACCATGACGCTATTCAAGACGAGTTCGATAATATCAGCAACACCATAAAGCGAACAGGAGTTCGCGTATCTTGTCATCCTAGCGAATTTAATAGTTTATCTAGTTTGACTCCTAAAGTAGTCGATAAAACAATTGTAGAACTAAACTTTTATAGTAGTTTTTTTGATAGAATTGGTTTGCCAGCCGATACAAATGCTCCCATGAATCTTCATGTCCATAACAATAATGGAACACGCGAAGAAATTAGTCATAGATTTTATGAAAACTTCAAGCGTTTAGACGAAAATTGTCAGAAACGTATGACAATCGAAAACGACGACAAACTTAATTGCTGGAGTGTGAGAGAATTGGTAGATATTTTCCATCCTATTACCAGCATACCGATTTGCTTCGACTATTTGCATCATAAGTGCCATCCTAATAATCTTACTGAATGTGAGGCTATTAATATGTGCTATGATACATGGCAAACTCGTCCTCTTTTCCATTATAGCGAAAGCAGGCCCGGAAATAATCCAAGGGCTCATGCTGATTATGCAGAAAATAAATTCGACCATTATGGTTTAGAATTTGATGTTGATATGGAACTCAAAGGTAAAGACAATGCTCTTGAAATGTACGAAGAAATTGTTAAAGGAGTAACAATATGAGCGGATGGCTTATAGCATTTACAGGATGTGTGTATTTATATGTTGCACTAGAGCAATATGTCGTTCATAAAAATATTGGTATGTTTATTACTTATGTTGGTTATGCTTTTGCAAACGTCGGATTGTATATGCTGGCATCTAAATAAAGGAATAGTTTTATGACAAAAGAACCAAACAAAATTAAAATGAATGATACTCCATCACCATCTAAACCTATAAAAAAAATACCGCTACCACCAATAAATCCAAATAAATATGACATTGATATGAGTGACGATACTTATATCAGACCGGATAATGATTCTGTTTACAAGCCTATTGAAAATGAAAATAATTCAGAAAACAATTCGTAAAGCGTATTCTTATTGGAATCCTTGTTGTTTAATCAGATGCTACCACTATGCTGCCGCATTTGATGGTAACAAGATGATTTGTTTCACCAAAAACAACCCGATTAAAACCCATACTGGGGCTTATAGAATAGGCGAAGACTTTAATTTACCTAAATATAAAGAATTTCCATTCTATCATAGCGAAAGTCGCTTGATTGATAAATTATTGAATAAATACAATTCTATTAATCCTTCTTGGAAGATTGTGGTTATGAGAATTAATAGGTGCGGTAAAATTCTTGGAAGCAAACCCTGCATTAACTGTCATAAACTCCTTAATGCTGTAGGATTAAATCAAATATATTACAGTACAGATAGTGGATCGTTTGTCAGTCCAAATGCTGATATAATTTATCTTAAACCTTTCAACCAGTTATCTTTTACTAATAATGCTTGAATATTAGAATAAAAAATATTTAGGATTCCGGTATGAAACCTTCCGAACGAATTTATTTGAAATATGATGAGTTAAATTCTATAGAAAAAGATATTCTTGTGAGAAGGCATATCGAGAGATATTCTATAATAAGACAATGGTGTAAGGGAGTGGTTCTTGATTTTGCTTGCGGTTGTGGCTATGGTTCCTATGTGATTTCTAAAAATCCAGATGTTTCTTTTGTTTTTGGTTTAGATATAGATAAAGACAGTATTTCTTGGGCGAATGAAAACTACAAAACAGAAAAGATTATTTTTTTTCAACAAACATTAGAAGATTTTAATGAAAAAGTTGATTTACTTGTTTGTTTAGAAACTATCGAACACATTAAAGATAAAAATTTCTTACCTAAACAAGTGAATAGATTAGGTATCAATAAGATACTTCTGTCTTTTCCTTCAAAAAAAACAACTCACTATAATCCTTATCATTTTCATGATTATAAAACACAAGATGTGTTGGATTTATTTTCTGATTTTGAATTGATTGATGAAATTGATCTCAATAGAGAAGTTAAAATTTTAAATTTGCTTCGCAAATTATCTCAATGAGTTGTATATAGATAGAACTTTATCTATGTGTAATGGGTTTTTTGCTATTTTATAGCAATCTTTAACAAACACTCCATCACATATAAGTGAATTTTCCCACACAATACCCTTGCGTAGTTCCGATGATACAATAAAATTATGAGTGTCTATTGCATAGGGTGTCGGGTATCCTCTGCTTCTAATAGTATTATTTTTTAATGCTTGTAGAAAAGAGATGAAGTCATGATCGGTTTTATCATGTATATTTTCCCATAGTTCTTTATGTATTGTTGTGTCATCATCATTAAAATAGATATGTCCATTTTCAACTAAACCTAGGCCAAAATTTCTTTGCTGACTACCGGCCACGCTTCCACTGACTTTATGAGCATATACTTCGGCTATATTTGGAATTGGCACATCTGGTATCTCATTCTTATCAAAAACTATTATCCATCTAAAATTTTCTCTTGGTATATTGATTGACTCTTCAATTTTATTTAAATTTTCTGGTCTAGTGCAAGGTGTGATTATGTTTAAAAACATATATTAAGTACCTAAAATAATTTTTTCAAAGTAAAATACACCAAATAACAGCATTAACAAAGAAGAATTTTTCAAGGATTCGGGTTGACAGTGCCGATAACTATGGTATAATCCGCTCAACGGAGGATACCAATGAACTGCATTTACTGCAAGAATAGTGTTGGCATTGATCGTTATGAGTTTCTTGTTGAAACTGGTCGTAAAATTATCTGTAAGGAATGTAGTGTTGAGGATCGTGCCGTAGGATTTATGGACTGGGGACATAAAACTGCTCCTAGTCTTGTTATGGTTCCGGCTAATGCTACCGAAACTATTCGTAAACTGGATCGTGCAAATAGGAGAGCCAGATGAAATATCAAACAAAACTTTTTGAACTTAAAACCAAAAATGGTTCTAATGAAATTAACGAATGGTTAATGAATAATCCAGATATTACTATTATTTCGGCAGGAACTTTTGCTAACAATACTGGATGGGGATATATTATTCTTTATACCAGTGATAAATCTCGCTCTGGTTTTTTTAACAGGAGAACATGATGACTTGGCTTGATCTTTATAGTTATCTTAATGAACGAGCGAATGATATTAAGAATCCCGGCAGTTTCCCTTGGCAAGAAACTGTAGAAGTATGGGATTGGGAAACATTAGATTATTATCCCACAGATTTTATTCAGATGCCATCGGATGAGAAGATTTCTCTCTCAGTAGATACTTACCAACCACCGGAGATTACACAATAATGGACTTGGAAATTGAAAGTTTGCTTTTTAAGCAAGTAGAGAAGCCTAAAAATCATCTGATGACACGCATCATTAATGTGTTTGAGAATAGGTATCGTATCAATGTGTATATTGAAATTGAAGAAGATGGTTTGACCAAGAAAAGGATTCATAGTAGTTATTTTGCACACTATAAGCCCGGTGAACTTAAAATTATTCCAGACTGCGATAAAGATTCTGGAGAATCGCTAAAGAAACGCTATTGACAAAACCGATTAGAGTGGTATACTTGAGTCATATCACCAACCAAGGAGAATAACGATGGCTAAAGGCAAGAAAACTTGTGAGAAGTGTGGAACGCAAACCGGCCCCCGTGCCTATATGTGCAAGAAGTGTAATACTCCTTTTATCTTCAAGGCCAAAAGTAAAGAACACAAGAACACAAAGATTATTAGAGATTTTAATTGGCGTGAACTAGTCAAGGGTGATCGCATCAGAGTTGCTGGTGGCCCGTATTATGTCAGTAAGGGGGAATTTATCCCTATGGGTTATCGCGGACGATTTGTTGTAGAAAAGATTGATGAGTTTGGTATTCATGCTTGGGGTCAAGATAAGCATACTGGTTTTGCTCATATTTGGATGGCAGGAGATATGCAAAATAAAGAGACTGGAGTATGGAAGACTAAGCACAAGATTATGAAACTCAAACCTAAAGAAGTTGTCCATGAGTCTAACTGAAGAACAGAAGAAACAAATAGATAAACTTATTGAGCACAGGGATGCCATTGTCGATAGTCTGGCAAATATACAGCATATTCTTAAACAATATTTTCCAGAAGAATTTGATTTAGCCTATCAGCACTATATCCCACAAATTACCACCGCTTTATACGAAGATAAAAAGTGGCTATCTAGAGGCGGATATAGTATGCAGGACACTATAAATCATTTGACAGATAAATCCAACAACAATAAATTTTCAGGTGTAAGTAAATATATCTGATTGGTGAAATTATGAATGATAAATATGCTATTATGGATTTGGACGGTTATGTTATGGAGATGAGAAGTGCGGCGGCACTATCTATTGCTCCAGACAATACAGACAATCTAGATGACTATATCACAATATCTCAAATGAAATATTTGGTTAATTCTTGGTGCATTGGATACGATAATCAACAAAGACCCATTTTAGATGAAGAATCTAACCAAAACATTTTTGAAGATGCTAGAATTTGGATCAGTAATGTTGGTTTGGCTAAATTAGCAGCAGAAGGATGCCTTGAATGTGCATGGGATTCTGATGCTAATGATATGATTTTTTGGCCCCGCAATCAAACGGAGAATCATAATGACAAACCAAAACCTAAACGAAAAAATAAGAGACCTAAAAGAAAAGATACATGAGTGCAAAGACTACATATCGTCAGATTTTTGTAGAAACTGTGTTGATATGTACAAAAAAATTGAGCAATATGAACAAGAAATAAAAGATTTGGAAAATGAATGTACTTGATAGTCTGAAAAATTATAGTATTCCAGATATTACGAAATATTGCTATAGCAATAGTATACCAGCAAGTGTTGGAATGGTTAATATTGGTGGAGATTTTAATCTTAGTACGATGGTTCGTAATGCGAACTTTTTTGGATTCAGAAGTGTGCATTATGTAGGAAAAAAGAAATGGGATAAAAGAGGTAGTGTTGGAACACATCACTATACTCCTGTTTATCATCATAAAGATGAAGAGTCTTTTATTTTACAATGCTCTGGTAGGAGTATTATTGCTATTGAGAATAATATTCCAGAGTATGCAAATAAGACTGTTGATCTTTTTGATTACAGGTTTGATAGTAGAGTAGGTCTAACTCAACCCATATTCCTTTTCGGAGAAGAAAATAAAGGACTATCAAATTTCATTTTGGATCGGTCTGATGTTATCCTCACTATCCCTAATTATGGCAGTGTTCGTTCTCTCAATGTTGGAACAACTAGTGGGATCGTTATGAGTATTTTTAGAAATTTTATTGAGCAAAACAAATGCTAGAAAATGCAAAAAGCAAATATTGCATCATCTCTGGTCTTGCTGGATTCAATGATTTTTTGAGCACTCTTTTAAGAGGTTGTCAACTAGTAGAATACGGAAGATCAAAAAACATAGATATTAAACTCATAACTACTTGGATGGGATTTGGAAATATATTTTGGAGTTTTTTTGATTTCACGAACATTATTGATGCGGAATTGAATAATTCGCAATATGTACTGCAAAATCTTACTTCGTATAAGCCTCATCCACAAAAATATACTTTTAAAGATACTCATATCGAAGTAAACAAAACAAATAATCCTCTTGATATACGATGGGATCATCTAAATGATTGGGATTATATCGTAGAGTTCTTTAGTGGTCAATGGGATTATCATAGTCTTTTTTTTAAATATCTGAGATTAAACAATGAGTTCAAAAAAGAACTCAAACATATTCTAGATTTTTTAGACGAATCTAACTATGTATGTGTTAATTTTAGGATGCAAGAAATGATAAAAGTTATCTATGGTAAAGAAGCAGAGACTCAGTATAGTCTCAAACTTGAAGAATATTCAAATCAAATTATACAACTAGCAGATAAACACAATACCAAAAAAATAGTAATATGTACGGATTCAATTGATCTTGTTAACAGATTTAAAGACCATGAGAATATCTTTAGTTTCGGGTATGCAAAAAAACTAATAGATTCAGGTATTGATACTAAATCCATAGACAGATTTAGAGGTATACATATGGACTACTATAAAAAAATAAATCTTACCTCCTATGATATTTGTAAGCATACTTTTATAGACTATTTTTTAATGATTATGTCAGAAACTTTATATCCCGCCGAGTTTGGTCATTTTGGAAAATCAGCACTAAAATTTCAAAACCACATAAAATCAAACAAAAATATAAAATCTCTTATATACTAAAATAAATACAATTTAATCATTCAAATCCTCTCTCAAGTCTTGACAGCGACAGGTCGATATAGTAGAATAGAGAAACGAACAATACGGGGCGTTGCAGCCGGTAGTTGCACATACTCTTATAAGGTATTCAAAAGGTAGGTTCGACTCCTACACGCCCTATTTTCGGTGTAATTAATTTCGGGGGTATAATAGATTCGACTACATAATGGAGATTATATTAGCAAGTAGTGGTTGATCGACAGGCCACTATAAAAGTCGATTAAACGCTTTAACTGGCGAAACTCAGTTAGCCCTTGCTGCTTAATTAAATAACAGCAACAATCTTAGGAAGCGATGAAGGTAGCGTCCAAAAGATTGTCGTAAAATCCTTCGGCTCCTGTTAGTGGTGACGGTTAACAGGCTAAGATGTGTCACTAGGATTGATGACTGTTGTTCATTCTTTAATCAAATCCGAATGTTTATGAATGAACTAAACTTGTAGAAGATATTTTCAAATTTATGCTAGGACACGGGTGCAAATCCCGTTACCTCCACTTATGAGTTTCTGGAAAAAGGTATTCAAGAAGTATAAGAAAGAAAAGAAACAAGATTTAGAAAGTCTTGTAGAGGATAAGTATTTTCAAAAATTACAAAAGAAACTGAGCAAACATAACACTAAACATAAAAAGAAAAAATGATAGATAAAATTAAGGCGATATTATCTTCACAAGAGTGTGAGTATTTTAGTATTGCTTTTCTTTATCATTGTATAGTTATAGGTTTGTTAGCCTTTTGTTTTGTTGCTATTGATAGGCCAGAAAAAGTATTTAGTATTATCATTCAGAATGATGATGTTGTAATTGATACTGAGACTTTTACAGAACCGGAGATCACCAACTTCGATCCTACACAAACATCTTTTGAAGATTCTCCAATCGTTCCGTCTAATGAATCTTCACTATCTGTAGACAATAAAATTGACGTTCCTTCTACTGTGGAATTATCCAATTTGGAAATTAGCGAGCCGGATTTTATAGGATCAAACTCTGGAGATATTTTAGCGGGTGTTGGGAAGTTGATCGGCAAAGGAATATCGGCAGAACAAAATACTGGTGGTGCGTTAGATAGATTAACGGCAGAAATTGTTAGCAATGCGTCCGATAAAAATTTGAATGTGTTATGGCTATTAGACGCCTCAATTAGTTTATCTCATCAACGACAAGATATTAGAGAAAGATTCGACAAGATTCTATCCGAGATTAGTTTTAGCCAAAATACAAGTCATACCATTAACCATGGTATTTTTAGTTTTGGTCTTTCTCATAATAAGTTGTGTGATTTTACTAGCGATGCTAATGTTCTCAAGGACAGTTTTGCATCCATAGTTTTAGATACTTCTGGCACAGAGAATATCTTTCAAACTATTCTTGAATTATCTAATACTTATGGCAAAAAAGATCCACGATTGATGATCGTGGTTTTCACTGATGAAATAGGTGATGATGTAGATTATCTAGACAGAGCGGCAGTATCATCCCGTAAAAAAGGAACTATGGTTTATGTTGTAGGAAGCCCAGCACCTTTTGGCAAAAGCAAAACACAATTCAAGTACGTCGATCCCGATCCTAATTATGATCAAAGCGAAAAGTGGGTAGAGATTCAGCAGGGGCCGGAAACCTTATACCCAATGATTCTAGACATTCATGCCTTACCAATTGACGAACAAACACTAGACAGCGGGTATGGGCCGTTTGCTTTGTGTTCATTGTGTTCAGAAACCGGAGGAATATTTTTCAGCGTTCATCCTAACAGATCGTCATCGGTTCTATCTAAGAAAGATATTAGTCCACTAGCCTCTAACATCTCTAAGTTTTTTGATACTGATGTAATGAGAAGTTACAGCCCAGATTATAGATCATTTGCATTACAGGCCAAGGAAAATCAAACCCACAGAATAAAGAACGCTTTAGTACAAGCAGCATCTACGAAACTAGATATTCGTGGAGAACAAACGCTAAAGTTTAATGCTTTTACAGAAGGGGATTTTGTAAACGAATTAGGCAAAGCACAAAGATTCTCTGCTAAAATAGAACCTAAAATTAATCAGATACTAACCACGCTACAGAATACAGAGAAAGAATTTGATACTCTAAAGGACAAAAGATGGAAAGCGTCATATGCTTTGGCTATGGGAAGGATATTAGCCACAAAAACAAGAATTGAATTTTATAACCAAGTATTAGCAGAAGCAAAAACTGGTCTAAAAAAGAAAGACCAAAAGAGTAATGTTTGGGTATTAAATCATACGGATAAGTTTGCTACTACTAATAGTCAACTTAATAAAAACTACAAACAAGCACGGTATTATCTAAATTATGTAATTGATACATATCCAGATACTCCTTGGGCCTATATTGCTAACGAGGAAATAAAAACTCCTTTTGGATACGAATGGACTGAGAGTTATATTGAGCCACCAAAAATGGGTGGCGGAGGTAATAACAATCCTAATCCTCCAAAGGATGATACAATCAAAAAATTACAACCTAAACCACAAAGAAAGATAGAAAAAATATGAATCGCAGACATTTCCTTAGCCATCTCGCTGGTGCTGCCGCATTATCATCTCCAGCAATCGACTTTACTAATACTATTCTAGCAAATGCTAACGATCTTAAAAAGGAACATAAGAGTGCTATTCTTTTGTGGATGGGTGGTGGCCCAAGCACAATGGATATATGGGATTTAAAGCCCGGTACTCCTACTGGTGGCCCTTTTAAACCTATTAGCACAAGTGCTGACGGTATTCAAATCTGCGAACATATGCCACTCATGGCAAAACAAATGCATCATATGAATATTGTGCGTAGTATGAGTACCAGAGAAGCAGATCATATGAGAGGTCGCTATTATATGCACACAGGATATGTTCCAACACCAACAATTGAACATCCTAGTTATGGTGCTGTCGTTGCTCATGAATTAATTAGCGATGTTCCACAACTAGAAATTCCACCATTTATTAGTGTTGGTGGAGGTAGTGTTGGGCCAGGATTTTTAGGTATGACTTATGCTCCTTTCGTTGTTAATTCAAATGGAAATGTTCGTGATTTAAGTATGGGTGTAGACGATGCTATTCTAAATCAAAGACTACAAATGCTTAGAACAATTGAGGATAGATTCATATCTGAAAAACGAGGATCAACATCAATAGACCATGATAAAGTCTTAAACAAGACACTAAAACTTATGACCAGCAAACAAATGGACGCTTTAAAGGTAGCCAAAGAACCAGAAGAAGTTCGTGAGCGTTATGGTAATACTGGTTTTGGGCGAGGTTGTCTAATGGCCCGCAGATTAGTAGAGACAGGTGTTCCATTTATCGAGGTTGATTTAGGTGGCTGGGATAATCATGCTAATATTTTTCCAACATTACAGGACACTAAACTTCCAGAATTAGACAAGGCTATGAGTGCTTTGATTAGTGATCTACATGATCGTGGATTGCTAGAAACTACTGCTATTATATGGATGGGTGAATTTAGTCGCACACCAAATATTAATGGCAATACTGGTCGTGATCATTGGGCTAGAAGTTGGAGTGTAGTCGTTGGTGGTGCTGGTTTTAATAAGGGTATTGTTGTTGGCGAAACAAGCAGCGACGGTAAAGAAGTAATCACCGAACCATATAGTTCACAAGACTTAATGGCTAGTGTTTTAAAATCCTTAGATATTTCACTGGAAACAACATTTACCTCAAAAAATGGTCGTCCAATGAAGATAGCAAATTCCGGCAAAGTTATCAAAGAATTATTCTGATGAGAAAAATTTGTTCGTACTGTGGTAAAAGAAAGAATAACAAGTCTTTCCCTAAACATAGTATGTATAAAGATAATCTTGATAGCAGATGTAGGGATTGTGTTAGACAACAATCAAGAGTAAGATTCTCTTTACATAAAAAAGCACCAGATAAACCAGAATTATGTGAATGTTGTAAAAAGAAACCATTAAAATGGTGTCTTGATCATGATCATTCTAATAATAGTTTTAGAGGATGGATTTGTGAAAGATGTAATACTGGATTAGGTAAACTGGGAGATAATTTAGAAGGTATAGTTAATGCTATGAACTACTTATTATCGAGAAAAAATGATCCTAATTAAAAAATGGTATAAACATTTAAAAGATAATAATATGACGTATTTAGAGCATATGGTTTTTGCCCTGTCTCATGGTTTATTGTGTCTACTTGGTGGTTTCTATCTTATAGTACATGGAATTTTACCTTGTTTTTTCCAATCTGCTGGCAGCGATCTGGTTAATAGACTGAGCGAAAAATTCAAGAACCGTCAGTAGAATTACCGATACTTGACAAGGACACTGGCGTATGATAGAATACGCTAAACACAGGAGACTATTTGGATGACTCACGATTTTGATTATGTTGAGGGCATGGTTCGTGATCTTCGTGCTACCAGTAGCACTAAAGATAAAGAAGGAATTATTCTAGACTATTGTGGACACAACAGTCCCGCAGCATCTTTTACTAAGAAAGTTCTTCTCTATACTTATCATCCGTTGTGGCAATATAATGTCACCAGCGACAATCTCAAGAAGAAGAATCATCTTGTAGCAAGAAAGAACGAGTACAAGAATTTCTTTGATTTACTTGATGCTCTAAAGAGTCGTAAAATTACGGGGCACGACGCTATTGCTGCTGTGAATAGTTTTATTGAACATTATTCTATTTACGAAGAACTCATTCATTGTATTATTGACAAGGATTTGAAAACCCGTGCTGGTGATAAAATCATTAATAAGGCTATTCCAGATCATATTCCAGAGTTTAGTGTTGCACTTGCGGATAAGTATGAGCCTAAACTCGTAGATTGGAAGGATGGGTGGTATGTTAGTAGAAAAATTGACGGGGCAAGATGTATTGCAGTGGTTGATAACTCAGGAGATGCAACTTTCTTTTCTAGGACTGGCAAAATGTTTGATACTCTTGGTGTTGTGGCTGGCGGCATCAAGTCTCTTGGAATATCTAATGTCGTGCTTGATGGAGAGTTGTGTTTGGTTGACGAAGATGGTAATGAAGATTTTCAGGGGATTATGAAACAATTGAAAAAGAAGGATCATACAATTCCTAATCCTTCATTTAAGATTTTTGATATGATTAGTCATGATGAGTTTTATAGCAAGAAAGGAGAGCATAATCGACCATATTCTATTAGACTTGCAAATCTTAAAGAGTCTATGAAAAATAATGAATGTCCTTGTCTTACTGTGTTAGAGCAAGATAAGATTAGAGATGACAATCATTTTGCCGAATGGACTAAACGAGGTAATGATTATGGTTGGGAGGGTGTTATGCTAAGAGCAGACGAACCGTATAAAGGCAAGCGTAGTAAAGACCTACTCAAAGTTAAAAAGTTTTTTGACGATGAATATGAGGTTATTGATACCGAAATGGGGCCGTTTCGATATGTTAAGAATGGTGCTGAATCTGAGGAAACAATGCTTAGTTGTGTAACCATCAAGCATAAAAACCATCTTGTGCGAGTCGGTAGCGGTTTCACTATTGAACAACGTCAAGAGTTTTATCAAAACCCCAAAAAGATTCTTGGTAAAGTAATTTTAGTGCAGTATTTTGAGGAAACTAAGAACCAAGACGGAGGTATCTCTTTAAGATTTCCTACATTTAAATATCTTTATGGAGAACATAGGGATACTTAATTCTTCAAAGTATTGGTTACATTTGGTGTATCTTTAATATAAGGAGATACCGAATGAAACAATATAAAATATGCGGAAAATGCAATAAAAAACATAAAGAATGGACAAAAGGAACTCAATGTAATAATTGTAGATCCTTAATGAAACAAAAGTCTTATCAAAATAATAAACAAAAATATCTAGACAGAGTTAAAAATTATTATCAAGAAAACAAAAAAGAAAAATTAAAATACGCTAAACAATATAGAATCAAAAATAAAGATAAATATAACGAATATTTTTCTATTAATGCTGAAAAAATCTATAAGCAAAGAGCAAAAAGAGAAAAACAAAAAAGAAATACAGATATAGGTTTTAGAATAGAGTCAAATCTACGCAAAAGATTATATAGAGCAATAACTACAAATAAAAAATATCAATCAACATTAGAATACTTGGGTTGTTCGATAGAAGAATTAAAAATACACTTAGAAAAACAATTTAAAAAAGGAATGACTTGGAATAACTATGGAAAATGGCATATAGATCACATTAAACCTTGTGCTAGTTTTGATCTAAGTTTAGAAACTGAACAAAAAATATGTTTTCATTATAGCAATCTACAACCTTTATGGGCTATAGAGAATATTAAAAAAAGTAATAAGATCCCTAATTTGTAAAGTCTTATATGTGCAGATAAGGAGAATATTATAATGATAAGAAAAGGAAAAGGAAAGAAAACCTTTAATAGAGAAAAAAGACTATTCTCAAATACTAAAAAGGGCAGAACTCCAACAGAGACTCTGCACTTTAAGGTTATTAGTATGCGTACCAGAGATTTAAAAAACATAGTTCAAAATCCAGATACGACGGATTTACTCACCTTATCTTTTGCTAAAGAAGAATTAGATAGACGTAATTTTAATCAAAAAAATAAGATTGACACACAATCTAAAAGACACAAACTGAACAAAAAATTTCCAGAACATAAACATTTATTGCGTCGATCCGGCAAACGATGATTCAAGAAACAGGTCTTGACAAGCCGATACCAGTAGTGTAGAATTGTAGCACACTTGGAGGAAAAAATGATTATTGAGAATACCGTGTCTGTTGAGCCTAAGAATACCACAATGAATAAGAGTAAGGCGGATCAGTTTTTTGAAACCTTTCCGCGTGATAAAGTTATTACATATAAGGAGTATTGGGAAAGTGTACGACCACAGAATACCGACGATATTTTCAGGCGTTATTTGTTTGCTTACTGCTCTGTACACACTACTTTTCAAGGTAATGTTAAGGGTTATCAAGCAATCAAGGATTTTAGTCAGTGGATTGATAACAAAGAAACCCTGAGAGAAAAACTACATAAGAGCGGCGTTGGCTTGCATAATAATCGCACAAATTATATTTGGGATTTCAAGGATAAGTTTTGGGCTAATCCTAAAGATTTTTATCTTACCACCAAAAAGTATCATATCAAGAAACGTGATTCTATTGTAAATAAAATTAGCGGTATTGGTTTAGCAAAAGTTAGTTTCGCACTTGAGATGATTCATCCTAATGAGGCACGGGTATTGTGTGGTGATGTTCATCAACTTCGACTTTACGATATGGAACATCTGAAGTATAATAAATCACGCTCTGGTACAGATACTTATAAAAAGATGGAGCGTCATTGGGTGGTCAATTGTGCTAAAAATGGAGTACCATGTTATATTGCACGATGTATTTACTGGGACGCTTTGCAAGAAAAAGAAGATAGCCGATATTGGAGTTTTGTTCTAGAGAATTGACCATATTCGGTGTATATTAATTGGTTACAATAAAATAAAGGAAGTAATCATGAAACATTCACGCCGAAAATTTACTCTAGGACTAACATCATTAGGTCTTACCGCTTTTTCTTCTAATATTGCTTTTAGTGTTGAAGAAAATATTCCCAAATGCGATCACAATAACAATAGCGTTATTTACTTGTTTTTAAGTGGTGGCCCAACACATATAGAAACTTTTAATCCAATCCCAAACGCTACATCAGATAGAAAATCTGTTATTGGCGACAGAGCAACAAAAACTCCGGGGTTTGGTATAGGTGGATTATGGGAAAAAATATCAACAGTTTCGGATAAATTTTGTGTTGTGAATAGTTTTCATCATAGTGATCCTAACCATGAGAGTGCTGTTCATTGGATGATGACCGGAGAAAGAAACGTACCAAATGCTGCACAGAAGTGGCCCAGTTTTGGTAGTGTAGTAGTTGGGCAGTATGGTACGAATATTGATTCTGGTTTGCCGACATACGTTAAACTAAATCCAATACAGCATGACGGTGCATCATGGATGGGTAGTAAATACATGGGTTATGGTGCTTCTGGAGAAGGCGTCAAAGATTTGATGCTGAAACAAAAAGATCGTTTTGAAAACAGAGCAAATATTCTAAAAACTCTGGATCATTCTCCGGTATTTAAAAGCAACGACACTGCTAGTAAAAACTGGATAGAATTACGAAATCAAGCCATTAATGTTCTCTTGGGAACCGCCAACGAGGCTTTTCTAGTAGACAAAGATCCAGAATACGATACTTATAAAAAGGATCAATTAGGTAAAGACTTACTAACAGCAATACGATTAGTCGAGCGTGGAGTAAAGTTTGTTACCATAAATTATGGTGGTTGGGATATGCATCAAAATATTAATCAGGGCTTGAACAAACTAATTCCTCCATTAGATAATTATCTATATCATTATTTTAATTCAGCACAAAGAAGGGAGATAAATAAGAGGAATATGCTAGTGATGACCGGGGATTTTGGACGAACCCCAAAGGTTAATAAAGATGCTGGCAGGGATCATTGGCCTCATCTGGTTCCCTTATTCATCGCCAGCGACAGTTATGAAATGGGAAGGGTGATCGGTAAGTCTGATTTAAACGCGGAGCGTCCAGACGTTGATCCATATGAACCAGAAGATTTAAAGTGGACTATCTTGAATCATATGGGAGTCAATAAAAACGCTAACTGGACTAGTATTGAGCAAAGACCTATGATATTTGTGAAAGACACTGCAAAAAATATCCTAGTCTAAAAAATAATATGAGTCAAAACGGAAAAGGTAGTAGACCAAGACCCAAAAGTGTTAGTGAAAAAACTTGGTCTAAAAATTGGGGAAAAATTTTTGGCAAAAAATTAAGTAAGTCAAACAAACATTAGTGTATAATTAACTGTCAAATTTTGTCCTTTTAGAAAAGGATACACAATGAAAAAATCGCTAAATAGTTATGTTGGTGATGAGTTAGCAAATAAAGTAAAGGTTTTGAGTAAAGCCTTAAATCAAGCAGAACTTATCATACTCAAACTAGAGGAACAAAATAAATTCCTCACAGATACTCTTAATAGTCTAGTATCTCACGAAAATCAAGACTGTGACCACAAAGCAGAAAGAATTTGTGCCTAGTCAAGATTCTAAAAAGTCCAATAAAATAACTATAACTCAGATTAAAGACAATCAATTTTTAATTGAGGGTTATTGCAATAAGATAAAAATATGTGGAGAAAATGAGTATTCTGTTTCCTCTATAGAATACGAATACGGCCCTCATATACATATTGGTCATGATTTTATGGGTAGAGGTACAGTCACAGGAATACATATAATCGAAACCGATACTCCTGAATATATAATGGTTAAAATAATTGTATCCTTAGATAAGGAATAAAGATGAGTAAAAAACTAACAAAATCTGACAATAAAATTTTATTCGGTGTTTGCGGAGGTTTGTCAGAATATCTTGATATTGACGTATCCCTAATAAGAATCTTATTTGCTTTAGGAGTTATCTTTTCTGGAAGTATTTTATTCTGGATATATTTAGTTCTTGCTATTATTTTACCAAAAAATATTGACCAATAAGAAAAAAAATTCAAGCGTCACCCATTGACAGGACGATACTAGGTTGTAGAATAGGAGAGTCTGACAGGAAATCGGTCATGTGACCGACTTGTGAGACAAAAACTTGGTAAAGATTTGGAGGTCGATTATGGCAGAGGTTAACACGGTTGAGAAGCAGACTCGCGTTCGTTGCAGTGACGAGCAGTTCCTTGAGGCGGTTTTTTCCAGCAAGACTTATGCTGAAATTGCCAGCAAGACTGGTCAGAAGGTTGCTAGTACGATGGCTCGTTATGCTCGTACAAAGGCCGCTCTGGCTAAGAAGGGCATTGAACTGCCTGCGATGGAACGTGCGAAGCCAACTAAGACGGTTGATAACGTCGAGGCTATGGCAGAGGTTGTTCGTCGCATCAAGGCCCATACGAATGGTTGATGTTTCATAATGGTCGCTGACTATTATAATGGAAAAGAGACAGCATTAATGATAAAATCTTATCCTAATAGTAGTCAGCGACTTTATGGTCTTTTGGCGGAATAGGCAGACGCAACGGACTTTAGTTAATAAAATTGGAGTGCTTAAAGGGAAACTTTTAAAGTAGAACCTGTCAAAGTCGGTGAAACCTGTAAAATGGCAATACCGAACCAAACCTAATTATTAGGAAGGCGTAGAGACTTGACGGCAGGAGCCTGTGATATAAAATATTATGGCTAAGGTAAAGTCCAGACCACAAACCGAAAGGGTAACGAAAGTTATAGTGGTAAGAAAATCCGTTGGGAGTAATCCCGTGTGGGTTCAAGTCCCACAAAGACCACTGTAGTTAAATAAGTAGAGAAATAAATTCTTATGGTGTATTCTAATTAGACTACATCATAGGAATTTAAATCATGAAAAAATGTCGTAAATGTCAAAAAGAATTTCCAAATAGAGTTAAAATTAACGGGGCAATTAAGGTTATCAATAGGAGAAAATATTGTTTAGAATGTTCTCCTTTTGGAGAAAGGAATACCAGAAAACTTCACTTGCCTCAGAGAGATAAAAATACTACCAAAAATTGTCCTCAATGCGGTAAAGATTTTAAGTGGAATAAGAACAATATTTGTTGGACTTGCAGATCATTTAATAGAAGACAACTAAATAGAGGAAAAGGTATCAAATATCTAGGATCAAAATGTAAGAAATGCAAAACTAAGGATACTGAGGTTTTAACATTTCATCATTTAGATAGAAATAATAAATACGATAATCTATCCAGCCTTTGGCATCGTGAGTGGGATATAATTAAATCAGAATTAGATAAGTGCGAATTGCTTTGTGCTAATTGTCATATGAAACTTCATAAAAGGAAATAAAATGAGCAAAAATTCTCTTGAACTTTATAAGATCGGCAGTAAGGTTAAACTCACGGATGATCTGTATGGTAATATCAGTGCAATTTGTTTGAGGGGTAATAACTATGTGACCTATGAATGTTCTTGGTGGAACGGTTCTTCTCATGATTCTAAATGGTTTTATGAATCAGAAATAGAGGTTAGTTCTGATGCCGAGAAACATCGTATAGGATTTGCTTGATAATGAGAGCGATGTTAAAAATTGGTCCGGTGAAACAAAATGATGTTTATGTTCCACAAAGAGGCGAAGTGGTTCAATACGATAGACTTGGAGATGGGTCTTGGTTAACACTTCATGTTGGAGATGGTAAAAATACAGTACCAAATTTACCCACAGTAGTTGACTATGATCTACATGACAGAGTTCTAAAACTAGAAACAGAAATAGCAAAACTTAAACAGATTAAAAATGAGTTGTAAAAATCAGTGCGTTAAATATAAAGTTGTGGCTTGGGCCAGAATAAATGACAAAGGGGATTTATATGATCTTCGCACCCAACTCAATCCTTATGTTGATCCTAAGACAGTAGTTCCTTTGTACAGAATAATTAAGGATGAATCTGATGGCGTCAACACCAAATAGATTTTATAGAGGATGGTGTTCTAATGAAGGCAATTCACGTTCTAACATTCTTCATTATCACATATGCACTATTAGGGACTTACCTGACTATGAAGGGTCTATTATACCAGAAGAAGTGAAATCTATTGAAGAGTATTTTAATCTGGATGAACAAAGTCTAGGGGAACCTTATTATGCTGTTTATGCTACATTTAAGTTTGATTTTCCTAGAGGTCCGATAAAAATATTTACAACAGAAGAACTGCGGGAAGCAATATTTCTTGTGGAAAGTTTAACAGGGAATAAGGTCGTAGAAAAAGATGATCTATAAAATAGACTATAGCGACTGGTTTGATGAGGGTGGATATTGTCAATTCTATCCCATAAAAGATCACCCCTCTTTGGGATTCAAGGAATTCTACTCTAAGAAAAAAGCACTCAAGGCATATTCTGCACAAAAGAAACTGAGCAAATTTGATCTTGCCCCTAAAGTTTTCACAGACGTTTGTAAATTAGAGATGATAGACGATCAAGACAGAGATTTTACTACTATTAGTGATTGGGGATATGTAACAGAACTCGCCAAAACTCAAAATAAGTTTGCATTAAAAGATATTCAGAAATTAGTTGGGCAAATTTATGAAAAAACTAAGTTGAAATTTTGGGATTGTCATTATCATAATATGGGATGGATCAGACGCGGGAAAAATAAAAAACTTGTCTGTATTGATACTGGACTAGAGAGTTTTGATGGTCTAGCAAATGCTTGGGGTAATGCTGATCCTGGCCCGAAATGCGGCTACTGTAAAAAATATAACTGTAAATGTGAGGAATAAAATCATGCCTTATGTGGATGAAAAATCAAGAAAACAATTAGACCAAAATATCTCGTCAATGGTAGTTGCTCTAAAAACCACTGTTATAGATACTGAAAATCTTTCCGAAGTTGACCAGTTATCAAATGAACAACTATTAGCAATTGCTGGCAACATTAATTATGTAGTAAGCAGAATGTGTGGATCGCTGATGGGGAAAATAACATATCCCAAAATAGCCATTATAACTGGTGTATTAGAAAATATCAAGCAAGAATTTTATAGAAGGGCTGCTGCTCCTTACGAAGATAAAAAAATAATTCAAAATGGAGATATTAAAGAATATAAAGGAATGTGATATATGTCAAGAGAAATAGAGAATATTTTAAAGCAAATAGAGAAAACCAATAAAGAACTCCATAGTGTAGATACGCACTTTAAAAAAGATATTAGTTCCTTAGAAAAAGATATTGCGAATATGCGCAAAGAAATATCTTTCATTAAAAATCAGACAGAACAAATATCCATCAAAATAGATATGATCCTAGACATATTGCAAAATTTAAGCGTTATGTCATTAGATGATCTTGAAGAGGGGGATTATGACTCCTATGATTCTGACCAGACATGGGTTCCAGAAGAAGAAGAAGATGAAGACGAAGATGATGATTGGTCAAATCATGAGGATGAAAGTTGATGGCAAGTTTAGCACTAATGGTATCACTGATACTTTTTTGTGTTATATTTTCCGGCCCAATTGTTTTATTGTTAAGTAAATGTAGTTTTATTCCGAATTATATCGTTTATGTACTATCAATTATTACTATATTTTTTGGTGTTTGGTTTTTTCTTTTACCTATCGCGGGAATAAGATATTTTGGGGTAATATCTTCTTTGTTAGCATGGTTTGCTATTCAGAATAGGAGATCGGAAACCATTAAAGGTTGACAAGATGGTTTGCCGATGGTATACTTTGGAGATCACAGGAACGATTCACAGACTTTTTGGAGAAAAACGATGAAGTTGGCAGACAGGACAATTGAGACTCACAGTGCTGGTGTTGCTAGTACGAACCAGTTTAGCATTGCTCAAACCAGCAAAATGTTTAAGATTTTGTCGGATTCTTTGTATTCCGATAAGGTTATGGCGGTCATTCGTGAACTGTCTACTAATGCTTATGACAGTCACGTTAGTGCTGGCAATAAGAATCCTTTTAAGGTAACTCTGCCCACAACGGGCAATCCAAATTTCTGCGTAAGAGATTACGGTACTGGTCTTAGTCAGGCAGATATGGAGGAACTGTATACAACATACGGTGCAAGCAATAAGAATGATAGCAATGATTTTGTAGGTTGCTTGGGTCTTGGCAGCAAGAGTCCGTTTGCCTATACCAAGAGTTTTACTACTGCATCTTATTTTAACGGCAAAAAGTATACCTACATTGCCGCTATTGATGATAACGGTGTTCCCACTCTGAACCTGTTTAGCACAACAGATACAAATGAGCCTAATGGTCTTGAGATTAGTTTTGCTGTTAAGCAACACGATTTTCATGAGTTTAGCAACAAGGCTATGCGTATCTTCCACTATTTTAGAATGAAGCCGATTCTCGAAGGAGGAATCCACAACCACCTGCAAGACCATAAGTATAGCAATAGCAATATTGTTATTAGTGGAGACGGTTGGAGAGTTTGCAGACTGAATAATGGATATGAATTGTTTCCGAATCATAGTCACAAGATTGAGAGTGGTATTGTGGCTATCATGGGCAATATCGCTTATCCTGTTCAGTCTAACCAACTTGTTGGTGAAGAGAAACAGGAGCAAACAAACGATGCTATTCAACGATGGAATCGTGCTTTCCAAAAAGCCGATATTGATTCGTGGAAAACTTTCGTTAGCGAAATTCTTAATCAAGGCTTGTATCTTGAACTTGAATTTGGCATCGGTGAATTGGAGATGGATGTTAGCCGCGAAGGTTTGCAGTATACCAAACAGGTCAAGAGAACTCTGCGTGAAAAGACTCAGGAAATTTTCTTGGAGTTGAAGAGTACATTTAGTGAGAAAATTGCTGCTGCTAAAACCAAGGTAGAGGCTATCACAACATATTATACTCTTAATGATCTTGCTGGAGGTTGGGGCGTTGGTGCTTCATGGACAGATTCTAATGGTAAGAGTCATCCTATTAATTCTGGCGAGGACTTGGATTATAAGATTCCTGCCGGTAAGAGTCTGTATGTTTTTAATTATAAGAGTGCCGGATACCGATCAAGGCGACTTGTTGCGTTGACCGATAAGATTCATCACGAAACTCTTACGGGTAAGGGTACATACTACTGGAATAATACCAAGAAGTCTGGCGGTATAAAATTCTTCCTGTGCGATGTTAAGGGCGAAGAAAGTGCCAAGAAGATCGTAACACGATTCTGTAATCAGAATGATTGTTTTGCTTATCTTTTGATGGATACTAAGGATCACACAAAGTGCGACGAGGGTTTTGATAAACTGATTGAGGATGTTGGACAGTCAAATCTACTCAAGGTTTCAGACTACAAGCATCTTACACAGAGTACCGGACCTCGTAAAACGTACACTCGTAATGCCAAAGGCAGCGTTAGCGACCAAGATGTATTCTATATCTATGGCGCATCTAAAGATGCCAAGGCAATCAGTAACCAATATAATGATGCTGAGTATCTTAGTATGCTGTCTGAAGATGAACTAGAAGATTTTTTGGAGCAGGATGAGATAGTGTATGTTCCAATGCTGCGATATGCTAGTGCATCTCTTGAGTACCCGAGCATTAATAGTATTGCTGGTGTGATCAAACAAGAAGCATACAAGGGATTAGTCAAGCAACTTTTCGGGTCCAATAAGATTTATGCTATCAAAACTGCGTTCGCTGACAAGTTGAAGAAGGATGGATATAATCTTGTTGATTTTAATACTTTCTTGAAGAATCAACTCAAGAAGATTAATAGTAAAAAGTTTGAGCCTATGGAAACATTTAATTCCGTAGTCAAATACTGCAAGTCTGAATGGGAGAAGGAAGAAAACCGTAAGAACGGCAGCAATTATTACTATAACAGACTCCCGTCAACAGATAAACAGTTTTTGTTTCACGCTTTAAACCTGTTTGGACTCAAGTATGCCGATTACATTAAAAACGATAAGTTGGTCAAGGCTCTTGACGATACTATGCTGATTGAGTTCTTTGCCGAGACTGTTCATTGTTCAGTGTTTAATATTCGCAAGTTCTCAGAGTCAGACTACTTTGATCACATGAATAAGATATTCCAGGCTAACGGTATGTCTAGTATTAATAGCAAAGATATTAGAGACACTACCGTGGCGTATGGACATCTGATTGGTATCTGTAATAACTTGTATAAAACATCCGATACCGATAATGCTAAGGAGTATATCTCTCTTATCAAGCCATCAATTGATACGAAGTATACTCTGCCTAAGATCAGTGAGATTCGTGATAGTATTCGCAATGAACTAGATAAGAATCCTATGCTGAAGTTTATCATATCCACAAATCTTAGAGCATCAAGTATTAGGGATCTTGTTGTATCCAATCCTATTAGCCAACTTCATAGTGATGGATATTGGGGGAATAGATCGGAGGATAAATGGTATACTGCTATGGATAACAATATGGTCGATTTGTTCAGGGTTCAATTGAGTAGTTTGATCAAGTGAGAACTTGACAAGTCTGCTGGTTGTTGTAGAATATGCTAATCACAGGTATCGAAATCACACTAAGGAGATGAAAAATGGCCGTTCCGTTTATGTTTGTTGATGGTAATTTGACTCTGGTTCTTAATAATAGAACCTATCAGGTTTTGCCGGATCATATTAATTATAAGATGATTCTGCAAGTGCTTCCGACTGCAACTTCAGAAGAGTTGCTGGAAATTGTGGATATTGAAAAGGCTGTTTCGGTTTATTCCGATGGTCAGGTAGAAATTAAGAATGGTCAGGTTATGTATGCTGGCGAAGTTGTTCATGGCAGCATCAGCAAGCGTATTCTGGAGTTTATGAGTAAGGGTCTGCCTTTCCAGCCCCTCGTTAACTTCCTCAATAATCTGATGGAGAATCCTAGTATGCAAAGCCAGAAGGAACTATATGATTTCCTTGAGCATGAGAATCTGCCTATTACTGAGGATGGACATTTCTTGGCATACAAGGCTGTTCGCGGTGACTATAAAGACAAGTATCGCGGAGTATTTGATAATAGGGTTGGTCAAGTTGTTACCATGCAACGTGCAAAGGTTGATGATAATCGTAGCGTAGGATGTTCTCAGGGTCTTCATGCTGGGGCATTAAACTATGTTGCTGGTTACGGTAGCGTTGAGCATGGTGATCGTATTGTGATCGTCAAGATTAATCCGCGTGATGTTGTGAGTGTTCCTAGCGATTGTAATTGCGAGAAACTTCGCACCTGTCGTTATGAAGTTGTTGGCGAGTACCAAGGTGAACTAAAAAAGCCATTGTACTCGTCTAACTTTAATGAGGACTCGTATGAGGACGATGAGGACGATTATGATCGTGAATACGATTGGGGATGGAATGAAGATGAGGATGAAGAAGATGAGAATTTTGATGCGTATGCCGATGAAGATGAAGACGATTATGACCCAGATGGATTTTACAACTAAATAAACTTTGGGGTAGTCTGGTGACTGGAGCGATCCGGTGGTTCGATTCCGCCGCCTCTTTTTGATGCCGATTATGATGATAATGTTTATTGTCCCGGTATCTTCATAGGAAAGATGAAGGAAGTAGTTATGTTTAATGATGTTTTGGACTTTAATCCCTTCGATAAGAATAACGATGTCTATAATAGAAGATATGCTAATAGAAGATGTGATTTTCTAAACGCTTTCAAACAAAGCCATATTTATTGCTATAATGGTAATCCTCGCAAGAAGATCAGCAGTATGAATCATACTAATGATGCTAATGAGGCTATTGATGCGAATAGAGATAAGGGTGCTGACGTTTATTTTTATGTAAATGGTGGTCGCAAACTGTACGCTATCAAACAGTTTACTTGTTGCTTTTGCGATATGGATGCTGGTCGTGATGATCAGGGCAAGTATTTTAAGCCCAGCGTTGTAATGACCAAGAAGAAGCAGTTCCTAAAGAAGATTAATGAATTTTCGGTAAAGCCTAGTTGGGTTATTGATACTCGTAATGGGTATCAGTGCTACTGGATTTTTGACGATGCTAGTCGCAAGATTGTTGGTGGAAATAAAACATTTTGGAACGGTCTACAGAAGAAACTGGTAAATTACTTTGGTGGTGATCCAAGGGCTATCAAGCCGAATCAGATTTATCGTGTTCCTTATACTTGGTGGCGTAAAGGTTGGGAGGGCAAGGCTCCATACTTTACTAGTATTCTTCCCGGTAGCACTGGCGCTCCAATAAATGTTGCTGATCTTAAAGCGGCACTTACTGGTCAACCAGCAACGCTACAGATCATTCCTGAAAAATGTAGTGATGAATGGTATAAGGGATATGCCAAGGCTTATAAGCAGTCTGATATTACGGGCGTTCCAGTATCAGCAAATGTTGCTGCTGATATTCTGAATTCTATGCAGACATTAAATGCTAAAGCAAAAGCGTTTTGTAATTATGCCGGAGATGAAGATGACGATGTTGAGGTTGCTCACGGTGATCCGATGCCGGTGTATGCTGGTCGCGTGAGCGAACCGGAGTCGATCCCTGACGAGGATTTAAATCTTGACGGCCAGCAGACACGACTCTTAAAAACGGTGGTCGAGTTCCTAAACCAAGTGAGTACACCACTCTACTTTAGTAATAATCGATTCCTAAGTAGTGCGGCCAAAGACTTGGCTAATCAGATCAGCGACAAGTTTTGCATAGGCTAAAGATGAATGATCCATATGACGATGAGCCATACAACGATTATGATGACTATGATGATAGTCACGACTATGATTACAGTCAGTCAGATTGGAAAAAGTTTTATTTCAAATTTGACATTAATCCATACGGATCATTATCAGATTGGTTCAAAAAAATGATGGAGGATTTGATAAACTATAAAACGCCAACTCTTCCAGAGGGTTTTTCTCCTGTTTCGTTTCCTGTGAATGATTTGTTTTCCCAATATACAGCGAGTGGGAGCAATCCCCTCCTGTATTTGGGGAACAATCATTACAATGAGCCGATATGGAAGAAGAAAGATTTTATCCAAGACAAACTAGGAATAGCGTATGTTTTACATTTACAGAGTAATGCTGGGCATTTTATTAGTCAGCCGAGATATTATAAAGGGCTTTTTGACATACTTAATTAGGTTTGTATATGAATAAAGATAACTGGTATATAGTAGATGATATAGATGAATTTGTTTTATCCACAAGAAAATTGATCTACAACCATTTTGGCAAAGAAAAATCTAATCAGTCTAAATTTGATTCTCTTATGCTAACAGAGATTAATCCAGACGAACAAGAAGAATTTGATCAAGTCTTAACTCAAGAAGAATCTTTGCTAATAGCAAAAAATATTTTGAAAAAACAAACGCATAAAAAAAGCAATGAAGTAAGATATTTGGTTTCTGATAATCTCTACCGTGATATGGTAGAAAGTTTGAATGATCGTATGGTTAGTAATATATTGAATAGTTTAGTTAATAAGGGATACTTAGAAAGTGGATACGATGCCGAATCAAACGATTTCGTATTTTGGATAAAAGAAGACCAAGATGAGCAAAATAAAGAAAAACCAGAAACCGATTGAATACGACATTCATCTAAAATATAAATGCAAAAACTGCTGTCAAGACCACTGGCTATCTTTTAACGAAGCATCTACAAAAAATTTCAAAATTGTTTGTTATTGTGGTAATGTTTTTGGAGTTAAAAGAGTAAGTAAATGCAAAATAATCTATACTAAATCAAACACAGTTAATAGTAAAATCATAAAATCATGCCTAAGTGTTTTATTAGGCTATGGCTATGATAAGGAGAGATCAGAACAAATCATTAGAGAAATATTATCGGCTTCACCAGAAATAAAACTTGCGGACTTAATAAAAAAATCTTTGGTAAAACTTGGAGAATAAAATGGCAACGAATTTTCGACCCTCTTGCTTTAGCGATATAGTTGGACAAACAGAATCTATTAACAGACTCAAAATCATAACATACGGATGCAAAATGTCCGATGGTGTTATGCCACATATTCTAATTGATGGGCCTCCAGGTCTTGGTAAAACAACAATAGCAAGTGCTATTGCTAATGAGTTAAATGTTAATCTGTATACGATTAATGCTGCTAATATTAGAGCAATCAAAAATATTCTCCCATATATCATGGGTTTATCTCCACGATCAGTTTTATTTATAGATGAAATTCATAGACTACCAAAGATTGTCGAAGAATTTTTGTATCCCATCATGGAAGATTTTGTATTAAATATTACTGTAAAAAATGAGGAAGATAAAGACGTTCCAGAAAAAATTGATATTCCTCAGTTTACTCTGGTAGGAGCAACAACAAGCGGTGGAACTTTAAGCCAGCCTTTCTATGATAGATTTACTATCAAAGAACATTTGAGTTTCTATAAAGACGAAGAATTAGCTAAACTTGCCCGGTTGAACGCAAATAGACTCGGACTAATTGTTTCTGACGAGGACTTATTAGAAATAGCAAGAAGAAGCAAAGGAACGCCACGAATTCTAAATGCCAGACTACAATGGTATAAAAATTTTACCGCCTATCATAGTGGTAAAACTATAACAGTAGAGGAGGTATTTAATAGTCAAGGCATCGACAAGGATGGTCTGGATAATTATGATAGATTATATCTACAAATTTTACATAAAGCCAAGGGAAGTCCTCTTGGATTAAAGAGTATATCATCAATGACAGGTATAGCAATAGACACAATTGAAAACAGTATTGAGCCGTTTCTTTTGAGAAAAGGATTTGTTCAAAGGACACAAAAGGGAAGGATTATAGGTTCATATAAGATATGAAATACAAGACATGGATTGTTGCATTATTTTTTATTTTTTGTACAACTATATCACTAGCAGACAATAAATTTCCTATTTTTGTTGATAGTTTGTTGGATGCTATTGTAGAATCAGAAAATTCTAAAAAAGATGTGCTGCTAATCTTTAGTGCTGACTGGTGTAAGTTTTGCAGAGTAATGAAGAAAGATATAGATAATAATATACGTGATTTAAACGGTATAATTATTAGTTATGTGGATGTTGATAAAGATCCAGAACTAGCAAAAGAATTTAAAGTCAAACAGTTACCGGATTACATAATACTAAGGAATAAGATAGAGATAAAAAGAAAAGTAGGATACAAAAATTTTGAAACTTTTAAACGATGGTTAAAAGATAATGATTAAAGAATCAGTATTTATAGTTTTTTCTATATGTGTAATGGCATTATTTTTTCTGGTAGGCTATACTCTAGGGAGAATGTCAGCAAACTATGGTGTATATGATGGTGATATTAAATCGTCAATAGTTGATAACAGTAAGAAAAAACAACAAAAGAACAATATAACAATTGACGACACTAAATATGTTGTTGATATTAAAACGGATGATATTGAGAAAAAGTATCATTCATTAGGAGATAAAAAAACATCAACAGACAACATCAGTAGTTCTGTAGATAAACTCAAAAACTTAAAGAGGTAATAATTATGGCAGGAAAAGGTTGTGACGTAGGCACTAGTTTTATTGTTTTAGCAAAAGAAACACCTAATGGAATCGAATACAAAGATTTCCGTGATGCTTTTTATGTTATCAAGCCTACGACCCCAGTTTCTGTCAAGATGATCGAAAAAGGATTAACAGGCAAAGTTTTTATCAAAGATACTGATGGATCATTTGTTCTTTTGGGCAAAGACGCTATAGAAAAAGCAGTGGAAAGAAACGATAATGCTAAAAGACCAATGAAAAAAGGCGTTGTTTCCGCACAAGAAAAAGACGCAAAAAGAATATTAGCGTTTATTCTAAAAGAAGTTGCTGGCACAGCATCAGAACCAAATGAGAAACTTATTTTTTGCGTACCAGCACAACCAGTAGATGTTGAAGATGATGATTTTGATATAGGCTATCATGAAGATGTATTAAAGTCTATATTCCAAGAATGTGGATATGATGCTAGAAGTATCAATGAAGCGGAAGCAATCTGTTATGCGGAACTGGAGGCTGAGGACTATACTGGAATTTCTGTATCGGCAGGATCTGGTATGCAGAATGTCTGCGTTATGCTTAATGGTGAACCAACCGTAAAATTCAGCACCACTAAATCTGGAGATTTTATCGACAGAATGGCCGCTGTTGCAACAGGAGAAAAGGATACTGTAGTTCAAGCGGAGAAAGAGGGTGGTGAATTTGTTATTGGTCAACCTAATGATAATCCAGTATTAGCTGCCGTATCTGCATATTATGAAAGATTAATTGACTATACAACAAAACAATTAGCAGCATCATTAACAAATCATAAGTCTTTACCAAAATTTAAGCAACCATTAAGGATTGTGGTAGCCGGAGGAACATCATTAGCCAAAGGTTATGTTGAAATGTTTCATAAAAAATTATTAGAGAATAACTTCCCCTTACCTATTAAAGAAGTTGTTCATGCCGCTGATCCTTTACATGCGGTAGCAAAAGGCTGTTTAATAGCAGCTAAGATATTGTGATGTTTGGCATATTTAAACTAAGATATGCCACAAGATCGCCTAAATGGTCAAAAGTTAGAGAAAACCATCTGAAAGAAAATCCACGCTGTTGTGCGTGCGGTAAAAATAAGAAGCTAGAAGTTCATCATATAGTTCCTGTGCATATTGATTCTTCCAGGGAACTTGATCCTAGCAATCTAGTCACACTATGTGCAGATCCTTGTCATATAGTATTTGGCCATTTATTAGACTTTAAAAGTTGGAATATTGATGTTATAAAAGATTGTGAGGTGTATTATAATAGAGTAAAAAATAAACCCTTTAAAAAATAAAAGGGATTTTGATGAGATACATTTTAATTCTTATTATAACATTTTTTTGTTCTACTATATCAGCTGGAACAATTGATCCGTCAACTCCTCAACAAAAGTATCTTGAGTACGGAAAAAAATTCAGATGCATAGCCAGACTGTGCGGTAAAGATCGTGCTGGAACAACGTATTGCGCATCTGCCGTCGCTATTAAACCAAACTGGTTCCTGACAGCGGCTCATGTCGTTAAAGATATTGAAACGTGTCATATTACCATAGAAAACAGAGAGAAAATATGTGTAGATAAAATATATTGTCATAATAAATTTGATGATAATATTTTTGGATATAATGATATTGCTTTGGGATATGTAGCTCAAGGCTTAGATCTAGATTTTTATCCAGAATTATATACAGACAAGGATGAGACTGGTAAGATATGTTCAATGTCTGGTTATGGTTTAACCGGTACGTTTCTAACTGGATCAAAAGATTCTGATTCTAATCGCAGAGCCGGGTCGAATATTATCGACGGGATACAAAAACAATTATTGATTTGCACACCATCTAAAAGTCACCAGAACTCTACAGAGCTAGAATTTCTTATTGCTAGTGGAGATAGTGGTGGCGGTTTATTTATTGATTCAAAATTAGCCGGAATTAATTCTTGCGTAATAGCCGCTGATCGTAAACCAGACTCATCATATACCGATGAGAGCGGACACACAAGAGTTAGTGAACATACTGAATGGATTAAATCTATTATAAATAGTAACTCAAATGAGAAATAAAGAATACAGCCTATTACCTTTTATTAGAGAAGATATTCACGGGTTATCCCCGGACGATGCTCAAATATTTGGTTGGGAAATAACAAAATTTGATATACCAAATTTATGGAAATATTCTACAGGCAAAAGTGTTAAGATAGCTGTGATAGATACGGGATGCGATTTGGATCATCCAGATATTAAAAATAATATTATTCAAGGTAAGAACTTCATAGATAAAAATAAAGATCCGTATGACGATAATGGTCATGGATCTCATTGTGCCGGAACAATTGCCGCGGAGAACAACGGGACGGGTATGGTTGGGGTCGCCCCTCAAGCAAAGATTATGCCTGTCAAAGTTTTGAATAGTGCTGGTCAGGGAGGTTTACAAAATATAGTCAATGGTATTATTTGGGCTGTTGATGCTGGGGCGGATATTCTTTCATTAAGTTTAGGTTCTACATCTCCAGCTATTCCTTTAGAAAATGCTATCAATTATGCTGCATCAAAAGGATGTATAGTATTTTGTGCTGCTGGAAATAATGGAGTAAATTCAGATATTACATATCCAGCAAAATACGACCATACTATAGCCATAGGAGCCATAGACAAAAACCTAGAACGTACCCAGTTTACCTGTAGCGGTGAGACGCTTGATTTTCTAGCACCAGGGCATGATATTTTAAGTTGTGTACCTGGAGGACATTACGCTTTAATGAGCGGAACCAGTATGAGTACTCCGTTTGCTGTAGGGTGTGCTGCTCTATTATTAGACTATACTAGGCAAGTCAAATATTCAGCAATTAATGATATATTAAAAAATACAGAAGATTATATTAATATTTTTAGGAAGAAAAGCAAAAGCTTAAAAGATCCAAAATTTTCTGGACAGAAGAAGTACGAGGGGTATGGAATACTATACCCTTTTCTTGCTGGTAGATAGTCAGGGCTTGTATACGTTATAAATATTTTCTATTGCTTCTTTATCGTACTTACCGCTATATCTTAATCTGGCTTTTTCTTTCTTTTGCCATGCTTCTATATCTCTATAGTAGCTATTAATTTGGCGACCATTAAAGTAAGTTCTAATTTTTTTATTTTTATTATCCAGCTGCATAGAGTACGCTGTTTGATTATTAATATTTGCTTGAGATTCATTTAGTAAATAATTACCTTGACTATTAATAAGTGCAGCTTCACCATTTAATAATCCTTGTTGTTGGGTTGATGCATAGTTATTATTGAATAAAATTCCTTGCAATGCCAGATCGGCGGCCTGAAAATTATTTGGATATTGTGCCATAGAGATTTGACAATATAGTATAATTGCAATAGAAATAAAGTATTTTGTTAAGTGTTTCATTGAAATCTCTTTTTTGTATGTGTCAACCACTCATAATAATAAACAGGCCAATTGAAAAAGCAACAAAAAAATTATGCAAGTTTGATTAGAACTCCTAGTTCGTGGAAAATCTTAAACAATACGTATCTATCGCTATTAATATTTTGTTTGCTTATATAAGTTTCTACGGCTGCTTTTACACCAGGTAGATCTGGTCGTTCATAATCATGAAATACAATACAGCCTCCCACAGATAGTCTTGGGTATACTAGAGATAAACTATCAAAAATACTATCATAGAAGTCTCCATCCAAAAAACCAAAAGAGATACTATCAGGGAGATCCTTGGGACCAATGTTGCTAAACCAACCTTTAGTAATAATTGGCGGAACCAAACCATTTTGTTCAAAATTAGCAATCAAAACATCTTGTGTTGTCTTAAGTGTGCCAGATTTCCATCCTGTATTTTTTTCATAGTCACTCAATTCTGGGAGCCCCTCGAAAGAATCATAAACATATAATTTTTTATGAGATAATTTATTATCTAACATCATTCTGAGATATTTAGACGATTCCCCAACAAAACAACCAAACTCAACAACATCTCCTAGTATATTATTATTAATAGTATTTTCTAATAACGATATGAGCATTCTAATTTGATCTTTAGATATGATACTTGCATCAATGCATTGATTAGGTCTTCGTAGTAAAAGATTAGCGGTTTGAAAGTTTATCATATTATTCCTTAATAAAAGATCCCCACGCAACAGAGACCATTTCTTCGTGCATGAAGGGTTTAAGATTATATTTGTCTATAGATAGTTGTATATCTGAGTCTTTGATTTCGTGCCAATTCCATACTTTGCCCTTCATTGTGGTATTAAAATATTCTGTTGTTGGAGCATAGTCATGTGTCATGATTATATCGTCTTTTTTAAGGTATTGTGATAGTATATTGAACTCACAAACTTTGCACCCTCCATCACATAGAACTATCGCTCTGCCATCAAGACCAATAAAATCAGATACTGAACTATCTATAAGTCTAGTATATGATTCATTAAAAATATTTTGTACTTTTACATCTATAGTATCCGATACCATCTCTTTATACCAAGATCTCTCAGAAATATCGTAAGATAAAATTTTGGTATTCAGATTATAGTTTCTACAAGCATAATCCAGAAAATTTGTAAATCCACCTAGAGCTGTACCTATTTCTAAAATTCTATTAGGTTTAGTTGTATGTATAAAATCCCAAAAAATACCGTATGCATGATGAGATTGTTGTGCAGAGTGATTTCTCCATGCTGACAAACCATCATTGTTTTCTAAGTCTATTTTTCTAGTAATGTCACTATTAATACTCATTAGAACCTCACATGTAGACGGCCTGATATATCATTAAATTCAAAACAGCTAGATAATGATCTTAATTCTTGCCAAGAAAAAGTCATGCCAGCATCTATAACGCTCATGCCAATCTCGACGCCCTCAGCAAAAGTCCAAAGATTATTGTCTATGCAAAATTGATTTCTATTTTTCCACGCTTCAACAAATACAGATAATTTATTGGTATTCTTAAGTATAAAAAATTGCTCATTACACACATGAGCGTTGTCATATTTTGATGTTTCATTTAAATTATAGGGAATAATTTTATGTTTCCAAAAACATGACCACTCATCATTTTTTCCTGTTCCTATAAGATGAGGTCTTTCGAAATAAAAATCTAATGTATTGTTATCAAAAAACATATCTAGTTTGCTATAATTGTATCTTTCATGTATCCTCCAGTCAGCATCTGTATATATAATATACTCAAAATTATAATTTAGTGCTTTTTCTATAGCTTGGTATTTTAGATTATAGTTAAAGCCATTTCCAACTCTGGTAATAGTGTCGGCATCTACAGGAATTATAGTAGTATTACTAGGCACATCTAAATGAATAAGATCAGATATTATTATTCTGTGAACATCTATGTCTTTTGTTAGAAGCTCATGACTAAACTTCAAAGCGCGATCAAGATAATCTGTTCCTATCGCTAAAGTAGTATATATATATTTTTTCATAGATTTAAATCATTAAGAAAAGCTAGAGATTTTTGACATAACGGATTATCATTTTCGTCTAGTTGTATACCTATAAAAAAAGATTTATTGTCCCTAGGAATATAATTACTAGAATTGTATTCACATCTATAAATATTAGGAGATATATAATAATTATACACAAAGCTATTAAGCATCTCTTGGTCTTTACCCCAACCCGTATCGTTTTCAGATATAAACTTGATAAAAAACTCTTCAAAAACATTCCCAATGTTTCTCATGCCAATTAAACCCCCAGGAACCTGAGAGTGCCACGGATGGTCTCTGATAATAAAAAAGTTACTATCTGAATCTATCCAATTATCTATATAAGTTTTTTCTCTGCTAGTCAGACGAGAATCGAGATCCCTTGCTATGCATGGAGTATTATTAAAAAAAGATAAATATCTCCAAAACATTCGGGCATTGAATAATTTTTCTCCTAATCCAAATGAATCTGGATCAACAACCGAAACATTTCTATATGTTTTTAATTTTTTAATTGTCTCATAAGACGTTACTTTATCATTGGTATAAATGGTAACAGTCCAGTCAGGCATGATTTCGGATGCTATCTGTGCATTTTTATATGCTCCTACAACATATTTAGGATCATCTCCATAAAGACAAAAAGATATAGTTTTATTCATATTATTTTTCTTCTATAATTTTTTCTAAAAAGTTTAACAGATATTCTTCATCGAAATATATTGGCAGTTTGTTATCTATAAAGAATGGTTCGCCAAGCATTTTTACCATTTTAGTTTTATCATTTATTAATTCGTCTAAATAAGAAAAAACATCCTCTAGACTTTGAAATTTATGACAATTAACAAAACTGTCAGGATTGAATCCTTCATTTTCTATAAATCTATTGCCCCAGAAAATAGGAATCGTATTCGCAGCAAATGCGTGTATTATTTTTTCCTGAGTAAGATGATCAGTATCTGTATACTGAAAAGCAATATTAAAAAAACAGTCTTCAAAAAATTTAATTTTATCTCTATATACTAGTCCATCTATTTTCCCTATATAGTTTGGATTTGAGTAATTATGATATTGACTCGTATTAAGAGTTTCTTCTGGTGAAACTGTATTTTTGAATGCTCCACTAGCTTTAATCCAGTATTTTTTTTCTATGATATCACAAAGTTTTTTTCTATCTTCATTAAAACTATTCTGGACTATACTACAAAAATATTTTTTGGTATAGAAAATTTGTCTTGCGTCTCTTTTTTGTGTTAACCAGCCGAATTTATTTTCAAACAATCCCCCTTCATTATGAAGAACGTATGCATCCAATACATACGTTGGAAATCTAAGATATCTGTCATGTTCTATGTGTTCATATCCAAGAACATAATTATTCTCTCCACGAGTCAAATGACTATGATATCCGGGATTAGCTTCTCCGCTAATGAATATCTTTTTTACATTACTGGAATAATCGCCTATTCCTCGTATCTTTTTTTTAGTAAAATAATCTATTTCATTTTCTATGTAAAATAAATTACTATATATAACTATATCAGGATTTTCGCTATCTATTACAACTTCGTATTTTAGATTCAAGATTTCAATAAAATAATTAATCCAAGAAAAATTTCCAACATTATGAAAATTAGATCTAGATATTTTAAGTAATTTCTTCATTGGTCTATTGCTTTAGAAAAATCCCTGTAACCAAACCACTTTCAGACCAACGATTATCTTCGATACATTCTAATGTTTTAAAATTATTTTTTGTAAATATGTCTGCAAGATTTTGACTATTGAAATAATTTACATGAGCAGGATCATTGTAGCATTTTTCGTAAGGTACGCACACTATAATATGTCCACCGCTCTTAAGACTGACATAAAATTTTTGTAAGATATAATCCAAATCTTCTGGATATATATGCTCTAACGTATGAAATGTATAGATTGTATCAAAATAGTTATCAAAATTTTCATTCAAAAAATTGCCAGATAAAAATTTGACTTTATCTATTTTAAGTTTCTCTTTAGTTTCGATAGCTAGTGATATTGAATTCTCATTTATATCATAACCTATAACTGAATCAATTGAGCCAATTTCGCTAAGTAAAAAAGTGCAGGCGCCATGATTACAGCCAAAATCTAGGACATGCCCTTTCGCTATGTCTGAATAATGTCTCATAATTTGGCCATTAGGATGATCTCTCCATTTATCTGGAATAGGATCTCTTGTTATGTACTGTTCTTTTTCTTTATATTTTATTATGTCTATATTCGTCATAGGTTTCCTGTTATCCTTTCACACCAACCTTTGCTCTTGCTGAAAGGCCAAACGACCCAATATTTTGGTTTAACGGCAGTTGGGAATTCTCTCCAAACTTTACAATAATTATCCGGATCATGTTTCATACTATTTATTTCGTTTATATCAGCATCTTTTCGATACAGAGTATTATCATTCTCATCATGGAAAGCAACTACCCAAAATTCGTAATCATTTTCTGGAACTTGACTATACTGAATATCTATGCAGTGCTTAAAGATACTAGAAAAACTACTCATCCAATCTTCTTCGCTATTAAACACATAGGGGTTGGGTGGGTATTGTTTATCTAAAGTATATTGCTGAACAGCTCTTTTAGAAAAAAGAATTCCAGCATATTTTTCATAATCTCTTAAAGATCTTTCGGTGCCAAATCCATATATTCCATCGTGGCCCTCTTGTTTTTCTCCATCCATTCCAAAAAGTTTTCTGTTAGTTAAGTGAGAGGTATTGTTTTTTTCTCCCCATTTAGGATCATCATCCCATTGTTTTGTTCGTCCTTTTCTTGTATATTCATGCCATATAAGAGCCTTATGAGGATGAAATAGATCATAGCCATAAGTAAATGCTCTGACCCCAACACTGATCTCCTCGCCATGGAAATAGTAATTAGGATTATGCTGGACTTCTTTGCTAAATTGTCCAAGAGTGAAACAGAAGTGAGCCGAATAAAATCTTGCCGGGACCGGAGAGTCTAATGATTCATGATTAGGTATAGTTTCCGGTAGAAAGAAAACAGCACCCTCTGGAATAAATCTATCAAAAACCATCCTCCAAGGTTCCCTCGCTCTGCCAGCCGGATCGTTGTTGGGATCAAAAGACGATACGTACCCTGTAAGTAGGGGTTTTTTGTACCCTTTGGTCTGTAAACTCTCTATCATCTCAATAAATTCAGTATCCCAATTTTTAGCAAATCTCATATGGGAATCTATTTGCATAGTATATTTTTCATCTTTATATAATTGCTGAACTTGATGCCGAGCCCAACACACACCTTTAGATTCTTTATATGGGATATTTAATATTCTGAATCTGTTATCCTGTTCATATTTATCTAGATTATCAAATTTATCTTCAGGATGATATTGTCTTGCTATCCCAAAAACAAGATTTTCTGGATTAGAAGCATTATTTAATGCATCTTCAATAGTCAGAACTAATTGAGGATCCCTATAAGAAGCTATTTGTATAAAAATAGTATCAGTTTTCTTTTCTTGCGTTTGATTCATAAAAGTGAACTCTGTTGTGAAAGATTGGACTAGCTAATAATATTGCCGAAGAAACCTTCTTATCTCTTGTTAAAGAATATATGTGACTCATCCATGTTTGTTCAAACGGATAGGCCCATGTTGTATCAAGGAATAACTTTTGATTACCCTTCTGACCTATAATATGAGGCCAATTACAATAGTAAATTTCTCCATCAACATACGGGTTTCCGTTTATCGTTTTTATGTTATTAAATACTGTGTTTGGTTTGCTATTTATGTTACCAAAATATTCTATCTTTTTGTCGTGTGGTAAATTATGCCAACTCCATTGTTCTCCGTTATGACCATAAAATTCACTAAATGAAAATTTTAGAAAATCATAATCTTCTTTATCCATAATTTTTATTAGAGTATCGAATAAATTATTTACTTTTCTTTTGAATCCGAAACCACAAGTTTCATCTATTTCCATTCTTAGTAACATATCGTCTTCAAAAAACATCATATACTGGGATTGGCTATCTCTAAAGTGTTCTGCGGCTCTTTGTCTTGCTCTGCATATTCCTAAGTTTCCTTCACGTATTTCTTCTACAAAATCGTATTTTCCTATTATCTCTTCGTAGGCAGGAAACAGTTCTTCTTCAGTTGTGTTGTTTATTAGTATCTTTTTGGTATTATTGAGGAATTTTTGATCATATTTTTCAAATGAATCAAGTACCATCTGTAATTGTTCAGGCGAATTAAATGCATTTATATATAGAAGAATATCTTCATTTTTGTGAATAGAATCTTTTCTTTTGATTTGTAATTGTGTCTTTTCTGTTTTTACATTTTCAAAAAACGTATTAATAAGACCATCACTATTGATCATTTCGTGTTGAAAAATATCTGGTTTTAGATATGTCATCAACGTAAAAATACTTTCCTCAGTACCCATAAATCCTTGATTAAGAGTATCATTTAATAATGAATAGTATAGATCGTTTGCCGAAGATATGTAGTCTTTATGGCCACCGAAGAACCCTCCTCTAGCCACTCTATTGACATTCATATCACATATGTTGTTCATCTTATTAATATCGAAACCGTGTATTTCGCTATTTGTTTCGTAAGGGAAACATACAAACAAGAATTTTTTTACAAATTTCTCTATTTTGTCTACAACATTATCACTACTAAAGTATCCGGTATGAACAGTATTACTTATTCCTCCGTCTAGCCAAAAGTAGTAGTCAGAATCAAATGGGTTGTATAGTTTAGCGTTATGCAAGAGAAACATTTTACTCATAACCATAGGATTATACCATTCCATGGTTGCTTGAGTACTATCTCTAAGCCACCCAGCTTGAGCCAGCCACGCTTCATTCTGTCTTATTGCTTGTATTTTATCGAAAAATGGAAAAAATCCACCAGAAAAATCCTCTTTTCTATGAGGATAAACTACTGTATTGGATCTATCTCGTACCTTCCAAACCATATCTTCTAGAGATGGATCTATAAATATAGCAAGATTGATATTTTTAACAGATAATAGGTCGTTAAACTTTGATATATAGTGGTCAAAACCCCTAGACCAACCTTGTGAAAGATCGCCCCTACCTAGATCCCATATACCTGTGACAATAGTAGTGGAGCGCATAAAGACTAATTATTACCTAAGTAGTATATCTACCCGACCTGCATAATCTTATGCTCAAAATGATGTTATGTCAAGAAAAAAGATTTTTAGACTTCGCATCATGTGTCTTGACACAATCGAATCATCAGGTTATCATATGGTTGTAAGTTTTAAGTTTACCGTTGATACTTTTTTCAGAAAATGAACAAAAACAAAGACGATTTTAGTGATAGAAAGGACTTTCGTAGGAAAAACCTTAAAAACAAATCCTTGGATAAAAGGGATAAGTTTGAAGACGATGCCTATATCCCAAAAGCTCGAAAAGAAATAAAAAAGAAAGTACAAGATATGCGAGCTGAAGAAATTTGGGAAGACTGGGAAGACTGGGAAGATCACTACAATAAATAAAAGAATATCCAGATGACTAAATACATTGAAGAACTCAATAATGGAGATTCTTTTACCATAGATTCTATTATCTACATTCTTACCACAGACTTTAAAAGATCTGGAGAAAGATCCGCCGTATCGACTAAAGATGGGCGTTGTAGGTGGTTTGGTCCAAGTCAGATAGTTAATACTTGCCAACTATATAGTATGGATAAAGACAATAACATAATACCTATCAAGATATCAGAGAAACCAAATGCTTTTAATCAAACTTAAAGTATTTTTGCGGTCTTTATTTTTCCATATCTATTCTGGATTTCCAAAATCTACGAAAGAAGAAATACTCTACAGATTTTCTATATGTAAATTATGCACTAGATATAACGCTATTAAATCAGAATGCATGGAATGTGGATGTAATCTTAGCGAAAAAAAAATATTTTTAAACAAATTAGCTTGGGCAGACCAAGAGTGTCCTATAGGTAAATGGCCCAAAATCAAAAGGTGAACTATGAAACCTAGAATGGCTGAGAAATATTCAAATATTATTTATACCAATCAAGATATATTTCATAATGCGACTCAAAGAATACTTGGAGGTAATAATGGAGCTACTGTCTTTATTCCTCATGTATGTAATAATCTAGATATGTTCGGAGCCGGATTTGCTGCTCAAGTTGCGGACAGATACCCTTCTGTAAAAGCCGATTACCATATGTTGGGTAGGAATTTTCTAAAAAATAATTTCGGATACGCCCAAATACTTAAAGTTAATGAAGATTCTAAATATAAACATAAGCTATATATAGTAAATATGATAGCACAAAATGGCATAAAAAATATCACCAACCCAAGACCTCTGCACTACCCTGCTCTGGTTAGAAGCATGACTCAGATAGCACAATTCATAAGCGCCAACACAGGATTCCTAAACAAAACAGAAAATGTAGAAATACATGCTCCAAAATTTGGTAGTGGATTAGCTGGAGGAAATTGGAATTTTATACATGACCTCATTGTTGATACTTGGGGCAAATTTTTTGTAACAATCTATAACTACAAGAAATAATAATGGATAAAATATCTACGATAGGACTATTCAGAGACTCTTCTACAAATATCAAGAATACCCTTGATTCATTAGATGATCTTAAAAAAATATGTTTACCAAGTTTTTATTTTTATGAGAATGATTCCGTTGATGATACAAAAAACATTATTAAACAATGGATATCTGATCATGACGGTGACTTGTTATCAGAAAATCTAGGAGCACCAAAATATGGCTCTGTAATAGACATTAACAGATTTGTATTCTTGTCCTATTATAGAAATAAAGCTAGAGATCTAATAAAAAATACAGAATCTGAATTTACTATTTTATTTGACACTGATATTCTTTTTGATAATAATCATATAAACCTATTACTTACAGCAATCAAGAGTTTAGATTGTGCTATGGTAGTATCGAATACAAGACAAGATATACCAGATTTAATGCTAGATGAAACACCAGATAGTTTTTATGATGTACTACCGATTAGAGATCTCTATAATAATAGCGGATTATATTTCACAGACTGTCCGTTAGTATTGGATGCGGACAGAGAAAAATGGCAAGCTAAAGTCCCAGTTAAAATAAATGCAGGTTTTAGTGGATTAGCAATAATAAAAACAGAGATATTAAAAAAATGTAAATGGTCTACATCCGGTTTAGTGGAGCATATAAATTTTTGTTCAGAGGTCCTTGAGTATAATGATATATATATAATACCAGAATCTAAACCGAGAGTAATATTAGACATCAAGACACTACCTATTCATAGGTTTAAAGAGTCAGCGATACAACAGAAACAAATATATCAAAATATTAATATGATATATAATACATCGATATCAAAACATATTAACATACAATGAATAAATACATTAAAAATATTATAGATGATCAGTTCTCAGTATACGAGAAACCCCAAAACTATAGTATAGATGATATTATGCTTGAGGATGATGATATATTATTACAATATGCAGATAATAATATTAACTTAAACGCAAAAGACAATTTGAGCCCAGGATGTAAGTATAGATTAGAACTATTACTGCCTTATATTCATAATTATATAACAAATAGAAATATTAAGAAATTTGATCTTCTAATAGGCTTGGGAGATTTGATTAGAAAAGAACACAATATACCATCAATATGTTTTTCAAAAAATAAAACAATAAATAGCATACTAATTCCAAATATAGATTTTTTCACCGGAGCAATACACCAGTTCTTCACCACTGTACAAAAAACAGATATACCCTACACTCTCAAGCTTAAGAATTCTATATTTATAGGATCATCAACAGGACCATTTAAGAACAATACACGAGCACTGTTCTGTGATATGTGTCTCGGTTCAGATAGACACAAAGCATATATTCATAACTTATGTCAAAACGACAGAGAAGAATGGATCAAAGAGTATCCGAATATTGAGAAATCTATTGTTGAAGGTATTGGTATATGGGATCAAATTAAGAGTAAAGTTGTAGTAAATATCGACGGCAATACTGCATGTTGGAGCAGACTGTATTGGCAGATGTTGTCCAACTCTATCCCTGTATATATTAATAAAATCGATACTGATATTCAGTTTTTTGACTACATAGATAATAGTAGTACCTACGTATCTTGTTCTTTATCAGACTCTATTAAAACTATCAATTCTATTTTAGATTTATCTGACAATAATAAACAAATCACAGAGATGAATCAGGCAGGTAAAGAATATGTAACAAATTGCTTCGCCCCCTATATGCAAAATCCAGTAGAATTTCTGAAAACTACTATTACAGAAATTTTGGATAGATTACTACTAAATTGATATGAAAATCGCTCTGATATACTCTGGTCTGCCATCTTTTGATCAAGAGATATTTGATAATCATTACAAATATATCATCAAGCCATATAATCCTGATATTTTTATAAGCACGTATGAATCAGAAAAGATATCTGATATACATAATACATATAAGCCTAAATCTATTCATATAGAAGACTACAGCCTTATAGAACCATATTTAGAAAAATTATCATCTTTTATATTAAATGTTTGTCATGAAACCAAAGTAGTGAATAGCTTATCTATGTTCTATAAAATACATAGAGGTTTCTGTTTAATTGATAACTCATATGATATTATTATTAGAAATAGATTCGATATTAAATTTGATAAACAGCTTGAGATAGAACAAAATGCTTCTCTTAATGTTCCTTTTGGCGGCGATCACAGGGGAGGACTAATGGATATGTTTGCTTATGGAAACTATGAAAATATGTCGGTTTATAGTAATCTAGTATTGTTTATAGCTAGTTATTTGCGTTATCATAATGCTGTATTTCACCCAGAGTCTCTTTTAAGAGGTCATTGTAAAATAAATAATATTGATATCAAGAGATTTGATTTTAATATTTATTTAAGAGGTATGTGTTTCAACGATACGGCTCCAACATACTATTAATACAATGATTAAACTAATTATTTTCGATATGGATGGAGTATTGGTCGATATCAAAAATATGCATTTTGATACTCTAAATGAAGCATTACGTAATTATGACCCAAAATTTTCTATATCTTATGAAGAGCATATAGCAAAATATGATGGGTTGAAAACTAAAGACAAATTACATATACTAACAGCAGAAAAAAATCTACCACCGCAGTCCTATGACACAATATGGAAAGATAAACAAAAAGCAACGATCAAATACGTTAGAACTCTAAAACAAAACACCATAATATACAGCACCCTCAAAACCCTAAAAGAACAAGGTTATATTCTGGCAGTTGCATCAAACTCCATAAGAGATACTGTCAAACATGTTTTAGTATCAACAGGATACATAGATCATATCGATTTCTTCTATTCTAATGACGATGTTGCACGGTCTAAGCCAGATACAGAAATATATCTAAAATGTATGATTAGAGCCGGAATTGCTCCCAAAGAAACCGTTATTTTAGAAGATTCTCCAGTAGGTATTCATGGAGCAGAGATGAGCGGAGCCCATGTTATTCAAATTAAAAATACATCAGATATTAATAATAATTTAATTAGTAGGATTAATAATATGCATATAAAAACAACAGGATCTAAATGGAATGACCCAAAACTAAATATTGTCGTACCTATGGCCGGAGCAGGGTCAAGATTTGAACAAGCCGGGTATACATTTCCTAAACCTCTTATTGAGGTTCATGGCCAGCCTATGATCAAAACAATAGTCGATAATCTGAATATTGATGCAAATTATATTTTTATAGTTCAAAAACAGCATTATGAAAAATATAATCTTCAATATTTAATGAATATGATCACGCCGAACTGTAAAATCATACAGGTTGATGGCGTTACTGAAGGAGCTGCGTGTACAGTTTTATTGGCTAAAGATCTAATAGACAACGATTCACCATTGCTTTTAGCAAACTCAGATCAGTTTGTAGAGTGGAATAGTTATGATTTCATGTACTACTGCTCTAATTCTACAACAGATGGATGTATATTAACATTTAAATCCATTCACCCAAAATGGTCATATGCAAAACTAGATAATAACGGATTAGTAACAGAGGTAGCAGAAAAAAAACCAATATCAGATATCGCTACTGTCGGCATATATTTTTGGAAACACGGTTCAGATTTTGTAAAATATGCGAATCGTATGATAGAAAAAGATATTAGAGTTAATAATGAATTTTATGTATGCCCAGTATACAACCAAGCTATTCAGGATAATAAAAAGATTAATACATATAATATCTCAAATATGTGGGGACTCGGAACTCCAGAGGATTTAAACAAATTCGTAGAAAACTACGAGGGAGATATATGAGAATAGCATTTTGCATATCTGGACACTTAAGAGATTATAAAAGTCTTACAGATAATTTTTTTGAATTCAAAACTTTTTGTGAAAAATTTGGAACAGTAGACACATTTATTGCTACATGGGATAAGATAAGTACAAAATATTCGTGGTCAGCAGCGCATAATTTAACACTACATAAGAATACAGAAACTAAAGTTAGATATCAAGACATATCTGATCACTATAAAACAAAAGATGTAATAATTTTTGATGATGAATTCTATTCTTCTGACAGAAGTCCATTAAAATATCAGCATTTTACAAAACATCAATACAATTGGGATCACAGAGGTATTAGCAATAATGTCATACACTCTACGCGTATGTTTTTTTTAATCCATCAAGCTAATGTACTGAAATTAAATAAAGAATATTCTAACAATATAAAATACGATTTGGTTATACGATTAAGACCAGATATGCTGTTTCATAAACATCTTTATGAATCTATAGACTTTAATAAAATACTACATACTAATAAAATTTTTATTGTTCCACACTCAATGCCTCATAAAAATCACATCTCTTATTGCGACAGATTCATCATAGGATCTTCTAATCTTATGGACAAATTATCCTCAACTATGTATAATTTATCAATACCATTTAATAGAAATATTTTCGGAGATCCAGAAGATGTTCTCTTTCATGCTATACATAATATAATAGATCAAGACAAAATAGAATTTATGCAACCAATTGAAAACATTATATCAGAAAATAGTAATTTTTTAAGATAGAGAGCAAGAATAATATGATTATTATATTTGATGTAGGAGCTAATTTTGGTACCTTTTCTCTAGACATAACGAGAGAAAACCCAGATATTCTATGTTTTGCTTTTGAGCCTACCCCTTATCTGATAGATCATTTAAAAAAACAAAGTCAAGAATTTTCTGATAGATATATTGTGTGTCCATATGCTGTTTCGAATTATGTAAGAAAGGCCCAATTTCATGTTAGTGGGAATGCTGATTGGGGATGTAGTTCTTTACTACTATTTAATACGAATTTGAAAGAAACATGGCCAGAGAGAAACGACTTTAACGTTACGGATAATATTGAAGTTGATGTTATTACAATTGAATATTTTTTAGATAATATATACACTGGAAATATTTCTAAAATAGATTTCTTCCATTGTGATACACAAGGATCTGATCTGAATGTTCTTAAAGGTACCGGAAGATATATAAAACTAATAAAATCAGGTGAAGTTGAAGCCGCTAATAAACCAGATATTTTATATAAAAACCAAAATACTAAAGAAGATACTATTAATTTTTTAATAGATAATGGATTTTATATAAAATCCATTCTTCCTAATGATATGCATCAAAACGAAGTCAATATAGAATTTCTTAAAATTAATCATGAATATTTATAAAGAACAAAACTTAATTAAAGGATGGTTTGTTGGTAGCTTTAGTCCAACTGCTTACTCTACAGATAATTGTGAAGTAGCTATTAAAAGATATAAAAGAGGAGAATGTGAAAGTAAACACCATCATAAGATAGCAACGGAGATCACATTTATCATAGATGGAAAAGTTAAAATGAATGATAAAATACTAAATAAAGGCGATATTATAGTCATTTTACCAAACGAATCCACAGATTTCTTGGCAATGGAAGACACAATTACTTCTGTGGTCAAAGTTCCGTGCGTAGCAAATGATAAATATGAAAATTGACAGCAGATGATAGACCTGTACTGCATAACATATAATAACAATAGGATACTAAACGATTGGTTCTGCCAATCGTTATTAGAATCAGATTATCCTAGAGACACTACTTCTATATTTGTTATAGACAATCATTCATCGGCTAAGATAGAATACACATACAGACACTTAAATATTAAAATTATAGAAAATTCTTTAAGACCTAACTTTTCTACTGGTCATTTAAGTAGAAATTGGAATCAGTGTATCATTAACGGTTTTGAAAATCTTAATAGCCCAGCATGCGATGCGGTAGTATGCTGTCAAAACGATACGATACTACAGAAAGATTGGTACTATAGAATGTTGTATCTAAATAATAATCTAGATTTTTATTCCTTTGGTGCTGGAGATCAACTACAAGTATTCAATACTAGAGCTATCAAAAAAGTTGGATTGTACGATGAAAGATTTTGCTCAATAGCATACCAAGAAGCGGACTATTTTTTGAGATCTGTATTGTACAATACAGAAAAAACTAGTATTAATGACTATTATCATAAGAGAGTTCATAATCCTATAAAACCAGAAATTTGTATGATACAACCTTCAGAAATAGGATGTGAAAGAGACCCTCATCTACATAATATGGATCATCATAAACTATGTCTTAATCTTTTTCACAAGAAATGGCGAATTAATCCACATAATTGGAATCATGATAATATAAAAAATCTATCTCCTCAAATAGACTCTTTTATATATTATCCATATTTTGAAAAAGATATTGATAAAGACTCTTTAGTCAAACAAAAATATTTATTATGATTTTTATTTCGCATAGAGCTAATTTATACGGCAAAGATCCCACACGAGAAAATCGTATTACTTCAGTTAATGAATGTCTGAATCTTGGTCTACATGTGGAAATAGATGTATGGTTTCATAATGGATCTTTTTGGCTCGGTCATGATAAACCAGAATCTATTATAGATGAAAAATTTTTAGAGAATAAAAAACTATGGTGCCATGCAAAAAATTCTGCAGCGTTGTTTCGTATGTTAGATAACGCTAAAATACATTGTTTCTGGCACGACACAGATAAGCATACCATCACATCAAATGGTTTTATATGGAGTTTCCCAAATTGCCCAACCAACGAAAAAAGTATTTGTGTACTACCAGAAAAATATAACACTGTTATTGAAAACTGTTACGGTATATGTAGCGACTACATTCATAATTACATAAGCCAATATGGTTAACAATAGGTATTTGACCGCACGGTCCCGGTATCTTATAATATGTAAGGAACTGGTAGCCTGCACACTATGAACAATACTCTACTGCTATTTTTGGCTTTATCAATATTGGGTGGTATTGCTCACGGTCTTCTTAGAACGGTTGAAGTGAGACATAATCCATCAACCGGAATAAAACCATCTAAGAATCTATTTTCTTTTATTTTTATGGACACCAACAGATACTAATGAACAGACTTAAAAACCAAAGAGTCTATTTAGCCGGTGCTATGGATAGGGTTGCGGACAGAGGAACAACATGGAGAGATAATATAACTCCTTTTCTAGAAAATTTAGGGGTTGTGGTCTTCAATCCTATAAAAAAACCAACAGATATAGGTCTGGAAGATAATGAAAGTCACAACGTCAAAACAAAGTTAAAAGCCCAACATAGATACGATGAATTATCGTCTATGATGAAAACTATACGTGGCGTAGATCTTAGATTGGTAGATATTAGTGATTTTCTTGTGGTAAATTTAGACCTAGATGTTCATCCTTGTGGAACATATGAAGAAATCTTTGATGCTAATAGATCTAAGAAGCCAATACTCATACACGTTGAGCAAGGCAAACACTCAACTCCTGACTGGCTTTTTGGAACAATCCCTCATCAAATGTTTTTTTCTAATTGGGATGATATCAAAAGCTATCTATTGCATATCAATCAAGATGAAAACATTACAACATTCAATAGATGGCGTTTTTTCAACATGTGATTTATGCCCAAATACTATGTGGTATCAGGACAGATAAAATTTATTATTGATGCAAAAGACGAACTTACAGCTATTTTAGCAACAGTATCTCATTATAGAGGCAAAGGATTGCTATTTGGCCCACAAATATGCATTAATCAAAAAGGATTTACAGCACAAAAAAGCAAACAAAAATGTTATGATACAGATAAATTTCTAGGAATGTAATATGCAAAAAATAATTAATGATACAAAGTTGGATTTTGACGATGTACTTATAGTACCTCAAAGATCTACTCTTACTAGTAGATCAGAAATTAAACTCGATAGAACATTCAGATTCTATCATTCTCCCAGAGAATGGACAGGCATACCGATAATGTGTGCTAATATGAGTTTTTCTTCTTTCGACATGGCTAAAAACTTATCAAAATATAAGATTATTACTTGCTTACATAAATATCATAGTGTTAATGAGTTAATAGAATATTTTACTAATTATCCACAAAATATAGATTATACTTTTATTTCAATAGGATATAAAAAAACAGACCTTAATCATTTATTAGAATTTAAAAATAAAACAGGAATACAGCCGAATATCTGTATAGACGTACCGAATGGTCATATGGATGTTTTTGTAAAATACTGTAAGAAAGTTAGGGATAGCTTTCCGGACTCTATTATCATAGCCGGTAATGTTACCAATACATCGTCAACACAAGAATTGTTAATTTATGGAGGTGTCGATATTGTAAAAGTTGGTATAGGTGGTGGTAGAATGTGTACTACAAGATTTGTTACCGGATGTGGAATACCACAACTATCATGCTGCTTAGATAATTCCTATATCTCTCATGGACTACAAAACGGTTCCAAAAAATTAGGATTGATATGCTCAGATGGTGGACATAAAACAGTCGGGGATGTTTGCAAAGCTCTTTGTGCTGGTTCAGATTTTGTAATGCTCGGTAGTTATTTTGCCGGTACTGACCCTTGCGTTGGAGAATGGCAATACGAAACAGAATATAGTCAAGAAACCAACTTAGACTACTGGGAAACGCAAAATTTGAACACAACAATAAACAGAAAAAAGACTAAGTTTACATATTATGGAATGAGTACACATAAAGCACAAGAAATATTCGAAGATCATATTAAAGATTATAGAGCATCAGAAGGAACTGTCATCACCATACCATACAAAGGACCTGTAGAAAATGTTGTACAGGAATTGCTTGGCGGTATCAGATCCGCTTGTTGTTATATAGGGGCCTACCATATAAAGCATATGGCTAAATGTAGTCAATTTTGCAGAGTTAATCACATACATTCAAATAAAAATCCCGAGCTCGGTGTTTAAATGAAAATATCCTTATCCGCTCCTATAAACGATACAGGTTATGGTATAGCCTCTCTGAATATTATAAGGGAGCTAGCAAATCTAGATTATGATATATCTTATTTTGCTTTAGGACAACCGTCTGTTCATAATAGTCAAGACTATGATTTGATTAAAAAAATATTGCACAATCAAGATAATTTTGATGTATATGCTCCATATCTTAAAATATGGCATCAGTTTGATCTGGCTCAGAGAATAGGACGAGGTAAGTATTGTGCGTTCCCTTTTTTCGAACTAGATATTTTTAATAAAAGAGAAAAACTTCACCTATCTGTACCAGATGAAATCATAGTATGTTCGGATTGGGCGAAACGTATAGTGATTGAAAATGGTATAAAGAATCCGGTTAATGTGGTACCACTAGGTGTGAATAGACTGATTTTTAATGACATGGTTAAAAAACAAAGGAATGATGATAAGTATGTTTTTATTAATATAGGTAAATGGGAAATTCGCAAAGGACACGATATACTTATAGATATTTTCCATAGAGCTTTTCCTGATAACAATAATGTCGAACTTTGGATATTAGCACCAGAACATAATAATTCATATTCTAATGAAGAAGAATTAGAGAGATGGCATAAAAAATATTCTGGCGATAGGATAAAACTTTTTAACGGACTACCAACCCATGAAGATGTAGCAAGGCTTATAGCAGAAGCTGATTGTGGTATTTTTCCATCTAGAGCAGAGGGTTGGAATTTGGAACTACTAGAGACTATGAGTATGGGTAAACCTGTTATAACAACAAATTATTCAGCACACACAGAATTCTGTAATCAAGATAATGCTTATCTTGTAGATATTGCTTCTGTTGAACCGGCATATGATGGCAAAGCTTTTTATAAACAGGGCAATTGGGCAAAAATATCTGGTCCTGAGATTGACAAATTTACAGAATATATGAAATATGTTGTCAAAAATAACATTAGAAATAATCCTAATGGTATTATAACGGCTAAACAATATAGTTGGAAAAATTCAGCCACAATACTTTCTGGGTGTATTAAATAATAACCAGGAGATAATATATTATGCCTATTCCATCGCCAAACGGTAACGAAAAAAAAGATAAGTTTGTCTCTCGTTGTATGAGTGATGAGATTATGAAAAAAGACTACCCAGACACAAAACAAAGGGTAGCAATATGTTTGGGGCAAACAAAAAAAGATAAATCTACACTTATGGAAGAAATAGATGATAATATTATGGCCTCAAACAGCAATTGGGATGATGAATGGAATGAATTTATATGGGATATAGATTCGCCTAAAAATATCTATGATGAAAATGAAATGATTATAGCATCAGACAAACCCAAAGACAAAAAAGTAACACTTAACAAACCATTCAGAACTCCTGGCGGTCCTAAAAAATTTAGTGTGTATGTAAAAAATGATAAGGGTAATGTTGTCAAAGTTAATTTTGGCGATCCTAATATGGAGATCAAAAGAGACGATCCAGAAAGAAGAAAATCATATAGAGCAAGACATAACTGTGATAACCCAGGACCAAAATGGAAAGCAAATTATTGGTCATGTAAAATGTGGTCAAAAACAAATGTTTCAGATTTAACCTAATTCAATAAAGAAATAACGGAGAAATTGATCATGAGCGATAAAAAAAATATTGAAGAATTATTAGTTGAACAAGAATCACAAACCAAAGCTCAAGAGGTAGAGGGTTATAGCTCGCAAACCGTTATTGATTTATTAAAACAGTCTCTTAATATTCATTGGCAACAAACCACAGTATTATCCGCACAGGCTGTTCATTTAGAAAGATGGGGATATAAAAAACTTGCAGAAACCATTAAAGTAGATGCAGAAGAGGAGCATAAACATGCCATGATTAATTTGCAACGTCTAGAATTTTTTGATGCAGATTATCAACCACTGCTAGTAAATCCACCAGCATGGACAAGACATGATATGCTAGCTATGATTCAATACAATCTAAATTCTGTTAGAGAAGCATCTCAAACAGAAAGAGCAACAGTTGTTGCTGCTAGAGCAGTTGGAGACGAAATGACAGCAAATATGATGATTCCTCTTCTACAAGGTAGCGAAGACGGAATCACGCTATATGAGGGCTATTTAAAACTTATAGAACAAATGGGTCTGGATAATTTCTTGAGCATTCAGGCCTAAAATGGGTTCCTACAAAAAAATACTTAATGATATTTCGTATTATTTGACATCTAAAGATATAGATAATATCAAATATGAAGAATTTCTCATCGAGTATCCTGTACCGAATATTGTTAAATTTAACTGGCATGATATACTCCCATCTCCTTATAGAAATTCCAGTAATAAGACAATCAGAGAACTGGAGTTGCTAGAACAAAAAACGAACAGTAGATCTACCGAAGACGTAGAAATGCTATTGCTAATTGATGCGTCTCCAGAATATTATATCAATCAAATTATAGACAAATATAGATTAAACTCACATTTTGAGGCAATGAGAGAATTTTACAATATTATTAAGCCAATATTATTAAATCTCAAATATAAATTTAATAGACCAAGACCTTATCAATTAGCCAAAATTTATGGCTATGATATAAAGATTGTCAATACTCTAACGCATCACACACCGGCTTATCCGTCTGGACATACGGTGTATACAGCATTATATAGTAATATTTTATCATATTATTATCCCGAATATGCGACTCTTTTCGATCAAGCAATAGACAAAACAGCGTATGCTAGGGTTCTCCAAGGAGTTCACTATCCATCCGATAATCAAGCCTCAATTAAATTAACTAAATTTTTATTCGATAACCTATACCCGATGGTGCTAACATGACAGATAGAATCTATGAAATACTTAATGACATATCAGAAGCTGCTCAAAAAGCAACAAAAGAAAAATTAGAGACTTCAAACACTAAAGCAGAAATTGGAGATTTCACACAAATAGAACAATCTGAGGTTGAGACTCCAGAAATGGAACTGATGGAATATAAAAATGATTTCTATCAGATGAGCTTGGGTGCTATTAAGTCAATAGCGGTTCACGCTCAAGCCATCCTCGACGCCGTAGAAAGCGATTCTGTAAAAGAAGGCTTGACCGAGAGCTGGCTACAGGGTAAAATCGCCATAACAGAAGATTACATGCTCACCATTCACAATTTCCTAATGTTCGGAGAGGCAGAAGCCGATATCAATGAGGCAGAAGCGAAAAAAAATCTTCCAGGACTTTGGGAAAACATAAGGAAGAAAAAAGAAAAGATGGGGAAAAAATATAAACCAGCAAAACCAGGAGATAAAGATAGACCAGATCCTGAAACATGGAAAAAACTGACAAAAGACTAATTCGGAAATTTTTAAGAAACTAATCAAAGGATATTTACTAATGGAAAAACAGTTTGATTCTCTGTCTACATATATTTCTTTAGCCAAAAAGACCATATCAAAATTTGCTCCAAAGTTTTATAATGGTCTCTCAATAGAGATGCTTAAAAATGAAGAAGCTATCTCGGATGTTGCTACTGCATTGATGTATGCTGATTGGAGATTTGACGATCAAAGAACGGGAAAAACAGGCAAACAGAAAACACTATATTCGTACAGAAATCAATGTGCAATATGGGCTATCAAGACATACGTAACGAATAAGTATAAAAAGAAAAAGAACTACAGTATAGACTACGATAATGAAAATGATCAATCAATGAACTCTATGATTGCTGACGAATCTCAGAAATCGCCGTTGGATATTCTTATAGATTCAGAGAATGCAGAAATTCTATCTACAGGAATAGAGTGTTTATTAGATAATAACTTATTATCCTCAAAACAAAAACAACAAATTAGGATGTACTATTTTGAGGAAAAAACTTTGTCAGCGATAGGAAAAGAGTTTGGTGTCTCTAGGGAGGCTGTAAGACAAAATATTAAAAGAGGCTTAGATATTATTAAATCCCATGATCACAGCTAAAATAAAAATCTATATACTGATTTTTAATAAAGTTACACTCAAGCACGACATAGTATCTTTAGATAAAGACATATTAAGTATTCCATCAATAGATATATGCGAAGGAATGAATTTGCATAATTCTTTGTGTCAAGTTTTTGAATCTTACATAGACTTATCATCTATGTATATGAGATATAAACTTTATGATGTGTCGATAAATAACCAAGAATTACATATATCATATCTAATAATGCTACCATTTGGATCAAGAATCAAAAATTGTTTTTTAATACCATCATCAGCGACACAAACTAATAATGAAAATATTAAACAAATTCTTCAGCTTCTTTAAAAAGCCTCATGAAGAGACAATGAATTTAGAAGACGAACAGTATGTTGGTGTGCTGTCTTTTAAAATTACGAACAAAAAAAATATAGATATCAATTGCTCATTACCAGATTTAAAAAATCAATCAATTATAGACGTAGAAAACTTAGCCAAAATTTATGCAGAATTTTTATTCTATATCAATGAAGGTTTTTTAAAAGACGACATAATAGGAATCTTACAAAAAGATATCGATTCTGGTTATTACAAACAAGATGACGATAAAGCCAAAGCAACACTTTTTATAGACAATTTATTATTTAACTGGGCAATGGCTCATATAGAAAATAGAAAAAAAATAACCAAATCAGAAAAAAGTCATCAACCTATGATTAAACCTTCTTCGGTTTTCAATATATCCAGATAGATATTTGCTTTTTTGGTTTTGTATATTACTATACATAAGCAATATACAGAGCAAAACTATACAATGAATGACAACTCTGATAAAAATATTATAGTCTGGCAGAAATGGGTGGATCCTTTTGGGGAAGAGGAGTTGTCTGAATTGCTGTCCTCTACAGACCAGTCTAATGAAAACGATGAAGAAATAAGCCAAGATTATATAGACGAAGATAATGATAAACAAAAAAATATTATTAGTAGAAAAAACATAAAAGTCATTGCAACACCAATGGGTATAATTCCTATAACGGAGAATACAGCAAGCGGTAAAATTTTTAATTTTTGGATAGGCCATACAAATTTCAGTATAACTAAAAAAATAGCATCTATAATAGAAGAAATCTCTGGAGTAGAATCATTAGATGTTTTTACTAGGTATAGATTTAGAATTGGTGTTGGTAAAGCTTTTAGTGATTCATCCGTAATGAGAAATATCAATGAAGAAATCTACTCGTATCTGGAATAAACATGACACCATCGATTAACAATAATGATTCAGATATATCCAATATTCATCTATATAATATAGATATAGAAAATAGAGAGATATACCTACACGCACCATTTGATAATATAGAAGAAAGTAATCTTGACTATAGATCTGCTGTTATTTTTGAAAAAAATCTTAGACATCTAAATCTATTATCTCTTGAACCGATATTAGTTCATATGCATATTCCCGGAGGAGATTGGCAAGACTGTTTAGGTATGTATGATGCTATTAAATTATCAAAAGCTAGTGTTATAATTATCGCATATGCCAGAGCAGAATCTTGTAGTAGCGTTTTATTACAGGCTGCTGATCTTAGAATTTTGATGCCAAATACTAATGTATTGATTCATTATGGGTCTTTTACTTTAGATGGCGAACACAGTAAAGCGGCAGCGAGCAGTATAGAATGGAACGAGAGAGAGTGCGACAAGATGGTGGATATCTTCACAGACAGGTGTATAAATAGTAGTATATATAAAGAAAAAAACTGGAAGAGAATGATGGCAAAAAAACATATTACATCACAATTAGCTAATAAATGCGATTGGATTTTAACAGCTGATGAAGCTGTTCATTATGGTTTTGCTGATGGTATTCTTGGTAGCAAAAAATTTCCTAATATAGACTATTTAAAAACTTATATTAAAAGAAAATAATGCGCATAGAATACGCCTGCTATGACTATAGCTTAATAGAAGAAGAAGTCAAAGACAATATAGAACAAGCTATAAAGATGGGCATTACAAATATAGCCCTATATCAATACAGCATTCCTTCCATAAAGTCTCTATTAGCTAATACAGAGAAACAAATATCGATATCTTGCCCAATCGATTACCCTTATGGTCTTTCTGATTTTAAAAGCCGTAATTTTATGGTTACCCAGGCGGCAAAACTGGATGTGTCTGTTATTGATTTAGTTATACCGGCCAAATGCGTGACCAATAGAAAATATGATAAAATTCGGGACGACATAAAAAGCAATTTAGAAATATGTCAAGAAAATAATATAGAGCTAAGATACATATTAGAGTATAGAGTATTTAATCATGAAATTTTAGCCAAAATATGTCAAATACTGAAAACAATGGGTGTTAATAGCGTTATCCCGTCTACCGGTCAAATGATAGACGATATTAATGATAATATCATAGCGGCTAAATATTTAAATACCAAATCTGGTATAAGTACAATAATTAATGGGAATGTTTGGAATAAAACCCAGGCTGAAAATATCAAGCATTCTGGAGTTGAGTCAATAAGACTACACAAATTGTCAAGTATTGATTTTTTTATCAAAAATAACAAATCCTAAACTATTTGGGGTATAAATATAGTGATTTCGCACACCCCTAATTTTGTAGGAGAAAACAATGTCTATAGTACAAGTCGATGGTTCCAGTGTTGTAGGTGGCTATTACGAAGGCGGATCCACAAAAAATAGTGGCGGTGTAGCAGTAAATGCTGGGCTATCTACCACTCTAGTTAACGAGCCAGTCAGCTCGCCCGATGTGGGAGTATTTGCTTCTGTTGTTGTTGACGGAACAGATACAGACGCCTCTCTGCTTGCTGGTGTTTTTGCTTATAGTAACCAAAAACCAGTAGCAAAAAGAGTAACATCTTCATTAGCCACAATCAGCAACAAAGTATTAAGATCCGGCGCTGCTGTACCAAGTTTACAAACAGATATTAATAAATTAGAATCTATTATCACCAATAAATTCTCAACATCTTTTAGAGCTGGTAATTTTAATTTATATACTGGCAAGTACAGTAGCGTGACTACAGCAACAGATTCGTTTGGTAACGATACAGAGGCTCGCGTAACAAGAAGTGCTCCTGGTAGATTGGCATATCTCATTGGTAAATCCCCAGTAACTGTTGGTTACAAATCCAAAACAGGTTGAGTATTATACAAAAAACCAAAATACTAAGAGCCAATGATGCATAATGTATCGTTGGCTTTTAGCATATATATATATGTAAGGAGAAATTATGAACGAAACCATCATCCATTTCTGGGAAAATATTGCAACAACTAGCGTAGGCATAATTGTTACAATGTTAGGATTTTGGATTACTATTGGCAAAAATATGGCAACTAAAGCCGAAGTTCTTTCTATGATAGAGACTCAATCTCCATATGTTCATGATCGTCAATTTATTATGGAAAGACTCAATAGTGGAAAAGAAAGCCAAGCCGCTTTTGCAATGGCTTTGCAAAGAAATACAGAAGTAATGAATGAGCTAAAAATTCAAATAGCAACCCTTGGTAAAACATTAGAAGCGCTTGAAGATAGAATAGAAAGATAATATGGTGTATTTTCCTAATGAGCTTTAAACTACATATCGGAGCCATACAATGCCAAGACCATTTACAGATATTGCCTTAATTAAAAACGATCAACCTATTAAAAATCAAACAACAGTTTGCACAACCTCAAATACTGGAGCATATCAAACCTACGACAGATATGTTAGAAACACACCAGATATCACAGAAATATCAGCTAAATACGGATATAGATTCTATAATGGACTATTAGTTCGTTTAGCTGACGATCAAATAGTAGTAGGTGGTTGACAATGCCAATCAAACCCGGCTATAGAACCAGCGAATTCTGGTTTACACTAGTTAGCTTTATTTTTAGTGGGCTCTATTTAACTGGAGTACTAAACGACACAGCACAAAAGGATGAACTAATATCATCTGTTTCTCATGCTGTTGAAAGTGTTATTTTAATTAGTGGACAAGCTGCTATTCTGTATAGATATATTAAGGGAAGGAACGAAGTCAAAAAAATAGTTGAAACTGAGATATTAGAACAAGTTAAAGAGGAGACCAGCAATGACGATAACATCAAAAGAGTTAATACTCGAACAAGCCGAAAAAACAACGGCTCAAATAAAAGAGTCAGTAAAAAATCTAAAAAAAATAGCACTAAGTGAAGCTTGGAAAATTTTACAGCTTGTAGTAGCTGGTGTTGTACAAGTAATAGAAGCTATAGCTACTGATTTAGATGGTAAAGATAAAAAAGCTATCGCTCTAGAATTTATAGAAAGATTTTATGATACTACGTTCATTATGGTTGATATTCCCTTTGTTCCTAGTATCGTTGAACCTATTATACATAGGTATATTAAAAGTATTCTGATGGTTATGGTTTCATCCTCAATAGATGCTACCGTAACAATTTTCAGACAAACTGGGGTTTTTCTCAAGAAAGGTACGGTATAAGAATATGTTAGACTATGCACAAAAATTTGAGGATTTTGCAGGAGCTGTCAGGCCAATGGATTTGGCGCTATATGCTGGTGTTGGTTTAATTCTATTTGTTTTATTTAAGGATAAACTATCACCAGTTCAGACGATGATATTACAGGTTATCAATAAAGCAAAGGCTCTTCTTGGCGGTGTTGTACCAAAAACATCTGCTGCTGTTAAGGCCAATGATGATGTGTTTTTTCAATTAGTAACATCGTGGAAGCAAACACGAGACTTAGCTGAAAAAAGCGGTTGTGTAGAAGCAGTTAAAGTTGCTGATCAAATGTTTCCTTTATTAAGTCCAAATACGTGCGGAAAGGTATCAAATGAATAATAAAAAATCTTTATTATTAGTTCTAGGACTTGTTCTTGTTGGTGTTGGATTTTTTGGTTCTAGAATGGAACGACCAGTAATTAATAAACCGAATGTGGTAGATACTATTGTTGTCATTACTCCACCAGCAGATAAAGCGCTACTGGAAGCCTGCTCAGGAGTAGTAGAAGCTCTCAAACAAGGAGATGCTTCAAGGGTTGCTGACGGACGAAGATTATCTTCTTTATACATGGATCTTGCCACTCTTGTCGAATTAGATAGAGATCAGGAAGTTATTAAAAATACAGAAGAAATTCGTCAAGCTAATAGTCTTAGTGGAGTTATGTTAAAAATGAATATCAAAGATAAATATTCAGGATTAGCAGAAGCTGCCAATAATGTTATGGTTACTGGGATTGGAGATGATGCTGTTCCTTTAGATGAAACGCTAAGAGCAAAGGCTGCTGAAACTTTTAGAGCATTAGCATGGGCTTGTAATGAAGGAGCCAAATAATGGCAAGATTATCTCCAGATGACTTATATAACGAATATAAAAAAGGACTACAAGGATGTCTTTGGGAGCAACACGTATTTGACGAATTATTAGAAAGCAGCAAATACGCTTACTTTGCTGATGGGGCACAAAAAATAAAAAACAGCGGCAAAGGGAAATTAAGTACTCCATACAAAAGCGTATTAAAATTTGATAAGAATCCATATAATGAGAGACAAACTACCGGAGACTGTGTTAGTCATTCTACAAGAAACGCGGTGGATGTAAGCAGAGCGGTAGAAATTGATATCAATAGAGATAAAGAATCCTGGATAGCAAGAGGCGCAACAGAGGCTATTTATGGTGCCAGGGGTCATGGTGGACAAGGAATGAGTTGTTCAAGAGCTGCTACCTTTGTTAGTCAAAGTGGTGGTGTTCTTGTTAGAAAAGTATATAAAGGTATTGCTGATTTTACCAAATACAATGGTTCTCTAGGTGCCGGCTGGGGCAGCAGAGGATTACCTGATCCTGTAATAGATATAGCTAATGATCATCAAATACGAACAGTTAGTCTTGTTAGAACAGTAGAAGAAGCCAGAGATGCTTTAGCTAATGGTTATGGAATATCGGTATGTTCTAATTATGGTTTTAGTAATAAACGAGATAGCAAGGGATTTGCAAGAGTAAGCGGTAATTGGGCGCATGCGATGGCTTGGATAGCGTGTGATGATACTGGTGATGAACCAGCATTTTTGGTGCAAAATAGTTGGGGTAAATGGAATGATGGAGGCCATCCCGAATGGGGTCCTATTCCAGATGGCAGCTTTTTGATCAAAGCAGAAGTTGCTGCTGGCATGCTATCCGGAAATGGTTCGTATGCTTTTAGCAATTTTGACGGTTTTCCTGTACAAAAACTTCCAGACTATGGGTTTAAAAAATACCTATGAAACTAATAGATAAAATAGCGCTTAACAGATTGCTCAGTATTATTAGTTCTTTTATACTAAGTTTAGTCAAGATTTTTGCGAATCGGCCTGATACGCAACCAAAACCTAAACGTAAAAGAATATTACCGTGGAGATCAGATCATGAATAAATTATTATGTTTATGTTTATTCGGGGCTGTACTATTAAACAGCACTAGTCAGTCGTATACCGGATCCACCACAGCCTCCGTGGTACTGTCGGGTGGTATAGTAGCGGCCCAACACGTTAATAATGAAAAGAAATATAAAAGAAAAGATTGTCCTGTATGCAAAGGTAAAGGGTGGTATATTAGTGGTGATAATATCACAAAAGTGCCTTGCGGATATTGTGAACCCGATAAACAGCAACCACAAACAGCAACAGCGGATCCAAATTGCACAGATGATAAATGTAAAACTATAATTATTAGGAGATGATCATGAAATACGGTTTATGGATAATAGTATTTTTCTTCTGCATGTTCTCATCGAAAGGCATGGCTGCCGAAGTTAGTGAATATCTCCAAGATATTAGTGTTACGATTAAAACAACTAAAGGAGAAGGTAGTGGTGTTGTTTTTACGAGAGAAATCAAGACAGAAGATGGGAATAAAAAAATTAATTTTGTTTGGACGGCTGCTCATGTCTTGGAGAGTATACGTAATGTTAAAACCGTATTAGATACCGATGGTCATCTAAAAAAAGTAGTAGAATTTCAAGATGCAGAAGTTATAAAAAAGTTAGTTGAAAATGGTAGAACGGTTGGTCAATTGGCTATGGATGCTAAAGTTATCAAATATAGCGATGCTAAAGACGGAGAAGATCTAGCTTTACTAATGATTCGTAAGTTTGACTTTATACAATCATCAGCCAAATTTTTAGAAGACAAAGATAACAAAGGAGTAGCATTAGGAACACAATTATACCATGTAGGATCATTACTCGGATCAGAAGGAAGTAATAGCATGACTACAGGCATAATGAGCCAAGTTGGCCGAACAATAAGTTTAAATGGAGGAGCAAAGGTATTATTTGATCAAACCACTGTCACAGCATTTCCTGGGAGTAGTGGAGGTGGTGTATTTCTAACCAGCGGAGAATATGTTGGTATGCTGGTTCGTGGTGCTGGAGAGACCTTTAATCTGATTGTTCCCATGAGAAGAATCAGCAAATGGTCTAAAGCAGAAAAAATTGATTGGGCATTAAACCAATCAGTAGATGCTCCAACACTAGAAGAAATTGAAAAATTACCGGTAGAAAAGTTAGGCAAGATAGAAACTCCATCAACAGGTTTAATCATCCCATGAGCATAAAAAAAGAAGGTAGCGAAAAATTAAAATCTATAGCTCAAAAAGTTATTAATAATGCTGGTCTTCAAGAAGATAGTAATTTTGGTAGTGTTATAATAATATTAACAATTATTAGTATAATACTAACAGCAATAAGAGTTCTACAAGAATGTAATAAAAATAAACTTATTGGAGCATCCAGCGAACAGAAATGTGAATTATACGGATCTCAGATAAAAGAATTTAGTTCTCGTAGAGGATGGTTTACCAGAATGAGAATCAAAAAGATTATCAGAAGAGAACTTAAAAAAGAAGATTATGAGAAATATGGTTTAAAATTAACAGAAGCTATTCTGAATATAGGAGAAACTCTCAAGGATGATGAAATTAAAACTTTAGTGGAGGCAGCAAATGTTTAATATTTTAGTATGGTGTGTTTATGGATTATTTGTTGGATCAATAGCCAAAAGCATAGTACCGGGTGAAGAAAACTTCAATTTTGTAAAAACCGTAGCGTTAGGTGTGGCTGGCTCATATATGGGAGGTGCCATATTATATCTATTAGGGCAGTATGATGGTCTCAGTCCCGCCGGTATACTAATGGGCATAGCAGGTGCTGTGATCAGCCTTGTACTCTATAATAAACTTACAGAAAAATAAAATAGCAGTATGTTTATATCTATATCATACTGACTTATGGCAAGAGTTTAAACGTCTACTGTTCCCTATTAGGGACGATATAACTTTATATTTGGCCTTATCTAAAGAGCACCAATTTCCTGAATTGGAGACTAATGAATTTAGTTGTAAAATCAGCTATCACGATAATTATGGTGCGGATGTAGCGCCATTTTTACATCAATTATCTGTTATTGATGAACCATATTTTGTTAAATTGCATTCTAAGAAAAGCTTTTGGGGGTTTAAATTCCATATAAATTGGAGGCATCTAATATTAAACGATCTATTGGGATCTATAGAAATTTTTCAATCCAATATAGAATCGCTTAATAGCCCTAGAATAGGAGCAATATGCGGTAAGCCATTACTCATGAAAAACAGAGAATTGAAAAATAGAGAGAAAATTAAAGAACTATGTAGTCTGATCAATATGGATTATAATATTGTTAAGAATTCCTATTTTATGGCCGGAAATATGTTTATTGGAAAAACTGATTTGTATAGACAGACATTTATTTCTTATATGGCGCAGTTGGACGAGATATTGCAGCAAGAGCAGGGTAAGATCAGTGATACTTTTTATGGAACATATACCCATTCAATCGAAAGATTATTCGGATATATCATAGAATATAATAAATTAAATTTTGCTAATCCCAAACATAAATACATTAAAATTTTAAATACAAAAGCACCAAATAAAAAATATTTTCATATGATTACAACGTTCGATAACCACTGTTATTTACTTGAAGACGCTAATGTTTATGGTAAGATTATTGACATAAATAGCGATACCTCCTTGATTGAATGGACCCATATGAATACTATAGTAGGTCAACGGTATAAAATAATTTCTCCAGAATATATAACCAAAATACAATGAAAAAAATACTTGTAACAGGCGCTGCCGGATTTCTAGGATCCCATCTAATAGAAGAAATCCTTATCAATACAGATTGGGAAATCATTGCTTTATGTAGACTAACATTTGTTGGAGACCTAACCAGAATAGTTAATAGTTTGCATGTTAATCAACATAAAGATAGAATTAAATTGGTATATCATGATTTACGCTTTGAGATTCCTCCTCATACCAAAGAAGAGATCGGAGAGGTTGATTATATCGCACATGTGGCAGCAAATAGCCATGTTGACAGATCAATACAATATCCAAAGCAGTTTTTTGAAGATAATGTTATGGGAACAGTTAATTTATTAGAATGGTACAGATCCTGCTCTCCAAAAGCATTATTTATAAACTATCTTACAGATGAAGTTTTTGGACCGGCGCCAGAAAACTACGACTTTAAGGAAGACGATAGATGGAGACCAAGTAATCCGTACAGCGCAAGCAAGTGTGGTCAAGGAGCTGCTGGTATAAGTTATTATAATACCTATCGTTTACCCATAATAACAACATATACGATGAATCTCTTTGGAGAAAGACAACATCCAGAAAAATTAGTAGCAAAAAGCATATCTAATATTTTACATAATAAGGTTATCAAGATACATGCAAAACTAGATGAGTCTGGGAACGTTGAATATGTTGGACAAAGACACTGGCTACACGCCAGAAATGCTGCTAGCGCTACACTATTCCTATTCAATTATGGAAAACCAGGCGAACACTATAATGTTGTTGGAGACGTAGAATTACACAACGACGATCTGGTTAAAAAAATAGCATCATTGATGAACAAAGAAGCCAGAATAGAGTATGTTGATTTTAGTCACGCTAGACCAGGACACGATAGGAGATATAGTTTAGATGGCTCCAGACTGAAAGACATGGGATGGAAACCTCCTGTAGATTTTAATACGTCTCTTCAACGAACCATTAATTGGATAGTAAGTCAATAAATATGAATAATCAGAATAAAAAATTAAAGCCATGGGAAATTATTGCTTTACAGGGAATGGAGCTAGCATTTGATAGTAAAGGCTCTGTACTTAAGGACTTGAGTAATGACAATAAACAAAAGGCTATAGAATTGTTATATCGTAGTATAGAGTTAAAAGCGGACTTGTGTTGGCCATATATTAAACTTGCGGATCTAATAGATAACCATAAAGAAAAAATAAAACTATATTTTAAAGCCTATCTGATTGAAGATAATATCTTTTCTATTAAGTTTCTATTTAAGCAAATACTACAAGATCATCCGCATATTCTAGATAACTATCTATTATCATGAATATAGCAATTTGTTTTTTTGGACAAGTTAAAAATTTTTCGGTTGATTTATACAACAATTATATTAGCAATATTTATGATAAAGTACAAGTTTTTTCTCATGATTATTTTTTAATAACATGGAATAATAAGCATATAGATAACCCAAGAAACCGAGAGAACATCGATATAGACTATACTTCTATCTTGCCATTTTTCAACTTTGTAAAGACTAATATTTTGGATATAGATTCTGATTGCACTAAAACGATAGACGCATATAGTGATTTGTTAGTATCCAAATATGGAGGATCATGGGGAGAAAATAGTATTCTTAGCACAAGGTTCGGCTTAAGACAACCGTACTCTCTGCAAATTATGAAACAAGAATTCGAACAGTATCCAATAAAATACGATAAGTATATTCTACTAAGACCAGACTTATGGTTCAATAGCCCTCTGCCCACAGACTGTTTAAACAAAAATTATGATCTGTGTATTCCTGATTTCGATTCTTATGGAGGATATAACGATAGATTTGCCGTAACCTCATACAACGGTATGCTCGCTTATTGTAATAGATATAGAGCTATGTTATCTGAATCTAAAAAATATCATAGCGAGAATTTCTTAAAAGAATATACAGATAAGCAAAATATTAATATCAAAAAAATAGATAATTTTACATTCCAAAGAGTTCGATCAGGCCACAATACACAATGACTATTAATACCACTCATATAAAAGATTGTATCTATACCATACCAAACTTATTTACCGATAATCGTGGTATTTTCTCAGAAATCTTTAAAAGCTCCAAACTCACAGGATTTATACCAAAACAGTTAAATTACAGCTATTCGCATTTTGGTGTTTTTAGAGGTATACACAGAACACCATACGCTAAACTAGTAACGTGTGTTAGTGGAGCTGTATATGATATATGTGTAGATTTAAGAGAAGAAAGTCTAACATATGGCGAATACTTCGGCTTAGAACTCAATTCTGATAAATTGAATTCTTTATATATACCTCCGTATTGTGGTCATGGATTTTTGGCCTTAAAAAATAGCGTGCTGGTGTATGCTCAAGAAGACGAGTATATGCCAGACAAAGACGAGGCCCACTGCTACAAAAATTTTGGTATACAACTACCTTTTGATCCAAAAATAATTTCTCAAAAAGACATCTCTCAGTGCTAATATAAGGACTAATGATATGGCCCATAAAGAACAAAAAGATTATCTAATATCAATTAAAGAAAAATTTTTAGATAAATTTAATAACTGTTCTGTCTTAGATATAGGATCGTTAGACATTAACGGAAATAATAGATATCTATTCACCGATTATTCCTATATTGGTATAGATATAGGTTCTGGTAAAAACGTAGATGTAGTATGCCCAGGACATCTATATAAACCAAATCAAAAATTTGATATAGTTATTAGCACAGAATGTTTTGAGCATGATGAGCATTATCGTGAAACAATAATAAACGCTATAGATCTTACAAAATCTGGAGGAATGTTTATTTTTTCGTGTGCTACCACAGGCAGACCCGAACACGGAACAAAAAAATCTTCCCCATCATCCAGTCCTTTTACTAACGAATACTATAAAAATCTAACAGAAACTGACATTCGTGATATTCTAATTATAGAAGATGTATTCTCTATATATGAATTTTCTGTCAATAATAAACATAAAGATCTTTATTTCTATGGCATCAAAAAATAATACGTCTAATATTTTAGTTGCGATTGTAAACTATAATTTTAGTGACAATGCGGATTTCTTAAAAAAAAAATTCCAAAATAAATTTCCTACTATTATTATAGATTCTTCGTCTAAAACACATCCCAATGGTGTTGATTTTATCATAGAGAACCAATATTATACAGGTCAATGGAATTGTGCGGTCAATAAAGCTATTGATAATGGGTATGATTGGCTATTTTTCATTGCCTCAGATCTGACTTTTATTATTGATCAAGATATAGATATAATTATTAAAGATATTATTGCTAATAATAGTATAGGTATTTATACGCCGTCTGTTGACAAAGAATCAAGATGCTCATTTACAGATTTATTTAATCAAAACACCAATAATATAAGGTATACAAATTTAGTAGAAGGTTTTTGTTTTTTAGCGAGAACACAGATTCTGAAACATATGTACCCTGTAAATTATTCACAAAATAAGTACGGCTGGTGTCTAGACACAACGATGTGCGATATATGTACAAAAAAGAGATATAAAATAGTAGTAGATGATAGAATAGTAATACATCATCCACAATCACTAACGTCTATTGATAGAAATTTAGCAAGTATTCAGTGTAATGAGTATAGAGGATTGTTTGCTGGTAAAACATATGAATAGTGACAAAAAATATTACGTTATTAAAGGGAATTGTGGATTTAATGATTTTTTATGTACATTTTTGCGATCATGTCAAGATATTGAATATATTCAAAAGCTAGGGATTGATTTATGGCCAGTAATACAATGGGAACAAGTAGATTCAAATTTTTGGAAGATTTTTAATATATCAGATAGAATTTTGAACACAGGCCTACTTCATGACGAAGCTATTGAGTACAATAAGTGCATACAGTCCGTTGCTGGTAGCGAAGCTATAAATTTCGATACTATAGCTAGTTCAAATAGACAATGGGATTATATTATTCGTCATAATATTGGCGGGGCATTTAATCTACACAATTTATTTTTTCAGTATCTGTGTTTGACCAATACATTCAGAGACTATCTTAGAGAAAAATATATTCGTATCAAAAACAATGATGGATATATAGCTATTCATTATAGAATATCTGATTATTTTATAAAATACTATAAAAACGATATTGTTAATAATAATGAGTTATTTAGTCGTAAATATACAGATTATATAAATAAATGTTGTGATTATATAAATAATAAAGCAAAAAATAATAAGATATTACTATGTACAGATAATCTAGATATTATTCTTAGATGTGTTGATAACATAAAAATATTCAGCTTTAGCTTTTCTAAAACACTCATATTAGATAAGGGTATAGACGCCAATAGTTTTGATCAATTTCATGGGATACATATCAATAAATATTATGAATCCTTCAATATCTCTAGTTATGATCTATATCTGAATACTTATTTAGATTATTTCTTAATGGTATTATCTGACGAGTTAATTGTATCAGATTTGGGCCAGTTCAGTAAAAGCGCTGCTAAATTAAAGAATTTCTTAAAATTAGAATATGGCAATGATTATGCTCAAAAAATATTTGAGAAAACTATATGAAATTACAAAGACCAGGATACACAGAAACAGATTTATTATTTTGTCACTATCTCAAGAATATAGGGATTTATGACAGTATTGTTAAAGATACTGAAGAAAATTTTGTATTATGGTTATATAGTACAGCCGGATGGTACGATAATTCATTACCATATAGTGGTCCAAAGTTTTTTCATAAATACAAAGATAGATCAGAAGTTTCAAGAGTATTATTAAATAGTGATGTTTATAAATTTTGGATAGATAAATACTATCATAGCGTTACAAATGCTGATTTTATAATTCCATTATGTCATAAAAGCAATTTTAAAGATCATTATGAAAATCATTTCCACAACTTTATAGATTCTCTAATGCCTAAAAATAAAGTAAATACTCAATTTGATAATTTTTGGTGTGTTTACAGAAACATATATCCTATTATTGAAAACAAAAAACTATTAGTCGTAAGTAGTTTTGCTAAGCTAATTGACGATCAATATACGTCTAATAATATATACAAAATATATTCTAGCTTTCCACAAATACAACAACTTATCACCTATAGGTTTCCATACACATTTTTTAATAGAGGTCCAGACCAAAATAGTATAGAAACTTTACATAAAATCTATAATGATATCAAACAATATGATTTTGATGTATTATTAATTGGCGCCGGATGCTACGGATGTATATTAACAGATATGGTAAACGATTTAGGAAAAACAGGAATAACGATTGGTCATCATATAAGTGATTTTTTCGGTATCAATCCACTTAAAAAGAATGAGTATTGGATATACAACATTCCAGACGAATATATACCAGAAGGATACGAACACATAGACCACGGCAAATACTGGAAACCAACGGATGCTAAATGAATCTTTAGATTTTTTCTTATCTAGATACTCAAGTGAAAATAAAAATACTGATTATATATCCGAGGAAACCCTTGGTGATCTACTAGTTAAACACAATTTAAAAAATAAGTATCCGCCGGACTTTGCAATTTTTACTATAAATACAGACCTTAATGTTATCTGTACTAATAGAGATAAGATCAGACTAGACACCAGAATAATTCTATATGAAAATTATTTTAAAAAGTTACTTATAAAGTATGGTATTAGCATACATAAAAGCATTACATTTTTAATTGATCTGAGCGATGGTTGTCAGAATAGAGACTTTTTATTTGATATAGACAAGATTTGTTTAGCTCCAAGTATACCTAACAGAAAAGAGTTGGGCTCTTTACCAATATCAGATCCTCATTATCTTCACCCTAACTATCGTAAATATTACGATAAATCTGTTGAATTGAGTAAATTGACATGGAAAGAAAAAAATAATAAATTCCTATACAGAGGAACCGTAAGACCCACATTAAGACCAGATATAAGAGAAGGATCTAGTTGGATAACACCAAGACTAGACTTTTGTAAAAAATATTGTGACAACCAATACCTAGATATAGGTTTTCCTCCACCAAATACAACAGAGGTATGGCAAAAAGACTATATACCATACTTTAAAGAAAAATTATCCAGAGAGCAGATGTCTTCATATAAATATAACATTATTATTTCTGGTATAGGAGGTAATTTTGACGCATTTATTTGGTTGATTCTTAGCAACACAACCTTACTCAGAATGTGCGATAAAGAACAAGATCATTCGTTGGCTCCGGATTATCCATATTGGCTTTTATGGTTTGACTCTTTGTGTAAACCTTATGAGCACTATGTTCCATTTAATATTGATAATTTTGATACCATTATTACTTGGTGCTTGAATAACGAAAGCGTATGTGAAAAAATCGCTAATAATGCGCAAAAATTATACGATACTATTATAGACAAATGGGATGATTACAATATTTCTGTGATTAAATTTTTAATAGATCTATGAGACATAAATGCATAATATTTGTATAATAAGAAATACTTTTAATGACAGAAGCTCATTCTTGAAGCTATCACTAGAGTACCAGCAAAGCGCTATTCAGCCAACACATGCTTTTCCTACTTTTATCTTTTTGGATCCACACCCAGAATACGGTCTATCCAAATCCTACAATGATGAGTATATAAATAAATTTCCAAAAATAGTTTTTGAAAATTATAAAAACAGAATGAGTTGGTATTTAGCAACAAAATATATGTTTGATAATTACCAATTTGATTATATATTATCTATAGAAGATGATGTTTTGATTAGTAAAGACTACCTATTAATGTGTGAACAAGTAGTTAAAGATGATATACTCAATAAAAAAGAAAACGCACTATATTTTCACATAGGAGCATGGGAAGAACCTACTGGAGACCCCAATAAGATAGTATATTCAGGAGCATCTAGTAGATCTATTTTAATCAATAGGAATAAGTTTTCGGTTATACAAGACCACATGCTTGGCAACACTGAACATAATCCAAAAATAGGAAATGACGCTATGATAACACAGATACTAAAATCTCATAATATGAGAACCATAGCGCCTAAATGTAATAGACATGCTCATATAGGAATATATGGTTGGAGCAGCAACGGTGTTCATGCAGATAATAGGGGCAAGAGTAGCGTTTTTGATAACGGAATTTCTGACAACGAATTGTATCTGATACTAAAACGAAGCTGTTTGCACAAAAATAAATTACTTGAACTAAATCAACAAAAAAATCCCCAATATTTTTGGGACTTTAATCCCGATATCAATTTTACACAACTGGTTTATCAACTATGAAATGGAGATCGTCGGAATACTCTGTAGCGCTATTCAAACAATTAGAGTTTTTGTTACCAGAAGATTTTGATTACCAGACATATATAGACCTACACCCTGATCTTATAGCGGCAGAAATAGATAATGAACAAAAAGCCAAAGAACATTATTTATTTTTTGGAAGAAAAGAGGGTAGAGCCTATAAAATATTATCCTATGAGTATTCGGTAGATGATACCGATTCATATGAGATATGGAACAATGACAACAATAATATTATGGTGTTCTCCCCTACTGCACCAGATTACGATTGTAGCAGTGGAGGGAATAGGCTGTATGAGTTATTAAAAATACTCAAATTACTACAATATAATGTTTATTTTTTTTGTAATACTATTATTGATTTAAAATATAAAAAAGCAGTAAAAGATTTGGGTATAAATATTTATTATCCCAATATCGATGACGGTATTTATATGGATAAATATATAGAGGACTTAAAAGTATCTAATGTTTATTTTGACAATGTTATATTTTGTTGGTATGATATAGGCAATCAGTATATAGATATAGTGAAACAATACTATCCAAATATCAAAATTATAGCGGACAGTGTTGACGTACACTGGATACGAGAGCAAAGAGGAAAAGATAATGGAGAATTATCTATATCTCAAATGTCTCTTGACCACAGGCAAAATATTGAGATGCAGGTTTATAGAAAATCTAATGTGGTCTTGGCTATAACATCAGAAGATAAACGACACATAGAACAAGAACTAGGAGATAAAATAAATACTAAAATTTTAAGTAATATTCATCATAAGCAATTTGGACCGTTAGGACCAAACATATTTTTTATAGGTAATTATAATCATTATCCGAATATACAAGGAGCAATAGAATCTATAAAAATTTTTGATGTTTTTAGTCGTTCTCAAACCTATTTCAATCTTAAGCAAAAACCTAAACTATTAATAGTCGGACCAAATATAGATAACAGAGTGTTGTCTCATATACATACAGACAATATAGAAGTGTGTGGTAAAATAGAAGATCTAGAATCTTTATACTCCCAAAGCTGTTTATGTTTGAGTCCACTTTACTGGGGAGCGGGAATCAAGGGTAAAATTTGCGATAGCGCCATGAGAGGTATTCCAATTTTAACCACGCCTATTGGGAATGAAGGAATTAACTTTATTAACAATCAACATGCTATGATTGGTAATACAACAGAGGATATGGTGGAACATATGATTAATTTTTTCAGCATGTCATACGAACAAAAAATAGAGCTTGGAAGAAGAGGACAAGAATATATTGAAAACATAGTAGGTTTAAAAGCGGCTGTTGAAACTATTCAATCTGTTCTTGAAGAAAAACATATTGTAATAAGCATAGTCGCTTATAGTCAGACAGAAAAACTATATAGGTGTCTTGAGACAATATTCGACAAAGCAAAATATTCGAACTTTACTGTTGTTGTCACAGATAATAGCTCGGATAGTACGATATACGAAACAATAAAACCGTTTGCTATTAGACATAATTTCATATACAAAAAGAATGTGTCCAATAGATACTTCATAGAGCCTAATAACGATGTTATGTTCGATCCTAAGTATCTCAATTCTGACGTTGTTTTGGTCAATGATGATATAGAAATTTTATCTGATGGATGGCTGAATTATTTGTATTCCTCCGCATATTCGGAACCAAAAATAGGAGCAGTGGGTGGCAAAACTCTATATCCCAACTATACAATAGCAGAAGCTGGTGCTGAATTGTATTCAGATGGTACTGGTAAGAACTTGTATAGACATTATCCTAACGATGAGCCATTGGCAAATATCAGAAAAAGTGTAGGTTATTGTTCAGGGTGTCTGTTGTATTTGAAAAGGTCCGTCATAGACGAAATAGGAGTATTTGATACAGATTTAGAAAAAATGTATTATGAAGATAGCGAATGGCAATATAGAGCTCATACAAAAGGATTCAAAACAATCTATGAACCAAGATGTGTCGCTATACATCACGAGGGATCGTCTAGTGGTACGGATATCAATAAGGGAACTAAAAAATATCAAGCTATCAATCAAAAAATATTTGTAAAGAAGTACAAAAATCTCAACATCGAGCAATATAACTAGATCTTGACAGAAAGTTCCTGCTGGCTACAATATATGATCAAGAGCCGGAGAGAACAATGAGACCTTCATGGATTGATTATTTTTTGGGATTAGCGAAAGTTATTTCTAAACGTAGCCATGATGTTCATACGCAACACGGTTGTGTGATTACTGATCAAAATAATAGAATTTTAGGTGTAGGCTACAATGGCTTTCCTCGCGGGTTAGACGACACTAATCTGCCCACGACGCGACCAGAAAAATATAAATGGATGGTACATTCTGAAAGAAACGCATTAGCAAATTGTGTTGTTAGACCAGACGATGGAATAGCATATGTTACTGGTCAATGTTGTAATGATTGTGTTATAGCGTTGTGGCAGGAAGGAATAAAGACAATATATATGATTGATGGTCACGGAACCCACCTATTCGATATCGAGGAACAAAAAGTGTTCGATACTTTTGTTAAAATGAGTCAAATAAAAATCAATAAAGTAGATCCTGATCTTTCTTGGTTGAACGATGTGTGTGGTGTAATATGAGTATACTATTTTACGGTTTAGTTTTTTATTACTATTACCAATTTTTTACTAATCCATCATTCAATATCTGTGGTCCTGAATTTGTTGGTTTAGTAATTGTTGGAATAATAGCCAACTTAAGAAAAAGGGTTAACAATGATATTCGATGAGCAAATAACCAGGAAACCAGACAATTATCCTTGGACTCAAGATTTTATAGAAGCTATGCATAATGGCTTTTGGACCCACAGAGAATTTAATTTTAGTAGCGATGTTCAAGACTTTAGAGTCAAACTAAATGAACAAGAGAAACAAATTATTGTCCGTGCTCTGTCTACAATAGGACAACTCGAAATATCTGTTAAAAAGTTTTGGGCAAAATTAGGTGATAATCTTCCACACCCATCGATAAACGACATGGGATATGTTATGGCTAATGTCGAAGTAATACACGGAGATGCCTACGAACGCCTGCTAGAAGTATTGGGTATAGACGATAGTTTTGATGAGATTCTTAAGTTAGATATTATAAAGGGTAGAGTAAATTATTTACGTAAACATTTGCATAAATTTCATGATAACAATAGGAAACAGTTTATATATTCTTTAATTCTTTTTACTTTGTTTGTAGAGAACATAGCCTTATTTTCTCAGTTCTATACAATCAGTTGGTTTGGCCGATATAAAAACGTATTGAAAGACACCAATAAACAGGTCGAGTATACATCGAGAGAAGAAAATCTACACGCAATGATAGGCATAAAAGTTATCAATACAATTAAAGAAGAGTACCCTGAGTTGTTTGACGAAGAACTTAAAAAACGCATAGAGCACGAAGCAGGAGAAGCTATAAAGTATGAATGCCAGATCATAGAGTGGATAGTCAATGGATACAAACATGACAAATTAAATTCCAATTTACTCAAAGAGTTCATAAAGAACAGAATGAACGAATCTCTTGTACAAATAGGCTACGAGCCGATATTCGAAGTTGATCAAGATGTCATAGCTAATACAGTCTGGTTTGATGAACAAGTACTAGGTAATAATATGACCGATTTCTTTCATAGCCGACCAGTCGAATATGCCAAATGTTCTCAAAGTTTTGATGCTGAAGACTTGTTCTAAAACTAGAAAATAGGATATGAGTAATAAAAAATACTATTGGCTCAACAATCATAGCAGACTCTTTCTCGAAAGAGGATATCTAAAAGAGGGTCTGACTCCAGAGCAGAGAATAAAAGATATAGCCAAGAACGCAGAAACAATACTTAATCAACCAGGATTTGCTGATAAGTTTGAAGACTATATGGCTAGAGGATTCTATAGTCTGGCGACACCGGTATGGAATAATTTTGGTAATGAAAGAGGTCTTCCTGTTTCGTGTTTTAATTCTCATGTAGACGATCAAATGGTAGATATACTACATAAAGTAGCAGAAGTTGGCATGATGAGTAAATTGGGAGGAGGAACTAGTGGCTACTTCGGTGATCTAAGAGAAAGAGGTTCTAAAATCAGTGTTGGCGGAGAAAGTAGCGGACCTGTTCATTTTATGGAATTATTTGATAAAGTAGCCGATGTTGTTAGCCAAGGTTCTGCTAGGAGAGGCTCTTTTGCTGCTTATCTTCCGATTGAACATAAAGACATTGAAGAGTTTCTACAGATTAGAAGCGAAGGGCATCCAATCCAAAATATGAGTATCGGAGTAACGATATCTGATGAGTGGATGAAGACAATGATATCTGGAGATAAAGATAAAAGAAAAATATGGGCAAAGATTATTCAAAAGAGATTTGAAACAGGTTACCCATATATAATGTTCACAGATAATGTAAATAATAATTCTCCATCTGTATACAAGGATAAAAATATCAAAGTGAATTCATCCAATCTTTGTTCAGAGATAACATTACAATCAGATAATGACAATTCATTTGTATGTGTATTATCTAGTTTAAATCTATTGCATTGGGACGAAATAATCGATACAGATGCTGTAGAAACCATGATTTATTTTCTCGATGCTGTCAATGAAGAATTTATAAGAAAAAGCAAAGGTATTAAATTCATGGAAACAGCCCATAATTTTGCTAAAAATCAGAGAGCGCTAGGTATGGGTGTTTTAGGGTGGCATTCTTTATTGCAGTCAAAAATGATAGGTTTTGAAAGTATGCAAGCCAAAATGCTCAACTCCTCTATCTGGAAAACAATCAGAGAAAGAGCAGATAAAGCAACACAACAACTAGCAGACATATACGGAGAACCAGATTTGCTGAAGGGCTATGGCAGAAGAAATGTGACGACGCTTGCTGTAGCACCAACCACATCCAGCAGTTTTATTCTTGGTCAAGTAAGCCCGTCGATAGAGCCTCTAAATTCTAATTATTTTGTTAAGAAACTAGCCAAAGGAAGTTTCACATACAAAAATCCTTATCTAAAAAAGTTGCTCAAAGAAAAACATCAGGACAATGATGAAATATGGAAGGGTATATTAGTTAGAGGAGGATCGGTTCAACATCTAGAATTTCTATCAAAAGAAGAAAAGGATGTATTCAAAACATTTGGAGAAATCAGTCAAAAAGAAATTATTATTCAAAATATACAAAGACAAAAATTTGTAGACCAGTCAATATCATTAAATCTTATGATACCGCCTAATTCTCCGGCTAAAGAGGTAAGCGAATTACTTATATACGGATGGGAACATGGTATAAAAACATTCTATTATCAAAGATCCTCCAACCCAGCACAAGAATTGGCTCGTAGCATATTAACCTGTACATCTTGCGAGGCATAACTAATGTTAGTAAAAGTTAAAAAAGTTCATTCGGAAGCGAAACTACCTGTTAGAAACAATATTACAGATGCTGGCGCGGACTTGTGTTCTGTTGAAAATTTATCAATACCACCACAATCTAGAGCTTTGGTAAGCACCGGAATATCTATACAACTCCCGTCAGAAAATGTCTATGGTCGCATAGCACCGCGATCAGGACTAGCTTTTAAAAATGGTATAGATGTCCTGGCTGGCGTTATTGATAATGGATACACAGGCACCATCGGGGTGGTTCTGATCAACACAGATAAAGAAAAATCTTTCGACATCAAAATTGGTGATAGAATAGCACAGCTTATTATAGAAACCTATCATCAGTGTGTTTTTAGCGAAACAGATAATCTTGAAGAAACCTCAAGATCAGATAAAGGTTTCGGATCTAGCGGAATAAAGTAAAAATGCTATAGTCGGTGTATATTAAAGCATAATTGGTTATACACTCCCTATAGTCGAGGTGCAACTTGAGAAAAAACAACAAAGGCTCAAAGAAAAAATCTAAGGTTATAGATCTCACAAATCAGATAGAAAATAATAGTTTAGCATCTAAAAATTCTCTTAAACCACGAACCTCCAATCAATCCGAATATATTAGAACCATATCTGAAAATACTATTACCTTTTGTCAGGGAGTTGCCGGCTCTGGTAAAACGCATTGTGCAGTAGGCTTGGCTTTAGAGTATCTTTTAGCGTCTAAAGTCAAAAAAATTATCATAACTCGACCTGTTGTAGAAGCGGGAGAGAAGATAGGTTATTTGCCCGGAGATGCTAATACAAAATTGTTCCCATATCTATTGCCGATAGAAGATGAAATCAATTATTTTATTGGCCCAGCTCATAACGCCTCGTTAAAACTAAATAATAAAATAGAAATAGTTCCATTGGGTTTTATGCGTGGACGTAATTTTCATGAAAGTTTTATCATAGCTGATGAGTGTCAGAATGCTAGCTATGATCAGCTTAAAATGTTATTAACAAGAATCGGCAGAAATAGCAAAATGGTTCTTACTGGCGATGTGCAGCAGTCAGATCTGCCAAGACATTTACAGGGTGGCTTCTACACACTATCATCTATACTAGAAGGTGTTGAAGGGGTTGGTATTTCTAAACTACAGGATGTTGATATAGTTAGAAATCCTATTATAGGTAAAATTCTAGGACGTTTAGACTCTTACGAAAATGAAAGCAAAAAATAGTAAATGTCTGATATTGAACTCGGACTATACCCCATTATCTGTAATTGATTGGCAGAAAGCATTGATATGGTATATCAAATATCAATATCACTCCGAGATTGGTATAGAAATAATAGATTTCTATAAAGATGATTTTATAAATGGCGTGAATAAGAAATACCCAATTCCAGCAGTTATAAAGACAACAAAATACTTTAGACTGAACAATAAAAGAGTAAATTTTTCACGTAAAAATCTATTTATAAGAGATGGTTATACTTGTCAGTATTGTGGACAAAAACCAGATATAAAATATCTAACATATGATCATGTAATACCAAAGTCTTTATGGAGTCACGATAAAGGATCCCCAACAACATGGACAAATATTGTAACTGCTTGTGTTTCGTGCAATCGTAAAAAAGGTAATAAAACACCAAAACAAGCTATGATGAAATTACATACATTACCAATAGCTCCTAATAAAAGCGCAAAGTACTTGCCCATAACAGATTTTCTTCTTACTATAAGATCTGATATTCCTGACGAGTGGAAATTTTATTTACCAGAATCCTATTTTTAATATGCCTACATATTCTTATACTTGCGATTCATGTCATAGCGATTTTGAATTATTCTTCTATATCAAGGACTACACGGAAAATCCAGAATGTATATCTTGTGGTAGCAGCAAAACGTCTAGATGTATCACTAAAGACGCTATAACACTAAATGCTTCAGTTAAAAAATCTGATAGCGAGCTGAAAACAATCGGAGATTTAGCAAACAGAAATAGAGATAAAATGAGCGAGGACCAAAAGATTAATCTATATAATAAGCACAATGACTATAAAGACAAAACTCCTCAAAAAGAACTACCAAAAGGAATGACTAGAATGAAAAAACCAGGAGTAAAGAACAAATGGACATGAATGACATAAATCCAGATTTTAGTAAAATGGATGATGAGACACTTAAAAATTTCCTAAAAGATCATTACTCTTCCCAAGACTATGCACAAAATCTCAGTGACGAACCAGAAAAATTATCATTATCCCCATACGAAATAGTTTTTAATGTCACGGCTAATGTTTTACAAGAAAATGAGAAAGGAGAAAAATTACGATCAAAACACATCTCTACTAAATTCTATCACATTCCCGTTCCTGTGGACGGCGACTATAATGTATTTATGGAATCTTTTTTTAAGTTTCTGGAAGAAAATCTAGCATCCGCAGCTAATAAGGCGTACGAAGAGAACAACCCCTATAAGAAATAAATCATATGGAAAACTTTATTCATCAGCATAGCAAACCTAAAAACCAAAAAAACTTAAATGAATATTATTGCATGATAGGTGAGGAAGATTTTCTTGATAAAGAGAACTATCCTAGATGCAAAGACGAAGCATCAAAAAATATTTGTGCAAAAAAAGTTATCAGAACAGACGGTACTGCTAGATATAGTATCAAAACATCAGAAGATAGAAAACTTTTGAATCCTTGGTCTATATTTGACCCTAAGGATAAAAAATTCTTAGATTCTATATCTAGAAACCAAGATCCATTTATAGACGTTAATTACAATGTTTTTGGATTATATATCAAGTTCTTAAAAACAAAAAATGTAGCGTACCTTAACAATGCAGAAAGAGAGATGTGATACATGGCTAGATTAAACAAAACGCAAATATATGCAATTCAATGGCTTAATAGTCAAAATAAAAGTCCCGATCAAATAGCTGACGAACTCACACTATCTGTTGAACAAGTTACAAAAACAATAGAGAAACATTCAACTAGCAAAACAGATGATGATGCTATCAAAACAGGTAAATCGCCAGTTAGTAGGTCTCATAATTTAATGATAACAGAAACAGCCAATAAGGGCACAAAAAATGTTGCGATCATGACAAAAGAAGCATCTCAGCTTAATGATGAACTAAAGAATAAGGCAGCAAATCACCCACTAACAGAGAAAGCTATTTTTAGGCCAAGGCAATAAATGTTACAAGATCCTAACAAGTATATTTCTAAATACTCTAATGGGAAAGAAGTATCCGCTGCTCAATATATAACAGAACTGATATGTGAAAATAAAGCCAGATTACAAAAAATGGATTTACACTTTAGATTTTGGACTAATAAAACATGGTCTAAATTCTATAGAGATCAGATAGCAACATCTAATAAGCTGCTGAAAAAATATGAGCCAAAAGCTATTATAGCAGCATTACGGGATCAGGAGGCCTCAAAAATATACTCTTTGCGGGCTCCTCATCTGATCGCTATTATAGACAAACACAAGGAAATACTTGACCAACAAAACAAAGATTTCACATTATCCGTTGATAGAAAAGAGCAAAAATCTTTTAGGACGGAATCTCAAAAAAAATCAGGCATACTATCAAGACTAAAGGATATAGATAATGACAATTAAAGAAGATATAACTAAAAATTTTGGCGATAATATTGTTTTAACCGGTAATGCAATAGTAGACAAAAAAGTTCTCACTATACCTGTTAGTCCATCTCTAGATATTATTCTTAATGGAGGGATACCAGAAGGTAGTTTCGTTATATTAACTGGACAGCCAAAAAGCGGAAAAACTACAACATCACTAGATTTTGCTGCTAATGCTCAAAAATTAGAATATGCACACGGCTCCTTCAAAGACGGTAGACAGGTATACTATCTAAATATTGAAGGTAGATTGAAAAAGAGAGATCTTGAGGGCATACCAGGACTTGATCTAACAAGATTTCATGTGATAGGAAGTCAACAAGGTAAAATTCTACACGCAGAAGAATACCTACAGATAGGCGAAAAAATCATTAATGAGGTTCCAGGATCGGTTGTTATTATAGACTCATATTCTGCGCTATGCACAGAAGCTGAGATCACTAGCGATATGGATAAAATGCAAAGAGCAGATGGAGCAAAATTACTAGCTAAATTCTGTAGGAAAGTAGCAAATGTTATACCCGTAAATCAAAATATTGTAATAGGTATTACTCATTTAATGGGTAACCCAACAGGCTATGGGGCTGAATTTAAAGAAAAGAGCGGTCAGGCTATAGCGTATCAGACAGATATTAAATTACGAGTAAAAACTTTCAAGCCTTGGACTTTGAGTGCAGATAATACTCAGATAGGACAAGAAATAGAGTGGCAAGTAATATGTTCGGCATTAGGCCCTCCTGGAGGTACTATTACGTCTTATCTCAGATATGGCCAAGGCATAGATAAATATATGGAAGCCATATCGTTGGCCTCTGACCTCGGTTTAATTCAAAAGGGTGGAGCATGGTATACTCTTGTTAATACAAAGGATAAGCCAAAGTTTCAGGGTACAGAGAAGATACGAGCATTTTTATTGGAAAACCCAAGCGAATATGAGAATTTAGTCGTAAGTATTAAACAAACTATGGGAATTAAATGCTGATTAAAGATCTGGATAACTTAGGACATACTTGGCATATTACAGGACATATATCCAAAGGACGGCTGACGAATAAGTCTAGCTTGCATTTGGCCGCCCGAGAGGTTATAGTATCGGTGTTCCCAACGCTACAAGTTCTTGAGGAAGTAACAATACCTCTCAGGAGGTCTGAGACTTTATATCTAGACTTCTATCTGCCTTTAAAAAAGATGTGCATAGAAGTGCATGGAGAGCAGCATTATAAGTTCACACCATACTATCACAACAATATGTTGGCATTTTTAAAATCTCAAAAAAGAGATAGAGAAAAAGAGGAGTGGTGTTCTATAAATTCAATTTCATATATAGTATTCCCTTATGATGAAACTCCAGAACAATGGAAACAAAGGATAATGAGCGATGACACAAAAAACAACTAAAGAAGAAATACAATATTGGGATAATATATTAGATGAATATGAGACATCATTAGGTCTCAGCAAATATTCCGATACACATAGTTTTACTGAGCAGGAACTCAATGAATATTTTTCAATGAATAGAGACGCTATAGAAAAACTTAATCCTGAAGATTGTGCTCAAATAGCATATAGACTTGCTCAGTATGCATTTTTCTTACAAAGGACCATCAACAGAGAAATAGCCAGATATAACTGGGCGGATGAAAGCATCAAGGAAGTAATCGCTCCAGAGATCAACAACTATAAAGGATATGGATATATTGAAAAATCCTATCAAGCAATTAAACAAAACGATAGAGCGTCCGGACTCAATAGTATAAGAAAATACGCCAAACAAAGAATTGACAGACTATCATATCTGGCTAACAATATTAAAAATCTATCAGACGTCATCATGTCTGTACAAAAGAATAAGGTGAAACATGGATCTTAATGATATGTCCAAAAATCCAGAACAGATTAAGCAGTTAATATCTCTTTTACAGCAACTATTACCACAAGAATCAGATAACCAAGCTGATGAGTCAGATTCAAAATCTGAGACACAAGATAGTGGTTATAGCGATGTTATGAGAACTAAAGGTCAAAAATCACGGAAAAATCAACACAACAATAAGTTCTTAAGTATGAGAGAAAAGGATATGCATAAAGAAGACACGAAAGTGGATAAGCTATTATGTAAAAATAATCCTGTTTCTAGAAGTAGGGAATTTTCTTTGGTTAAAGTTACATGTCGTGTATGCGGTAAAACAGAAGAAATAAATCCTGTCTTACTGTTTGATAGTCCTAATAGATACAAATGCAACAATTGCTCAACAACTTCAGGGTGATTATTTTATGATTTTGTGTGACCCGTCAGCTGAACGTGCTGTTCTCAGTGGGATCTTTCATTATGGAGAACAAGTATATTTAGATATAGCCGATCTTGTCAAAGAGTCTACTTTTACTATTGATAGCAATCAATATATATTTAAATGCCTAAAAACTATTTGCGAAACCACACAACCCAAATCGGCAATAGATATAGCATCTATCTACTCGGTTGCTCAGGACCTTGGTTTGTCGCATGTATTTAATCAAAAAGAAGAGGTTCAGCACCTAAAAGCAGTCAAAGACTTTCCTGTTAATATAGAAAATATACGAAAATTTGCAGCCAAAATTAAAAAATTGGAAATAGCCAGATCTTTACATAAAGAGATGGAAGTTATACAAGAAAAGCTTTTGGATGTTAACGGATCAGAGTCTGTTACAGCTATCATGAGCATAGCAGAAGATTCCATATTCAACTTTGCCACAAATATTTCTGGCGACAGCGATGAATCTCCAAGCCAAATCGGTTTAGGAATAGAAGAATATATACAGTTTTTACAAGAAAATACTATTGATCAGGTTGGTATTCCAACAGGATTTCCTGTATATGATCAAGCTATTGGCGGAGGTTTACGTAAAGGCACAATTAATGTTATAGGGGCAAGACCAAAAGTTGGAAAGACATTATTATCAGACAATATAGGATTTCATATCTCAAATAAGCTTAAAATTCCTGTCTTGAATATGGATACAGAAATGAGCAAAGAAGATCATATTCATAGAATTATAGCAATGAACACAGAGATAGAAGTAAATAAGATAGAGACCGGTAAATTTTCAGATTCTCCAAGCAATATAACAAAAATCAAAGATACAGTAGCAGAATTAAAGCAAACACCATTATATCATAAAGTCATAGCCGGTAAGCCGTTTGACGAACAGCTAGCGATAATGAAAAGATGGCTCATCAAAGAAGTTGGTCTTAACGAAGATGGCACAGCGAAGGATTGCGTAATAATCTATGATTATCTAAAGCTTATGGATAGTACAGGAATATCTCAAGACATGAAAGAATATCAAGTATTGGGCTTTATGATGACGGCACTTCACAACTTCGCTGTCAAATATAAAGTTCCTATACTAGCATTTATCCAATTAAATAGAGATGGTATTACCAAAGAAAGTACCGATTCTGCTAGTGGATCCGATAGAATTATATGGTTGTGTAGTAATTTTAGTATTTTCAAACGAAAAAGCGATGAAGAAATAGCCGAAGATGGTGGTAAGTCTGGAAACAGAAAATTAATACCGATTATCTCAAGACACGGTGGAGGTCTGGACGATAACGACTATATTAATTGTCACATGAAGGGTTGGTGTGCTAAGATTACAGAAGGACAGACCAAACTGGAAATAATGAACAATAACAAAACTGAACAAGATGGATTTATAGTTGATGAAAACAATAATGAAGAACAAGTCATACCTTTCGTATAATCAATTTCAACTAAAACATTTATCGGATGTTTTATGCGACGATATAACGAATTTATTAGAAGCTCTTGGTGTCGATTTGTATAAAGATTTTGGTAAAATGATAGCTATGAGCTGTCCAGTTCATGGAGGAGACAATGAGTCGGCATTTAACTTATATCATCAAGGAGAACACTATAGAGGCAATTGGAAATGCAGAACACATAAATGTGAAGAAACATTTAAGGGTTCTATTATAGGATTTATTAGAGGCTGTATATCTCATAGCAAATACGGATGGCAAAAACCCGGAGATGAAATGTGTTCTTTCCAGGAGGCCCTCCAGTTTGCAACAGATTTTACTAAACAAGATCTAAAATCTATTAAAATTTCCAAAAAAGCAAAAGAAAAGAACAGCTTTATTAACTCCGTTAGATATATCAAGAATACCAATAGTAGTATACTCAATAAGGTTAATAGGTCTTTTATACGGCAGAATTTATCAATTCCGTCGGAATACTTTGTATCAAGAGGATTTTCTTCAGAGATTCTACAAAAATACGATATTGGTGAATGTACGAACCCAGATAAAGAAATGTATAATAGAGCGGTAGCGCCGATATACGACAACGATCACAAGTATATGATAGGGTGTACTGGTAGGAGTATATTTGAAAAATGTGAAAATTGTAAAGGTTTTCATGAGGTATCAGTAGTTTGTCCATCAAAGGAAGAAGCCTGGAAATACTCGAAATGGAAACATAGCTATAAATTCAAAAGCGAAGAACATCTATATAATTTCTGGTTTGCTAAAGATTCCATAAAAGAATCATCTACAGTTATATTAGTAGAAAGTCCGGGAAATGTATGGAGACTAGAAGAGGCCGGTATCCATAATTCTGTGGCTATTTTTGGATCATCACTAAGCGATAGACAGAAAATGATACTGGATACCTCAGGAGCAATGACTATATTTACATTAATGGATAATGATGACGCCGGAATAAAAGCAGAAAACCAGATTATAAATAAATGTGAAAAAACCTATAACATAAAGAAGATCCCCTTTAATTATCCAGATATTGGGTCGATGACAATAGCGCAAATACAACAGGAAATCTCACCACTACTAATAGGATAAATAATGCTAATTTTAGGAATATCAGGAAAGAAACAATCCGGTAAAACAACATCCGGTAACTTTATTTTATCTGTGTTTATGACTAATTTAAATATTAGCAAAAAAATACATATAGACAATGATGGACAAATAGTTATCTCCGATCTTTTCGGAAATGAACAGTATGCTGGGGTATTCGATCTTGCTAAGAATATCAACAGTACAGACTATCTTATACAAAAAGCAATAGATACACTAAATCCACATGTTAAACTATATAGCTTTGCAGATCCGCTCAAACAAAACATATGTATGGATATGCTAGGATTATCATATAATCAATGTTATGGTACTGATGAAGATAAAAACACATTAACATCAATACGGTGGGAAAACATACCAGGATATAATACATCTTCTAAATACGGATCGCATGATCCTAGCGGATTCATGACCGCGAGACAAGTAATGGAAATCGTTGGTACTAATATTTTCAGATCAATGAAAAAAGACGTATGGGTCAACGCAACACTAAATAAAATTGCCAAGGAAAAACCTAAACTAGCGATTATTACAGATTGTAGATTTCCTGACGAAATCACAGCTATAAAAAATCAAAACGGAAAAACAATAAGACTAACAAGATCAAAGTTTATTTCTGATCACGAAAGCGAATTAGTGCTAGATAAAGATAGATACGATTGGTCTAATTTTGATTTTATTGTCGAAAACAGCGAAACAAGTATATATGATCAATGTATCGAGTTACAAAACATTTTAACACAATTATCTAAAGCGACATCATGATAGTAACATATTTTCGTAGTTCTTCGTATAATACCCATTCTATGTGTGAGCAGCAGTACTTTGCTGAATACGTCTTGGGGTGGCGAGGTCTTTCCGGACAAAAGGCCGATAAAGGCACTATTGTGCATAAAGTTTTAGAGATTTTAGCCGTGATAAAAAAGGCTCTTCAAGATAAAATTACTAATGTAGAAGATGATATTATTGGTAAAATAGACTGTAATAAATATGATTTAGATAATATTATTAAGTCTGTATATAAGTATTATTCAGAAGCGAACGCTCATCATAAGTGGTCTCAGAAAGACTACAAAGATTGCCATGCATGGGTCTATAAGGCTATAGAATTTAATAATGGGATGTTTGATCCAAGGAATCGGAACATATTGTGCCCAGAGCAACATTTTGATATAGAGATCAAAAAACCCTGGTCTGCGTATTCTTACGACACAGATGAGGGGAAATTAGAAGGATATTTAGCCATTAAGGGCACAATAGATTTAATCACACTATTAGATTCAAATACCATAGAAATTATTGACTGGAAAACCGGTAGAAGACTGGATTGGGCAACCGGTCAAGAAAAAACACAAGAGAAACTGGAAAATGACCCTCAACTAAGAATATATCACTATGCTATCAGTCATCTTTATCCCGAAATAGACCATATCATATTTTCTATCTATTTTATTAATGATGGTGGTCCGTTCTCTATTTGTTTTGATAAATCTGATTTGCAAAAAACAGAAGATATGCTACGCAGAAAATTTGAGATTGTCAAAAACACTAAGCGTCCCAAACTTAATAAAAGTTGGATGTGCAATAAATTATGTCATTTTGGTAAAACAACATTTGAAAACACTGCGATTCAGCCACAAATAGAATATAGAGATAATCAAATTTGTAAGACCGGATCTGTAATGACTAAATGCGAACAAATAAAACACGATATGGACTTGCACGGCATGGATGCTGTGGTAAACTTATACAAAAATCCTGGTCACTCGTTTGGTAAATACAAAGCACCCGGAAGCACAGAATGACCCCCTATTTAAAGGAGACAGACTGAGATGGACGTGAATAAAAGGTATGTGCCTTTACACGTCCATTCCTAGGTGAATCTCATTATTCACTTTTGGATGGACTTTCAAAACCCTCGCAGATAGCAGAAAGATGCGTCAATATTGGCGTAAACTCCTGCGCACTTACTGATCATGGAACCATATCGGGATGTGTTCAATTCTATCAAGAATTAAAAGCTAAAAAGATTAAGCCTATTCTTGGTTGTGAGCTATATTTATGTCATCAAAATGCCACAATAAAGACTAAGGACAATTCATCCCTAAGTCATTTCATAGTTTTGGCTAAAAATTTTGCCGGTTGGAAAACACTGATCAAGATAGTATCTGAAGCCAATAAACCAAATAAATTTTATCATAAGCCAAGATTAAGTATGGCTGAGTTAGCAGAATATTTAGACGGTAATATTATTGGGTTCTGTGGACATCTAGGATCATATTTGTCCAATATAATAGAAAATAAAGACGGGTCTGAATCAAAGAAGTTGGGTATAGATTTTATCTCACAGATGAATGATATTTTTGGTAAAGGCAATTTCTTTTTAGAGTCTCAGCTAATGGACCAACAGCACAATCCTGCTCAAGTACAACTAACAGAATACATAAGAAACTTAGGTAGTGCGACAAATACAAAAGTAATATGCACTCCCGATGCTCATTATTGTGAGAAAAGCGATGCTGTTGATCAGCGCATACTCCTATGCAACAATCTAAAGACTACTCTTGTTAATATAAATAAGAGATTATTAGATAATGAAGATGTTCCGATGTCGTGTTTTTTCAGATCGGACAACTATCATATTTTATCGCCAGAAGAGATGATAGATATTCATACAGAGGAAGAAATAGATAATACAAATTATCTTAACTCATTATGCGAAGAATACTCCATTCTTAGCAAACCATTACTTCCTCCCTTCTCTTGCCCAGACGGATACGATCCAGATGAGTATCTTAGGGAACTGTGTCGCAAAGGCTGGAGAGAAAAAATATCTAGTGTTATTGCTGAAAATGAGCAACAAGAATATCTTGATAGAATCAAATACGAACTAGAAATTTTACAGGGTGCCGGGCTTAGTAGTTATTTTTTGATTGTTCAGGATATAGTCGAGTATGTTCGTCAACAAAATTGGCTTCCGGGTGTCGGTAGAGGTAGTGCTGCCGGATGTCTGGTGTCATATTTAATCGGAATTACTAATATTGATCCAATCAAGTATAACCTTCTATTTGAAAGATTCTATAATGTTGGAAGAAATTCAGCTGATAGAATCTCAATGCCAGATATCGATGTTGACGTTCCGATCAACAAACGAGAGCTGATCATAGAATACATAAAAAATAAATATGGTCAAGAAAAAGTATCTCAGATGATAACATATAATACTATGAAGGGTCGCGGTGCTCTAAAAGAAGTTCTACGAGTATATGATAATATAACTTTTGAAGAGATGAATAAAATAACCAAAAATATACCTGATGAGGCTAAAATAGCGGACGAATTACAAGAGATGAAAGAAGATACTGGCGAATCCTCGATCATACGCTGGGCATTAGAAAATAATGTTGACAAACTCAAAGAGTGGTGCTATATTAATACTGATGGCACCCTGGCTGGGCCGTTGTCAAAAAGGTTTGAGCAGGCTATTCGTTTAGAGGGAACTAAATCTAATCAATCCAAACATGCGGCTGGAGTTGTGATATCTAGTCAAGAATTATCGAGTGTTTGTCCGATGGTTTATGATAGCAAAAATGATCAAGCAATAGCTGGTATGGAGATGCAAGATTTAGAAGCGATTGGTGTAATCAAGTTCGATATTTTAGGTATCGCTTTATTAGACAAAATGATGAACATATCAGACGTACTAAAAAATGGAGACTCTTTATGATTAAAACATTTGCAGAATTACCGGTTGGTGCTAGATTTTCGGTAGATAATATTGAATATATAAAAACAGAAACAATCAGAGTTAGCTGCTGTCAAAGCATAAATGCTGAACAAGTAGCCAATGCGTCAGTTAAGAACTTTTTTGCAGACGATAAAGCGGTAAATATTAATGCCTAATTTCCAAAAAATTTGTGTCTTTGATCTGGAAACGGACGGATCGAATCCAGACAAGTGTAGTCCTGTACAAATAGCGGCTGTGATGGTTGATCCATTGTCTTTGGATATTGTTCCAAATTCAGAATTCAATATTAATCTCAAACCAGAAGCTATTGAGGACAATCCTGAATATGCATATGCAGATAGCGATGTGTTAGACTTTCATGCTAAAGTTAGGGGATCTTCTAAGCAGGAGATTTTGAACGAATGGAAAGGATATCAGAAACAGGATCTAGGATGGAAATTATTTGTTTCGTATCTAGAGATGTATCATATCAGATCCGATAAAAAATCTTGTTTTACGGCTCCTATTGCTGGTGGATTTAATATAAATAGGTTTGATCTAAGAATTATAGATAGGCTTAGCGTGAAATATAATAATCTAAATAAAGAAGGTAGAAGCTCCTTATTCTATCCTAGAGATGTTATAGATGTAATGAATATGTTATTTTATTGGTTTGAAGGCAATAATGAGCTCAAGAACTACACACTAGATAATCTTAGAGATTACTTAGGATTAAGCAAAGAAGGGGCTCATGACGCATTGAAGGACGTCAAAGATACGGCCCAGATACTTGTAAGGTTTCTAAAGTTACACAGAAATTTATCCAAGAAAGTAAAATTTAAGGGATCGTTTGTTAATGTCTGAATACTTTGTTTTTGACTGCGGATGCAAATTCCGTGTTTTGGATAACAGCGGAGAATTTCCTCTGATAGATTTTTCTCCAAAATTAGAGAATATTAATTTATCATGTTCTAGAACCTGGGATCTGATTAGTTCTGGAAATACTAAGGGTTGTTTTCAGTTAGAGTCTAGATTAGGACAAATGATGGCTAAAAAATTAAAGCCAGAGAATATAGAACAACTCTCGGCCTTAATTGCTGTGCTCAGACCAGGAACATTGGAGGCCATACGAGACGGTAAAAGCGTCACCAATCACTATATAGATAAAAAGAACGGTCTTGAGTCTATAGACTATTTCCATACTGCTTTAGAGCCTATTCTAGATAAAACGTATGGAGAAATGATATATCAAGAACAAGCGATGGAAATTGCACAAACCATAGCGGGCTTCGATCTAAAAGAAGCGGACATGTTACGTAAAGCTATTGGTAAGAAAAAACCCGAGGAAATGGCCAAATTGAAAAACAAATTCATAGATGGATCTGTGAAGCAAAATATAGTCACGGAATCACAAGCAGAAGAAATTTTCGGATGGATTCAGAAAAGCCAACGATATAGCTTTAATAAATCGCATTCTGTTAGTTATGCTATTAATGCATATGTATCTGCGTATGCAAAAGCTCATTTTCCGAGAGTTTTTTTTGCTTCTTATCTAAAATTTGCTAAAGACAAAATAGACCCTCAAAGAGAAATTAAAGAATTGGTTAGAAATGCTAATGAGATGGATATTGGAGTAAGAACACCAGATTTCAGGAATCTAAACAGGTTCTTTCTGATTAAAAACAAAGAGATCTATTTTGGATTAACCGATATTAAAGGTGTCGGAGACTCTGTATATAAAAAAATAATAGATCTATGTAAGGATATAGATTTATCCAAAGCTAGCTGGCTAGACATTCTATTTAAAATATTATTGAATATTAATTCTACTGCGAGCAAAGCACTGATAAGCAGTGGAGCTATAGATTATTTTCATAAAAATAGAACAGAAATGCTATTTGAGTATGAGGTAGTATCTTCTTTTACTAAAAAAGAAATAGAAAAACTAATTGCTCTATATGAACAAGATCATAATATATCAGATTTAAATAAACTAATAGAATTAGGTATTAATGGTTCTATAGCGAATAAAAATAGAATAGAGATTTTTAAGAATTTACTAAAATCTTTACGTCATCCTCCGTATTCACTAACGGATAAAATAGAGTGGTTGTCTGATTCTGAAAATTCTTTACTAGGAGTATCAATAACTTGTTCGAAGCTAGACTCATACGATATAGAGATGACTAATACTAATTGTAAAACTTTTAAGACGACTCTATTATCTGATAAGATTGTTATAGCAGGAGAGATAACGAATATAAATGTTGTTAAAACAAAGACTGGTAAAAATCCGGGACAAGAGATGGCTTTTATAAGTATAGAGGATCAGACAGGCATACTGGATTCAGTCATAATGTTTCCGGAGCAATGGTCTAATTTCAAATCTCATTTATTCGTTGGAAATGTTCTGATTTTTGTAGGGAATAAGGCGAAAAACAAGGACGGTCTTATAGTTGAAAAGTGTTTTGTTCCGCGAACTTGACACCCTCTCGGTTTCTTTTATCATAGAATGTTGAGTTTTTCTTTTTTTAATCAAGGAGTTTGATATGAACATAACTATTTTGCGTGGTAATCTAGCACGAGATCCTGAGCTTAGGTCTGTTAACACAGGCGGTAAGCAAACTTCTGTAGTCAATTTTACAGTAGCTGTTTCTCGTGAATACACCAAGGCTTCTGGTGAGAAGGACAAGGTAACATCCTTTATCAATTGTGAAGCATGGGATACCGGCGCAGAAATTATTGGGTCTTCTTTCAAGAAGGGCGATCTGGTTCTGGTAGAAGGATCTCTAAGGAATGACACATGGGAAAAGGACGGCGTGAAGCATAGTAGTCTAAAGGTAAGAGTTAATAACTTCTCTAAGATTACTAAGTTATCTAAGCCCACAAAGAACGAGGAAACAGAACCAGTAGCATTCTGAGGCAAGGACGCTACTATCGATAATAAGTAGGGGGCTTCGGCCCCTTATTTATTATGTATACTTACACATAAAATATATGAAGAATAAACTTAAGATTCTAATGTGTTCCGAGGCTAGTTTTCTTAGTTCTGGCTTTGGTATTTATGCGAAAGAGATATTATCCAGACTACATAATACTGGTAAATATGAGATAGCAGAATTTGCATCTTATGGTGTGGTAAATGATCCAAGAGATAAGACGATACCATGGAAATATTACGCCAATGCCGTTAAAGAAAACGATCCAAGACATAAAGAATATACTTCTAGAGGAGATAACCAATTTGGTAGGTGGAGATTTGAGAAAGTTCTATTAGACTTTAGGCCAGATGTGGTTATAGATGTTAGAGATTACTGGATGAGTCATTACGAAGGAATATCTCCGTTACGCAAGTTTTACCATTGGATACTAATGCCAACTGTTGATTCCGAACCTCAGCAAGAGGAATGGATGGATACATATTTGTCTGCTGATGCTATTTTTACATATTCGGACTGGGGAGCTGAAGTGTTAAAAAAACAAAGCTCTGACAAAGTTAATTACATAGCAACGGCGTCTCCGGGTGTGGATTTACAAACTTTCAAAATTCTACCAAATAAAATAGAGATTAAAAAAACTCTTGGACTACCTTTGGATTCTCTTATAATTGGATCGGTCATGAGAAACCAAAAACGTAAGCTAATACCAGAGTTAATGATTTCTTTTAGAAAATTTCTTGATATACTAGAACAATCTGGTAACCCATTAGGAGAAAAGACATACCTATATCTACATACTAGCTATCCAGATATGGGTTGGGATATTCCCGAACTATTGAAAGATAACAGATTGTCTAATCGTGTGCTATTCACTTATGCTTGTAGAAAATGTTCTTTTACAGAATCAACTGTCTATTTAGGGCCGAATAGAACATGCCCAAGATGTCTAAACAAGTCGATGACTATGCCATCTGTAACTAATGGTATTACATCAGAAAAATTATGCGAAATATATAATACTTTTGATTTGTATGTTCAGTATGCTATATGTGAGGGTTTTGGTATGCCTCAAGTAGAGGCTGGAGCATGCGGTATTCCTATTGCGACTGTTGAATACAGTGCGATGGTGGACATTATTAAAAAACTAGATGCCATGAGCATAAAACCAAAAACACACTTTAAAGAATTAGAAACAAAAGCGATTAGGGTATACCCAGATAACGATCAACTAGTTGATTGTATGATCGAAATAGCCTCATTGTCTGAATCGAAAAAAAATGAGAGAAGACTAAATACAAGAAAATTAACAGAAAAATATTACAACTGGGATGATATAGCTTCAGTATGGGAAAGATACCTAGATCAAGTGGATCTGCACTATAGATCAAATTGGGATTCTCCTCCTCAATATATAGCAGACTCCCTACCTGATCCTTCTCAAGTAAATAATACTATTTTTTTCCATACAATGAAAACTATAACAGAAAATATAGCAACACATCACAACAAATTATCTTCTATGCAAATGTTATATATGTTACAAAATTGCGACTATGGATTTTCTGGTGCCGGTGCAGGGCTGCAGAATTACAATTATAACAATGTGTTGGAACATTTTAAAATAGAAATTGATAATATCAACCAGTCAGAAAATGTAAGATACAATAAAACAAAATTTAATGATGATTTTATTCAATACGCTCATATCAAAAGCAATACATAATGAATATACTCTATCTAGGACCGTATAGGCAAACCGATTATATAGGGCAGGTATCGTCTTTGCATATAGATTCTATAGCTCGTAAATTAAAAAAAGAAGATCGCCTAATTACAAGGGCCGTATATCTAGACTATTCTTTGTCAGATGGAACTTACACGACAAAAAAATATGAAAAAATAGATAATATTAACAAAATAGATACGATAGTGCAGTATTTGCCTATAGACTGTATGGCTATAAATACAGATACTTTCAATGTTGCGATACCCATTCTCGATGCAAAAATACACAATATAACAAATAATCCAGTATACAAAACATTAAATTTTTATGACAAGATCTTGGTTGATGACGATAAACAAAAAAATATTATTAGAGCAGTATGTTCAGATAAAAAGATCGGTATCTATGATGAAAAAATAACTGATTCTAAAATGCAGTTATTGAACCTTAGTCCAGAAAACGACCAAGTTTATAAATTTGGCTTTATAGGACAATATAATAAAAATAAACAAATCATACAAAAAATACTCACTTCGTTTTTACTTTCAGTTAAAAATAATGATAATATCAGATTATTTTTATTTTTGAGAGCTTTAGATAATGAAAAAAATGAACTTGTATCTTTTATTAAAGATCTACAAAATCAATTAGGAATACCTGAATATATAGACAGAATACAGAATATTTTTAGTATGTGGAATTTGGAAGAGAGTATTATTGCATTAAATTCAATTGATTGTCTAATATCAATTAATGACGACTACAAACAAACTCTTTATGAAAAATATTTTATAAATAGAGGAAACAACAACTATCTGATTAATAGAAATAATTTAATCAGCGTGGAAACACCAGTGACAAATACGCCATTCAGTCAGTCTTATTCCGATACTGTTAGTTCAGTATCCACCCAAGATCTGATTCAAAAAATTTCTTCAGCATCAGTAAATAATATTCAGAAAAATAAAAAAACAGAACATCAGACTCTAGGCGAACACATATGCAAAATTCTAGCGTAGCCAACAATATTACAAAAACAGTAAAGTCATGCTGCACAACAAGCGGTTCAAAACTACACATATTGTATGACGGAGCCGTATCATTATTCGATGATTTGTTAGATAGTTTAGACTATCTTAATATTTTCCCTTTAATGGCAGAGGATAAAAGGAAGTATACGGATTTTATAGGTTATGATTTATTTTTATCTAATAATCCAGTGTGGGCTTCTTCTAATATAAGTCAACTATTAAGTTTTCATCTCAATATTGTGGTCTTTTTTCATAGTACATGTCCTAATAATTTCAAGAAGGAAGATAAGTTTCTTTTAAAGAATTCCTTAAAATATGTACATAAAATATTTTCTAGTGATATCGTAATGAGTAGTTGGGGTTTTGACACAACAGATGATAGATCATACACTATTGATTATGGTATTCGTAAACTGCCAATCAATCAGCCTAAGAATATAGATATTTGTATTTTGAATATTAACAGCAACCCGTCTGTTAAAATGCTATATAACTATATCAAAAATGTCTATCCAAATACTATATTAGTAGACAATAGTAATTATACCAATATATATGAAACACTACTTAAATCTAAAATATGTATCGAAGCAGAATCAGAGTTTAATATTTATAGCGCAATAGCACATAAATGTTATGTTATATCCTCTATGAAATCGTTATCGTGTGAAGGACTGATTAATATTCCCTCATATGACAATATACAAAAAGCTATAAATAGCATCTTATCTAACTATAATGAAGATATGACAATACTTAACTCGGATTCTATACTAAAAAAGTATAGTCTGGATGAATTTGCTATGTCATTTGAAAAAATACTACGTAATATAATTAAGGAACCATATATTTATGCAAAGAACATATAACATATATCATAGTAAATATAATAAAAATTTCATAGATAACTGTCATAATATTGATTTTTATGATATTGATAATATAATTAATTATTCTGTAGATTTTATAAGATCGGATAGCTTCGAGTACTTAGATATAAGTTCCGTAAAAACAACCATAGATACACTTGTACATAAATTGAGAGTCGGTGGTGTCATGATGATATCTTTTTCGGACATGAAAAATTTATGCAAATCTTATTGTCATAACGGTATGTCTGACAATGATTTATTATTATCTATTCAAAATAAACATAGTATTCTGTCCGTAGACTTTTTACAGGATCTCATCAAAACAGCATACAAAGATGTTGGTATATCAAAAATAGAATTTGATCACAAAAATAACAAAACCTACGTCTCTATAGAGAGAAAATCTATATGAACACACCTTGTGAAAAATGCATCTTTTCTGACTATGCTGATAGTCAAGAGCCATGCAAATTTAATGTAATTCCATCAGCTAAAAAATATCATACTATCACAATCAAAAATAATTTTAACTATATACAAAATTACCGTTGTCCATACGCATTTAGTATTGAATATTATAAGAGTAACTCAGACACTATTGGCGATATAGACAAGCTAGAGTCAGAACTTTTAAAAAGGGCGAGCATAGCGTACTATCTTATGATAGATATTCATAACCCAGATAGCATAGCAGATACTTGTAAAAAGGTCAACAGCCTATCACCAGTACCAAAATTCGTATCTTTTATTTTGCATAAAGAAAATACCACGAATTCTATCATAGACTCTATCAAGAATAAACTGGATCCAGAAATCCAATGGAAAGTACATAATTTTTTGGAGGACTCTTCAGTAGATCATATTATCTCTACTGTATTAGATACTAATATTGAAAATAATGATTCGAAATATTTTTGGTTTAATACAGATGCCGATATTCAACTGCTTGATAGCGATATAAAGTCTATAGGCAAAATTATAACTCTGGAGCAGCCTGAATGCAGTGCCATGTTTAGGACTATTGATCATAGCGGACTGTTCATATCATTTGATGTTTATAAAAACGTAAGATCCATGATTGATATTAATATTTTTTATGGCTTAAAAGCTATACCTAATGTAAAATTTAATTATTATGCTTAATGCTTTAATAGTAGCTCCAGAAATCACGAAAGGTATGAAGAGCATAGGGTCAAAAGCGCTTCTAAAACTAAAAAGCTCTACTACGATTATTGAGTATCAAATACAAGAACTTAAAAAAATAGATAAAAAAGTCAATATAACTATAGTTACGGGATTTGAATCAGAAAAAATTAAAAAGATATTACAAAAACAAAATAAGCTAAATATACTATATAATGACAATTATTTAAATACGAACCAAGCAAAGTGCGTAGATATTTTTTTAAAAAACTATGACGTAGAAAATCTACTCATAATTAGTAATGGTGTGCTATTTAAGAATTCTGTTTTCAATATATCAGATATCGATAGATCCAAAATTTTCTTGATAGACAAACCAAAAACAAACTTTAACATAGGATGTTGTGACACAGGTAGCAATGAGAATATAGATTATCTGTTTTATGATTTACCAATATTGTGGTCGGAATGTGTCTTTTTAAATAATATAGCCATAAAGAAAATAAGAGAAATTTTTAAATCTAATACTATAGATCAACTATACATATTTGAACTAATAAATATTTTGATTCATAATAATTTAGACATACAGAAAGTCTATATACCCAAAAAACATATCATGAAAATCAATACTATTAAAGATCTTTCAAGAGCTAAAACTTTTATATGAAAATTTTTATACAATATACAGACAATAGATTCATTAGTAATTTGGTATTGAATCAAATTCCCGGTCTAGACTTGCTATCCGGAGTATGCAAAAACTCATTATATAAAATACATCATCAGTTTAATCCAAATTCTTATGTATTTTCTGTGACTAATATAGATACAGAAATACGTCAGTTCATAGAAGAATACGATAATCAAGTAAAAATATTTATATATCATGATACATTTACGGATCAATATCATGATTCGGTTTCTATGTTTCCGAGATGTACTCATCTTAGTCATCAAAAAATATCTCAAAATAATGTTGTTATTATACCAGATTTATTAAATCAAAATATTTTTCACAATTTACAATTAGCTAGAAATGATTCTATTTTATTTTTTATGGACGATATGATGCGAATGCCAGAGAATCTTTCTAGTATATTATATCCTAAGTCAAAAATCAAATTAAAAATGTTTGGTGGTTATACTAGTCATAATCAAAATTTGGGTACAGTAACAGAGAGAGAGAAAGCCACTCTTTTAAATAAAAATAAATACTATCTGAGTATTAATGGATATTATGAAAGCGAAGCTATCGCTTGCGGATGTGAAATATATACCTTAAATGATTTATTAGAAAACAAAAGTCCACAAATACCAAAACAATTGAAACCTATCGAATACTCCGATTTTATTATCTCAATATTAACATAACATGAAAAATATTATAAAAGACTTAGGCATCATAGATATCGTTTTATCCAATGATAAAGAATCAATGGATATTATTAATTTTGCAAAAGAGTATTATGCAAAAAATCCATATAGTCATGTTTGTATATTTAATAGTTTTTCTCAATTAGTAACATCTTCTGCTGTTCCGATACTACATCTAAGTCAAGCTAAATTTTTCTATGGTAGTATTATTGCAACTGATATAGATTCTTTAGAGATGTGTATAGATTTTCCTAATGTAAATAAAATAATATTTTTTGCTCAATCTATTCCTTGGGCTAATGAATTGAGTGAATACTCTCGATGGAATAAGTTATTTGAATCCGATAATCTAGAAATATTAGCACAAAACCAATACATATACGACATATTAGATATATGCTGGAAAACACCTATAGGTATATCAGAAAGGTTGGATTATGAGTCAGTATCCAAAATCATACAATAACTTGACGGATCCGGAAAAATTGTCTCTGATCTCAAAACTATATACCGAAGAAAATAAAAGTTTTGCAGATATAGCTTCGTTACTAGAAACTTATCCCAATAAAATTAGAAGAGATGCTATATCTCTAGGCATACCTATAAGAAATAAATCCGAAGCACAAAAAAACGCACTCAGTTCTGGTAAACATAAGCATCCTACAAAGGGACACTCCAGAGACAACGAGACAAAAAGCAAAATAGGACTTGGGGTTATGAAGTCTTGGGAGAATCTAACAACACAAGAATTAGAAGAAAGAAAAGAAAAAAGCAAAGAACAGTGGGATAGTTTAGACCAAAATGCAAAACAGAATTTGATAAAAAAAGCCAATGATGCTGTAAGAGTAGCTAGTAAATTAGGATCCAAACTAGAAAAATTCATACTCAACAAACTAATATCAGATGGATACAAAGTAGATTTTCACAAAGAGCAGACGCTATCAAATACCAAGTTGCAGATCGACCTGTTTCTTCCTAAAATAAATACCGCTATAGAGATAGATGGGCCTTCTCATTTTTTGCCTGTTTGGGGTGATGACGCTCTTACTAGAAACAAAAGATACGACAACAAAAAACAAGGATTGATCTTAGGTAAGGGTTATGTGTTGATAAGAATTAAGCAAACCAAAGATTTTTCAAATACTAGGGCATTATTAATATATAATGAATTAGTCAAGATATTACAAAGTATCGAGTCAAATTTTCCAGAACCTGACGATAGAAACTATACCATAGAGGACACAAATGGCTAAAAACACTAAAAAAGACATTGAGTTAGTAACGGAGCAAACAGAAGAAAATACGACTAAAACTGTACTACCTAATGATCTGGATTGGACCGACCATGTTCTGTCATTATTATCAGATGACGAAAAAATATCTGGTAATCCAACAACAGACGGCCTTAGAAGAATTTTCGAATCTGCACTAAATTGCTCTGTTATCTCGGCTACAAGCGATGTTGTTCAAGCTCCTAGTCCAGATAATGAAAAAAGAGCCACGGTTGTTCATACAATTCAGTACGTATTAAAAAACCCAGAGCCTGTGGATGATTCGATTAAATACAGGTCTGTGAGCGGCGCTGCGGACGTTTACTGGGGAAATTGTGATAAGGTATACAGAAACCATCCAGTTGCTGTGGCCGAAACGCGAGCCGAAGGAAGAGCTTTAAGAAGGGCTTTGAAACTAAGGAAAGTAGTTGCAGCAGAAGAAATTGCAAAGGATATAGAGGACCACCCGGATGAAAATTCTGTATCAAAAATCACAAATAATCAAATCAATTTCATTGACGTAATAGCAAAAAGACTTAATATAAATGTAGTCGAACTTCTAAAAATTAACAATTTAGAATCGGCCAATATTTATACTTTGTCCCATGAGGATGCTGTCACGATAATAAGACTATTATCATCATATCAACAAAATATGGACAATATTCCTCAAGGGGTTGTGGGCTATAACAATGAATGGAAATAATTATGAAAGTAACATACAAAGCAAATGATAAATTAGCGTTTGAATTGGAGGGTGCTGGTCAGAAAGAAATTTTTAAGGAATTAGCTCTTATTCAAGAGATTTTTTCTGAAGAAAAGTGCGGTCTATGTGGTAGTGGAAACCTAAGATATATTGTTAGAAGTGTCGATGGTAACGACTACTACGAAATCAGATGTAACGAATGCGGAGCTGTGCTAGCATTTGGTCAGCACAAAAAGGGTGGCACATTATTTCCAAAACGCAAAGATGACGATGGAAATTATTTGCCAAACAAAGGATGGCACAAATGGACCAAAGATTCGAAATAATCTATTTCTGAATCTTACCCCATTTACCAACAGGACATTCTTGATCGGCCCAGGCTAGTTTGCTTACAAATTGTTTTGTGCGAACTAGTGGACACCCACATTTTGAACAAGTATCGTCTTTAAAGAATTCGCAACCAAGACAAATATTATGTCTTTGGATGATCTCTTCTTCTGTACACATTGGTAAACCATTACTAATATGCTCTGCTGTTGCTTTTGCAAAATTTTTTAATTTTGTAACAAACGTTACCTCATCGCCGGGAGCACGATGAAGAGGCTTTCGACATATAAATACCGGCATTGTTTCTTGTTTCGTTTCCGAACTAATTTTTAATCCACAATTGATACATTCGAAATTGTATCCGTCTTGAGTTATAAAACTACAAAAGATATTCTCAGAAGTATTCATAAGGAATCCACTCCCATATTTCTTTAGAGTCCATGATATCATTCTTATTCTCTACACCATCAGTACTACCAAAAAATCCTCTAAATATCATTTCGTTCATCCACTGGTAAAATGTTGGCGTTGGTATTATCTGGCCATCTGTTTTGTCCGGGTATGGATCGTTTGGATTGCCAGTATTAACCTTTACGCATCTCCATCCTAGATAATTATTGTACATTGGTCCCCCCTTAGGAGGAATAATATCAGGTCCTAATCTACCATAGTAATCGTATACGTATCTACTATATAGATTATCAGTGGTTTTTAATTTTCTGGGAATATTTCTAAATTTAATAAAAACTTGTGAAGAATCATTGAGATTAAAAATATTTTTGACTTTTCCTCTAATATTAGCCGGACTTCTTGGTACAATATATGTTTCTCTAACTTTAACTAGTGTATCCCTAATATTATTATCACACGATAAGAAAAACTCTCGGTCCATAGTTATCAGATTTTCTGTTTCACCCCAATCTACTCCTGGATATTTGGCTTTTTCTTCAGCGACTCTATTATTTGTATAACTCAAACCATTACCTGTCAATATTTCGTCAGCCGCAGGATTAGGAGATGTAACTTTGTCTTTACATACAGCATCGCATTCTGGGAATTGATAGAATTCTACCACAGGAAGACATTCGTATGTTACGGTCTTTAAAATTTTGACATTAACATCGTACGATAACGAGCACTCTTGCTCTGGATCAATTGAAATAAAATAATATTGTTTGGGTATATAATTAATATTAATAGCTTGTGATACTGGATTTTGAGCAATATTTATATCATAATATGGCAGAACACCTGATGGCGTTTTGTTATTCTCTTCGAATACTGATAAAATCTCATTTCTCTCAGCATATAATTCAGAAAGTTTTTTCTTTGCTCTATAACCCGAACATTTTACATTAAACTCATCGGTAGGATAATAGCCTTTACGAAAACATCCTGATGGATCAGCAGGCAGATTACTATAGAATAGCTCCAAATCCGTTATGCTAGAGATAGTATCAAAATTGATATTACTAGCATCCAAAGGAGTATCCGACTGAGAATTTAGATTAGTTAATCGCGTATTAAGAACACCAGTTTGATCAGGAAGAAGTCTAATTGTTGGAATATTTATATTATAATCATTCTCTATGATTATCTCTCCTGTAGTGGCCGGTGACAGTTGAGTTTTAAATTTGTCCGACTTTAAGTCTATAAAAGAATATTCTTCGTTATTTATAAGTAGATTGTTTTGAATATTTCTTTTTAATCGATCCAAATCTATGCCTGTTATCGGCACCCCACTAGTAAATTTTAGTGACGTACTATCTAAAGATAATCCGCTAGAAAAAATTAAGCTATAATTATTTAAAGCGTCTAGAAGATATGCAGCACTATTTAATCTATACGGATATGCTACCAATAAATCTTTTTTAACATCCTGATCAGAAAAATCTATTTTTAAAAATGTTGTTGTCCCAGACTGTTGAACCATAATACTATTGAATTTATTTTTATTATTTTCGTGGTTGTTTAATATTTCGTCCGTATCAAATATTTTGTTTGGATGAGAAGAGTCTATAAAAGAATACATGGGAGGCTCTAGATATTGTGATCCATAACCTATAGAACCTTCTGCTGTAGCTACAGAATGTACGTCTAGTATAGATTTATTGATATGATTTTGTTTAGCATTAGATTTCGTTAGCCCCCATTTGCCAACAGTTAATTTATCGTTTTTAGTTACATTATCTTTGTATATAACAATACTGTTAGAATTTTCTAATGTTTTGCCAATATACCCAGAATCGACACCATCAGGTAATGGGCTGTTTAGAGTTAATACGGTATTGTGCTGGTCATTAAAATATATCAATGCTTTTTGTGCTATAGTATTAGTAAATAAATCATTTGTCCCTGTTGCTCCTGGTTGTTTCATCACCGCTATTGTATCATCTATATCATAAAGATTATATAACCTAGATCCTGGTATAGTAATAATTTTTTTAGCTTCAATATTACTATTTGTTATAGTATTATTGCCCCACAATCTATCATATTGTAATGTTTGTCTAATCCCAGGATCAGGATATCTAATCCAGGAACCCGATCTAGCGTAATACACTCCATTTTGTGAAACTGTTGTCTGATTGGCTACATAAACAAGGTCATTTTCTTTGAGTGTTACAGATGAAGTGGTTGATAGCGGAACTGTCAATCCGGTTAATGGAACATTCATAGTAGTGTCAAGAACTATAACATTTTTATTCACTATCTCGTATATATTTGCAACCCTAGTAAAAGAAAAATTAGAGAGAGGAGTAATCATATCTTTGTGAAGTCTTATATACTTATATCGATTTTTGGCCAATATGGCTGTGTTATTATACTTATATATAGGAACCTCTAGTCTGTACCAATTGAAACGATCTTTACTAATTTGAATCAAAGCTTTTGAAGATGATCCCGGGTATGTTCCATCGTACACTGGCTTAAAATAGAATCTTTCTTGTTCTTGCTGTTGTCTCTGAAACCTAATATCGTAAAGCATACTAATTATAGGATCTCCTCTACCTCCTATAGCAAAAGAGGCTTGTAAAATAGAGATCTCAGCCAAAGCGCCAACTAGACTATAGAACGGAGTAAAAAACCAACCAACAAAAGGAAATAATATTTGTCTATATGTTAGCGGTTTTGACAATTCTATATTACCAGGATATCTACAAGTATTTGTGCTGATATAGTTATATGGAGCATTAAGATTAATTTTAGGTAGAAGATATTCTTTATTTGTAAAATCTGCTATATAATTATATCCTGTCCTGCTAACTTGTTCCGATTCATAATCTATAGTACCCAAGTAATCTTGTGTTGTGTATTTTATGGTCGAAGCTGTGTGTGCTATAACAGACCAGTTGCATATGCTACTTAGTATAGTGTTAGAAGATATTCTACTTTCATATACATTTAATCCCGACAGTTCGCTATTATGTACGGTATTATCTAGAGATTGTATTTTTTCTTCTGGTCCAAGAACATACAGTTTTAATGTAAAAACAGTATTTCTGAGAGGAAGATTTTTAAATTTAGCCAATGCTGTATCTATAAGATTAATTCTATTATTCTTGATTATCTGTTTATGGAGGATAGTTTGTTTTTCAGAGTAGCCTGTTGGAGACAGAGTCGGCTGTACAACACTATCATTTGCGATAGCTTGGCTATGAACAGAAACTCCGGAAACAGATGTTTTGTTTTCATCGGAAAAGGTATTGTTGAATGTCATATTGTCAGAAAAGGTCAAACTAAAATGATATCCATAGTTATCAAGATTTTCTTGATTATAGAGATATAGAATACTTGTATTAGGTTTATTAGTTGTGTTAGTGTTTTTAAGCTTGTCTAAAAAGTCTAAAACAGTAACGTCCGATAACGAGCTGCCATTTGATCTTAGTGTAGAGAGCCAGGAGATTGGGGGAGATGTTCTATCTGTGTCTTTATCGAAAGGAATAAATATTTTATCCTTATAAATGTTGTTATTAGACGATACTATGCTATCTAATGTAGGATTATATACTTCCAAAGCCATGACTATATTTTTAGGGTTTGGAATATTCATTAAATTAATTTTAATTTCTATATCTTTTAGTTTGAGAGCATTCATACTATCTTTCATCAAAACATATTGATAAGTAGGAGTATAATTACAATCAAATTCAACCGGCGCTTCCTCGTATTTGATCAGTATAAAATCATCAACCATCTCTTGATTTTTATAGTCTAATCCATTGAAGTTTCTTATACCGTAGTTCCTGTCTTGATCATACCATTCTGGACTACTAGCATCAGCGTAACTATCTACTCTTACGGCACTTCGATACTCCATAGGAACATTATTATCGCTATTATTTATTGATCTGAGATTATAAAATCCAGGACCGATAAAGTTGTATGACTTATATTTTTCTACATCAAACTTTTGAATAGAGCTAATATTAGGACTGCTAATAGCAGAAACATTAGAATATGTTCCATTATATCCTAATGGATTATATCCTGTTGGAGTGTAATAATACCAGCCAGAATTTGGATGAAAAAACCCTTTATCAAAAGTTGTATATCCAGTCACTGGGATATCCACAAGATGACATCTATAAAAAGGTTCAATACCACCATAATTATTATGTCCGGACATTACAGCTAATGGCGCAGCAGCAGAAGCTAAATATCCGCTTGCGAGTTCTTGATCAATAACGGGTTGAGTTTTATCTGTTGGATCTACTCCCCATGGCGTATTAAGAGGAATTTTATCGTATGATTGGATGGTGTTATTTGTTTTGATTGGGTGGTATGGGATTTCTACTCCTATTTTTTCGACAATATTTTTTGAATATCCTCCATAGGTATATATATTTGGGGCATAAACTGTTGATACCTTTGGTAGGCTAAAACTAACTCTAGTATCTCTTTCCCAATTTTCACCTACCTTTTTATATGCTCTAACATCAAAAGAATCGAACTCTCTATTTATTCTATAGAATCTGGCGGCGCCAGTTATAATACCGGCCCCAAATGTATCTCGTTGTCTAGCTAATCTTGGCTCGTAATAGCTTTTACATTGAGATAATCTGTCGTCGCTATCTCTCATTAATTCTATTTTAATAGATTGTAATTTAAATACGGTATTATTCGGCTTAAATGTTATGTGTAAATCATTTGTTAATGTGTCTGGCTTTTGATAATTAGTAATACTAATTTTTTTATCTACGAACCGTCTGTCTACAACAAATATTGGATTTGAATTGTCTGATACATACATATCGCTATCTATAAACCAAACCATTCCGTTTTTATTGAACGCTATTTTCCTGAAATTCGGCACCATAGCTCTGTATTTATTAGGAACAATATCCTGATTATAGCTCATTAGTGTCGGTAAGGTTTTACCTGGCTCATATTGATTACTGTTATCGTGAACATATACTCTAATATTTTCTATAGATTTTAGAGTAGAACCAAATGATGTTATTCCTTGTATAGTATATAATCCTGTTTGTTTTACAAAAATACTCGGATCAAAATCGGCAGAAGTTCTGTTTCTTCTCATAACGTCAGTATTTCCGTTTGTTGCAAAATCAGAAAATCTCAAACAATCCGGACCATCTACAAGGGACCAAGAATAAGATACGTTCTCGGATAGTGAATCGTCAACATTCGCTGTAATGTCTATTTGAATATGATTACCATTATGTATTTGATCACCCTCGCCCCTATCTAAATCTTCTGGTAATTTGATACTGATATCCTTATTAAATATTGTATAAATTTTTTCTGGTATCTTAGGCATAGCCATATTAGCTAATGGTACTGTGGTTATCTTATTGGGATCGTTTACATCTCCAATTTTACATAGACAACCACTAGCAGATAACGTCGGATCCATCTGCGATTCTGTATAAATATCTCCAAAATCAATTCTCATATCATTATATATGACATCATCCGGAGTCAGTGTTTTACTTATAAAAGTTTTGATTTTACAGTCGATCAGGGCGTGTGGGCCGTCACAATTGATAAGCTTATTATATTTAATTTTTGTGTTTGTGTTTATTTTTATATAGCCGCCGTATTTATTTAATAATTGCTGATACAATTGTTTTTTATTAGTAATATAATTAGTAGCCAATGTCTGTTTTTGTAAGAAGTATGATTGTTGTTTGTAGTATTGTAAAATCTTAGCTACTATTGTAATTAATTTTCTTATTTCTGTATTAGTATTGGTATCGGCTACAGTATTTACATACTCATTATATATCAAGTTTTGCAAAAAATCATCTTGTAAATAATTAATATTAACTCTGTCTATCAAAGGAGATGTAGCAAGTATATAGCATAATTTTTTAAGTTTTTCTAGTTTGTATACAGATCCTAATCCATCGAAGGTTTTTATACGATTAATCGTTAGGCTATTATATATAGCCCTATATACATGGTATAGACTTGGAGATAAATATGATCTGCTTGGTAGTTTTGTTGTAGAGAATACCTGTCTATCATACTTGTCTTTCCCTCCTATAAAATAGGAATAAAATTCTCCATTACTAATCCATAAATCATAATCTTTAATATTATCATGAACATAATTAGTATTATCTTCGATATAAAACTTCAAACCGTTAGTAGAGTCCATAATAGATAAAGGCACGAGTTCCAATTCTTCGTTGGTATTAAATACAAAAGAACCATTATCCAGAATACTCGGATCGGCAATAAATTTAGAAGAATCTTTATCTAATCTCTTGATTGTATTATTATCTATCTTGATGACAGTATCTGTTGTTGCTATTGTGTATGAAATATTATTTCTTTTATATGTTAGATTAATATTGGGCTTGATACGAGTACCAGGAATAATCTGATCAAAATTATACAATGTAGAAGATTTATGTATAGCATTTTTCTTGTACCAAAATAAAACACCATACTCTACATCATATGCAGATAAATTTGTGTTTATGATCCAGTCTACACACAAATCCATAGATCCGGACTCAATATCCCAATTATTAAATTTAACCGCAGGAAATTTGAATAACTCCTCTACACCATAGACTTTTGCTCCAATAACACTATTTAAATATGTTTCTTTATTGTAAATATAATCATTATGAGATATTATTGCTGGCAACCAAACATCATCTAATTCCGAAATAGATATACCGTCAGGAGTATTAGAATCCATAATAGTTTTTAATATATTTGTGCTGGTGGTTGCTATGGATTCTCCATCGTTGGTGTTGTTATATCGTATCTTAAAGGAAGTAGCGTCTTCTACTAGGGTATGAGGTTTGAGATCATAACATAAAATTTTGTCATGAACTATACAATTTTTTTTATAGTTTTTAGGATATCCCATTATATTTCCTTAGTAGCTGTTAATGTCCATTTCCCATTCATAAATGTAAATAATCCTTTATTTCCGGATATAACATTAAAATCAAAAGGATTATCAAAGTTCACAAGCATCGTAGGAACAGTTTCTCCTTTCTTCCTGCCTGGAATATATGACAATTCAATTGTTGCATTATTTCCCATTCCTAAAATTCCTGGAGTAACAAAAGTTTGTTTACTGACAGGTTCGTAGTATCCTGTATCTTTATCATACCGACAAAGCAGTTTAGCACCTCGTGGAGCAGTATATCCTCCGCGGTCTTTTATAAATATTAGCCTGCGTAAACCGTTAGCTAATGGTTCCGTTGAATACTGAACATCGTCTAAGAATGCTCTTGCTGGATAAGTCTCGTCATTATCTGCGTCTTTAACCAAATCTTCTTCTAAAGTAGCATAAACCATTTTATATATGGAAGAAACGCTGTCAGCTTTTGTCGCCCAAACCTTTCTGCCTTCGTCCCATCTAAAGTCTATTGGTCCAACCGGCCAAAGGTCTGGTCTTTCCGCCCAGTTTAGATAAAATTGTTTGAGTTTTTTCTTTGCTGTCCACTTACCGTTTTCATATTTTTGTGTTTTGCTGATAATTGATCCTTGGTAGCTTGTGGTTCTATCTCCTGGTTGTATTGTTACAGAATCGTCGGGTGGAAATCCGCCAGGATCACTTAGATCATCTTCGTAAGCAACTTGACTAACACTACTAGTATTTGTTATACGAGTTCCTTCTATGGTCAAAAAATCACTATCGCTTAAAACTCTATCTTTTACGTACTCATTAACAGAATTGCTAAGTTTATATACATCTCCGATCTTTAAATCTTTAAATGTGACCGGTTTTGGAAATCCATCCTTAGCTTTAACTTTGAATCTTTTGGGTCTACCATACTGGTCTATTTCGTATGGTTCATCGGCAGCATTTGGAACAGGATAACCCTCCAGATCGTATCCCCATCCATGTAGTACTAATGGTCCTCGTAATCCCATAAACCTTTGATTATTTTGATATGATCTTATTTCTCCATTATTCCTATCTTTAATCTTGTTTGATAGCCTCATATCCTTATCATAATAATCAGCATTAATAGTTATAGTCCCGTCTGTTTCATATTTTGTTAATGAATTGCTCAATGTTAGGTTTTTGGGGTTCACTGCTCCTCTGCCGACTATTTCTATACTGTGTCTGCATCTATCATAAAACGTTCTAGGTTTAGATGAGCTATATACATTTATAGATAAATCTCCATGTACTCCGGAGCCTTCCGGATGAACGCCCTCATAATGCTGTACATTAGGATTTCTGAATTCCCCATAAGGAACCACTATGGGTTGCAAACTAACCATATTTATAGCAATAGAAACTCCTGCTTGACTAGAAGTTGTTGAAGCTGCTGTAGAAGCTGTAGAAGCCGTAGAGGTAACAGCTGTAGCATTGTATTCTAATAATGCCGATAGATCTGTACCGCTAGTTATAATATATGGTGGTAGTGTCTCTAATGATTGAGATGAAGCACTGCTAGTTATACTAGATTTTAGTTTAATATTGAGTTTTTCTTCAGGATTTATACATTTATCGCAGTGTAAATTGTATACTCCGCTAGTTCCGTATCCGCTATTTAAATATCTCAGATAAGATACTTGTATTTTCTTGGTTCCACTACAAAATGGACATAAGCTTCTATCATAGTATCCAAAATTGTATGTGCTGTGTTTTAAAGTAGGATAAAAAGAAACAGGAGAAAAGATACCATCTAAGCTCATCATGGATTGTAGTCCATAATCACTCGCTATCTGCGCTCTAACCTCTTTCTCTTCGTATAAACCAACGTCGGTTCGTTGTCTGATCTCGTTGCTCAAAGCAGGGATTGTGATGGCCGGGTCTGATATGTAAGATGTAGCATCTCTCCATCTTTGAGCATTATCACCAGGATCATTTCCATAGTTTATGGAAAAACTAGGGTTGTCATCCCTAAACCTACCTGCGCCACCAGAAGAAAATATTATGCCAGTAATAGGATTTGGATCTCGGGTTAATCTAGATAAATATGGATAAGATTGCCCTATTAGTACTCTAACCGGACTCCAGCCGTATAGTTTACTTCTATAGTCTTTGGTATCGGGAGCATTGGATAATCTTTGTTGTTGTAGAGCTCTTGTTTGATTATAAATATTATTTGCTGTTTGTTGTGACATTTTAGATAATTGCTTATTACGTTTCAAATTATCTAAATGCATTTTTTTAACTCTATCACTATTTTCTTTATTGAAAAATCCTAATTTCCTTGTGTAAGTTCTGAAGCTATAAGTAGTTGTTATTCCTTGTTGACCGACGGTGGTCTGTATATTGGTTATAATTGGACCTCCAGTAACATTGCCATCGGACTTTACAACTAAAACCTGATATTCTATATCCTCCGTCTTATCTGTTGGTATAAGAGGAGTAAATAATGTCGGCATACCATTAGGAAGACTTAGTATAGGATTGGTGGTATTGTATTTAACATCAGTATACAAATAACCCGTACTAACCACTCCGGAAGGTATAGAAGCATAGTAACTGCTTCCATACAGGAATCTTCCTCCTAAATTGAACAGTGGTAGGCCGGGCATATCTATCTGTGCAGTCTCTATAATATTCTGATAATTTGTACGACTTCTAGCATCGTTCATAGCTACATAATCCAAAAACGCCATACCTCCATAATTCCATGGCGTATAATCGTCAATAAAGTCTACATCGGTAGATAATATCCAATTATCAACGGCTTTTTGAGCTTGATCCGGACTTATAACCACATTTGTGTACGTACACACTGGGGGTATAGCATCCGATTGTGTTATACTCAATCCTGATGGAAAAACACTACTAGGATTCACTAAATATTCTATATACGGATAATTTGTCCATGGTCCATAATTATATATATTCGATTTTAATGGTATACCAGCAAAAAACGGATGAGCCATTTTAGGAGCTAACTGAGCATATGCGGCTGATTTATTAGCAGGATTAGACGCATTTCCTACGACAAATCCCGGATCTTCTGTAACAGTAAATATATGAGATAGCATTTGTCTTATCCATCTCAAATCTCTTTGTCCGTCATCTGTCATATGCAAATAGATATTCAAATCCTCCATAGCTATATTCGCTATAATAGTTCTATTAGGATCTTTAGAAAATTCATCACTACTATTATTTAGAGTAATACCAGGAGCGTCTATCAGTATTCTTGGTTCTTTAAGATTTTCGGGATCTAAAAATACTATCTTTTCGTCTATTTGTGTAGTTACGAACAGCTTTTTCATGGGCATATCCGTACCGTTGGCTCTCAAGATTTTTCTGCCAAAAGGATCAATAGCTTTCGATCCAACCAAACTCAGCGAGAATGGAGTAAATGTTGTAGGACTTTCTATACCATATTGATTATATATAGCAGGTAGGGATATTGGCGAAGCAGATCCAGAAACTTCGACTAATATATAGTCGGATGGAGACAATGAAGAATAGTCCAATACAGGATATGTAAAAGTTCCCTCGGCACAAGCACTATCTCTGCGATCTTTCATGATATCCCAATTTTCGAAACTCCAATAAGGATTGAGTTTTTCTGCGGTAAATTTATTAAATTGCTGCTGACTAAGCATACATATTTCGTATCGCTTATAATCAAATGCATCAGTAGCATTATATCCTAATACTGGTTTAATTTTACCCATTTCATCAGATATATTATACCAGTCTCTACTGCCTACTGCTATACAATTATCTATAATGTTTCCGTATTCCTCCCATGCTCCATCATTAGTTGGAGTATAGCTATAATGAAGTTCTCCACCGCCACTAAAAACAAAGGCGGTGCCCGCCTCCGTAGGTAAAGCTATATTAGCAAAAGACGAATCTCTGTAACCAGCCAGATAAGGGGCTGTAACCATATATTTTTTACCGTAGTATTTACCAATATCAGAAACAAAATTATGCAATATTTGCAAATCTTTTAGTGCTGATTCATCAATCGAGAAAGATGCATCTGCTTTATCTGGTATTGGCTCAATAGTTTGGAGAAAAGCCCCGCTCATATTTGTTCCCAAAGTATATCCCTCCGCTAATAGCCTCCAATACCAATTATGTTTTTCTTTGGCTCTCGCTTCAGCTACGTTAGCAGCTAGTCCTTCGTTCTGATACTTTATTTTATCTTTAGCTATATATGCTTTACGTAACATCTCAACAATATCTGTTTTAAAGGTCTTAGCTAATGAATATACCAAAAATTCATCAAAACCAGCGTGAGCAGCTCGAATCTCTGATTCTGATATCAAAAAATATGAGACTCCTGATATATTATAAAAGCTCTCTAAATTAACTGATGTTGCTGGCAATTCCGGAATTCTGAGCAATACAACTATTTGTCCTGTCCATGTATCAAACCATACTGGTCTTATTCGTCTAAAGTCTGTATTCCCTCCCTCTATATTCACATCTATTTCGTTTTCCAAAATATATCCGAAAAATGGACATATAACATCCTTGAATAAAGGAAAAAATCTTTGTTCGAAGACAGTACCCCATGTGGCATTGTCAGCATTTTCTGCTTTTATAACTTTTCCCTTGTCGTAATTGCCTGTAGATTTACCAGCTATGCTAGATCCCAAATAGTCCTTATCTGCCCAATCGATATCGGCATCCTTAAAGGGATAGCTTATATTAGCCGCTAATTTTATTTGATCATTATGTTTATATATACCAGCATATCCAGGATTAATGATACTTGACAATTCCGGATTATGCAAATCTATGGCTGATGGGGTTTTTATTTTACCGTAATGAAACTGTTTCGTTACCCCGTTTGTTGTTATTCTGTTAAAATTAGCAGATATTCTGCCTAATTGCATATAGTCAATAAAGCTATTATCTCTTGGGCTATAAATATAATTGCTTTGAGTATATGCTAATCTATAACTTTTTGCTTGATATAGTCTTTGTACGGGTCCACCAACTATCATTGCTCTGGCACTAGTTTCGTTTTTTTCTTTCCCTATTGTTAATGAGCTCAAAGGATATTGATTACATTGAAATTGTTTTATTGTAGTTTCTATCTCGTTTTGTCTGGGTTGTGCTAATCTGGATATGGTTCTAACTTTTATAACATTGTATATTTTTCCATTAGAAACCAACGGTACCAAATCTACATAATAATCGAATCCGGCTTGTTCTGCTACGGCATTGAGCAAATCTGTGATACTGATCACTGGACCACTAATTCTAAAATCGTCTGGAAGTCGAGGAATTTCATTAAGATCCAATAAAAATTGACATCTTTTCGTAGGAGTACCATCCTCATTATCAACAATTGTTGGTGGTATAACTCCAAATCTTTTAAATTGATCGCTGATAGGATTATACGTATCATTTTCTTGCATACTCTTAGCTAAAATTCTACCAAAAGGAGAAAACGCTGTTCTTTTGGCATAATCACTAAATGGTACTGCACTTGATGGTGTTTTTAATAATGGGCCAACATCTGTTGCTGATGTTAATACGCTTAAAGCATCTAATATAGCATTAGCTGATATGCCATTACTATTAGACTTAGAACCACCAAATGAATCTCTTCCAAAAGATTCTAAAAATCCATAAACATTAAAAACATTAGGTATATTTCCTTCGTATAATCGTCCATAATACTCTACTCCTAATTTACCTCTATAATTTCTTGGTCCTCCAAATAACGAATTGTTTGGTGCAGTTAGTGGGGCGGGTGTGGAGTTGGCTAATTTACTATAAATAGCTCCAGCATATCCGCCAATTATGACATAACAAGAATTCAATAAAGACTGCATGCTATTAATAGTAACGCTATATGTATTACCGCCAGATCCTACTTGCCTAGTCCAGGATTGAACAAGTCCTCCGAATGAAAAGTTTCTTATCCTAAATAATACAGGAGTATCTATTATGTCGTATCCTTTATTCAGATTCGAGTTATCTAATTGCCATGCATTATTGTAAGTATTATCTGGATTGATCCGGTTCGGTTGTCCAAAAAACCCGGGGTCAGGATTGTACCAGTATTTTGATAAAAATGATGGGGGTAAATCTACCTGGCTATTGGGACTAAAGCTTCCACCTCCATTTGTAAAAAATTCATAATATACTTTGCCAGGAACCATACGCTTAGAAATATCCATAGTTGTAGAGCTAAAAGAATTTCCTCTTTCATCTATATAACAATCATTTCCGGCACAGGCATGATAATGGTTGATAGGAAACCTGTCTGTATCAATCGCCGGTTTGAGCATACCATCATCTTTTGCAGATAATGGAAATTGGGCAGCGATAGTGCCGTTTACGACATTGCTGTTAGCTGGTGCTCCAATAATACAACCCCTAGCAGCGGAATCATCCACAAGAGTTACCGTTAATTGAGCTGGTTGTCCTCCCCATCCCATACTAGTATTAAATCCGTTTATACTAGCTCCCAAAAATAATGTTTGGGCAATAATATCACTACCTACTTGATTGTCAGGACATGGTTGTGTTGGCATATGTTATGTATCCAGATAAGATCTCGCTATTGTGCATGGTTGATAGGTCCATCCTATTTGTCTAGTATATCTTCCTTCAACCGGGTTCCAAGTTTGATTATCTTGGTTAACGTACACTTGTCCGGGATTATTTGTTTGTCCTCCTGTTCGTGTATCACTACCCATATTACCAAAGATACTCACAGTCCTATCTCCATACGGTTTTAAACCTTCTATCATGCCGGTAATCGTTTTGTATACTGTACCTCCTGTCCATAACGGACATTCCTTACTGGTCATAACGAAACCAGCCATACTACTGGGAGGCAGAACAGCCACTTCTATAGTCAAATCTCTTTTAGCGGCGGATCTTGTACCAAGAGCCTGTAAAATAGGACCTAGTCTTCTTCCTAATACGAAGGTTTCATTTATCACATCTGTTGGGCCCGTATCTGTGATAGTAAAGTTTTCGGATAATGCGCCGCTAATAAATACGAATCTGTTACTATATTCGTAACTATATGAAATAGTACCTTTTCTAGGATCGTGACCTTCTGTTGTAGATATAGGAATAACATTTAAGAAATTTTCTTTGCAATAAATAGGATTTTTAGGATCGGGTGGCGGCTCCGTTGTGGGACTAAGATATTTTTCATTCCTGTCAGGAGCATTATTTAATACCAAGCTGGCTCTTCTATACAAATATGGTTTAATATCGTTTACCCAACCACTTAATGCATTTAAATATTTTGCTCCTTGAAACTGGGTCACAGCGCTTGTCTGTGTAAAATTATCTAAAATTTTAGGCACCGACGCATAAGGTTCCGATCCGCTAGATATAGTATGATCCAAACCTATTCTTGCTGGTTGTATGCCGGTTGGTATCAAACCAGAACTTCCGCTCATAATATTTATCGGAGTAAAACTTAACCCTTTAATATTGCCTTGAACTCTGACTCTTTTAATATATCTTTCGTCTGTTGATGTTTCTAAGCTATAATCCTCAACATATCCTATTCCTGTTGGCATAGCAAGCCAAGTTTCATTAACTTCATAAGATCCTTCGGAAACACTAAAATTTATTGTTCTTAGGTGATTAAATAAATAGACTTTGGATAAGCTTGAAAAAAATACATTATTTTCGTTCTCTACCCAAGACACAAGTCCGGAAGGAAAATTATTAGCTGATGTGGACGCTTTGAAAGATTCTGCTAATTTATATTGTACCCAGTCTCTAGCCTGTAGATAAGCGGTATAATTACCGCTAGGACTATAGCATCCGCTGCCTAGGCCTGACATTATAGGAAAACCTACTGCTGATAATCTTCTTGATATTTTATACTGAGGAATATTAATAATATCTAGAGTATTAGTACCGGCAGTAGGCGCACCATTGGTAGGAGCTCCAGGCTTAAGCATAGGATTACTGTATTCTGGTTTTCCGCTAACCTGAACACTAAATCTAGTATAAATATAATCCTCTAAAGGCTCTATATTCCATGAATCAACAGTATTTTTAACCGGTGGAGCACCACTGATTCCGGGCTCGTTGTATTCTAATTGAACCTCATAATCAGCAGTAAAAACCCAATTATCTTCGGATTTGTTTATATTAAAACTATTTACACGAGCACCAGATATTGTTATACCGCTCTCTGGAGGACTACCATTACACTTTACCTGAAAAAGACCAGCAGTGCAAGAAAATAGTTGCTGTAAGTTTTTAACAGCTCCTAATAATACTTCCGTCCCTGTCCCTGGAGGCATTAGCTCAGGAATTTGCGCTCCTGGACTAACTGGGGCTCGTACAATTTTTCCGTTTATTGTAACATTAGTCTGAATGTTTTCTACTATTCCGGCACCGTTTCTATTATAACTCTTACTAAAATTAACGAACGGTGTAGGCCCAGCTATCTTGTGTAATCCTGTTCCATTAAATGATACTATAACAGTTGGCTCTCTTGGCGTAAGAGTCCCTGCAACATTTCCTCCACCAGCAACAGAAAACGGTAGATTTTCTCCATCTACTAGCTGTTCTGGACTAAAATATACCATAATTCCTTAATCCTTATTATATCCTGTACTAATACTAATTATAACAAATCTTATTTCATGTGAACTGATAGTAAAATGATATAGTTTTTGAAATATTTTCTGCTACAAAACTATAACTACTAGGAAAAGCTCTGACTGGAGTTTCATTGAGACTATTCAAAAAAATAGTATATTTCCGACCAACTACAAGATTAGTCGCCACAATATCCACCTTATTAGGACATCGACAGCTATTATTATCTATAGATTTGACATTACCGTCTGGAAAAACTAACTTTAAATCCGGATTTGGCATAATTTTCTCCTTACCATAACTAATACACCAATTTCAGAACTATATATTTTCTATCACTATTGATCTATTTTCTGTTAGATTATCATTAGTGTAATTATGAATAGTGTAAGCTAGTAAATTATTCGATATGCTACATTTATAAATATCATAACCTTGATTATTTGTAACTATTCTATTAAGAGAGAAATCGCTATTTAGCAAGTACGATACATATTTTCTTGTAAAGTCTTTAGCAGTCACGATTATTTTGTCACTATTGAAAACTGATGAAACTCTCAATATCTCTACCATATCTAGATTACTATTTATTGTATTTGTTCTATTAGTATCAAGATTTTTTATCATAAGACGATCTTGATTAAGTTCTTTCTCGATAAATATTAAATTATTATTAGAGACAGTACCACTGAATGTTTTTTGTACTATTTGAAAATCTCTGATATTATGAAAATTAGTATTGTCAGCAATAAAACTGCATAAATAATATACTATAGGACTATCACAACTTTCCATAAATCCAGCGGTATAGTATATTTTAATATAATTATTACTTACAATAATTTGAGGATTACATTCAATTATGACATTACCTAAATCTTTATGACTTTTTATAGTATTAACAACAAAAGATTCTGAGTTATCTATATTATAAGAATAAATTTTCCACGGTTTTACAGAATAAGGTTGGTCTCCAAATTTTAAATTGATGCTTTTATTTGCATAACAATATAGCATTTTATCGATTTCGCCATCCTTAAATAGATATGGCTGGCTACTATTGTGAATTATTTTTGTCATTTGGAGCTGTTCCTTTGATTATGGAATATCTAATAACAATAGCTCTGTGCAGTATGGCGATTTATAGCTAAATACCAAATTAATATCTCCAGGATTATTAAATGGTCCGGAAATCGAGTTCTGTCCCTCTATAACAAAATATTGAGGCTCGTCATTGTTATTATATATTGTTGTGGCATACTTCTGAATTTTGGATAAGTCTATAAGAGTGAAAGGTTTATAAGATTGTTTGGGGAATGGCTTGTTTGGTAAGTTAGCAGAAAAATCATTACTATATCTACTATAAGATTTAGTTATTCTTAGTTCGTTAATATATCCTTTAAGGTGTTTGCGTAAACCATTAAAATATGGATAGTTTCCGATCTCTAAAACAACACCACTAGAAATTGCAAGACTACTATTAAGTGCTCCTACTATGGCGCCATTTACAAATAATTTAATACTTGTTCCGGTTCTAGTAACAGCTATATGGACCCATTCTTCTATTGATGGAGTATAAGCGCTATTTATAGTAACCGACCAATTCGGATATCCAATAGAAGACCCATAGAAATACAAAGATCCGTCCTTTAATGTCAACAACCATCCTGTAGCATCTGCATTGTTGTATGTGGAAATTAAGGCTTGAGTCCCCTCATTATTCAAGAAATAGAACCAACCCTCTATAGTAAAATCAGCATCAAAAGCCAAAGAAACTCCAGCATCACTGATGGAATATCCTCCATCTTTGTATGATCCAGATATAGCATCATATAAATTAGGAGACGATACTGTATTAAAGTTTGTGTTTATAAATTTTCTTCCATAGTTAGAAAAATCTATAATACTATTATTTCTATAAGATACTAATAAAGACACATTATCAAATATATTATCTGATATATTTGGATTATATGGTTCGTTATTGGGTTGTAGTATTCTGAATCCAAGAGGATCCGAATTCAGTATAGTGGTTTTGACAGATAGGGCTCCTATGTTGTCTGATCTTTCCGTATCGTTTGTTGCTAGTTGTAAATAACCCTCTGATTTAGATAGAGCTTTTAGATACTCTCCTATATAGAAAGGCTCTCCATCCAATCCTATTCTTCCTATTAAGGACTGATGAGGGAATCTGGTATCGATAGAAGCTCCACTAAAACTGACACCGGTTGCTGTGGCCATATCTCCACTATTATTCCATCTAAAAGATCCTGTAGCTTCTATGAGCATTCTAGCATTATTTGATACATATGCCCCTGTATTTTGCCAGCTTTGTGTACTGCTAATAGAATGAACGTTAGTTTCAGAAACCTTGGTAATATTGATAGTATTGATTGTATTTTTCTTTATTACATTATTTAATGTACTATTTGTGACATTAGAGCTAAAAATAATTTTTAAATCATAACCAACACCAACGCCATAGTTATCGATTACTGCAAGAGTAAATGAGTCAGTATCACACACAAAAGAATAATCAACAGCACCAGCAGATGCACATGGTTGTGGATTAACCGGCGTCCCATTAACTATCAAATTATCGTCTGCACTACCAACTATTCTTACTGTGGCCGGAAGAGTGATTCCTTCCGGAATACTAATAGTAGACAATCCATATATCGAAGTTTCGCACGAAGTGGGATTGTTAACAACAGGCTGGCCAAAATTGTAATGTTGGGATATACTAGACTTAATACCAGAAATAGACACCGCAGGAATCTCATAACATAATCCTGTTAGATCTGTTCGTATAACTAACGGATCTGTTATATCTCCTGGTCTTACATGATTAAGTATTAGTTGACCATTCATATCTATATTTACAGGACATATAGGATGGTATCTATTAAATACATGATCACTATTTCCTACTAAAGATATCCAAGATTCAGACGTTACCCAGGTATTGTTGCTGTGGAATTGCAACTGCATATATCCTGGGTAGCTCTCGGTATTTGGACCATAACTCGCCGGTAATCCTACTGGAGAACCATCGATGATATTTCCGCTAAGATATACTTTATTATGACCAACTTCAATAATTCTCCACTGAGTACCGTTAGCGGTTTTGTTGATTTTAAAGATCTCTACTGAAGACTGATGGTCTATGGATATAGATCCTCCTTGAATAGCTTTTTGCGGATCAATAGGATCCCAAGGAATATCGAATATACCTATAGGATCATCAACCTCTTTTGGTATAACCGTAATATTAATATTATTTGTTGTTCCTGCACTTTCAATAGAAGATATAGTATTATCGTATAATAATACTAAACATCTGTACTTATAATTATTTTGACTGAATAATATATTTTTAATTTGTAAATTAGCTGTGATATTTTTACTATTAGCTATATTAAATTCTGATAACTCTAAATCAACAAGCTCGTCTTTTAAAGACGAATATAATATTGTCTTATTGGTATTATTTACAGATAATGGATGTATTGATTCTCCATACGGTATATCTCTCCATGTGATTCCATCGGCAGATTCTTGCCATCTATATATTAAAAATCTTTGTGATGCTCTTGAATCAACCCATATAAAAGATATTCTTGCTGACAGATCCACAGTGTTTCCTGCTGTGGTTGTCAAAGCAGTAGACTCTGCTGTTGCTAAAATAGTATTAGATGTATAAATTTGTGTCATTATTTATTCCTCTACCGTAATAGTAGAAAAGGCGTCTTGTATGACCACCCTGTATTTTTCTAAATTATTTGTATAGTTAAGATTATCTAACAATAGTATTGATCCTGTAGCATCCGGAATATTCTCATACTGATTAGTATTATAGGTAAAATTATATGTATTATCTATTATAGCATCTGGTATAAATGATACCATATATTTTGCAACACCTATGGTGATCTTTACATTATCAACAAATCCTTTCATTCCATAGTTAGTTTCTGCTGTACTGATAGATGTAGAGCTAGATGCTCCTATGACCACATAAGGAGCAGAGTCATCGAGAGGATCTCCGTTAGTGAAATCGCCTATTAGAATACCGTCTCTAAATAATCTATACGTATTATTATGTCTAGACAATGCCACATGATGCCACTGATTTGGTTCTATATTTTCTAGATTTGCGGAATCATCTATCCAGTCGTCTCTCCATGTTGATCCTATTTTTGCTCTAAATTTTGTTGCACTAATCACCCAACCATTATCTCCATAGTCTGGCCACGATTTATTTATTCTACGAGAAATACCAGCCATATCACTGTTATACTCTGTTGGTCTATACCAATATTCTATTGTAAAATTTTTATTTAATAATTGTAGTTTATTTCCTGTGTCCAATACTCTCATATGAGTATATATATCGTTGAACTTAGCGCTCGTTGGACCAGATATAAACGAGGTATTGGATAGAGATATATCTCCACTCATATAGAGGTCATTATTTCTATATAAGCCTACTGGTATTTTATTTTTACTAGAATCAATGAATACCTTTGATGTATTAGAGCCATTCATATCTAGATTCAGGGCTACGCTATCATAAAAAATATCATTATTTACTAATTGATAATTTAGGGTATTTTTTGTTGTTTTAGAAACTTGCCATTGGTAAGTTAATGGAAGATATTGACTAGTAGCATCTATGGATAATTCTATTGCATTATTAGGATAGTTTATTCTCTTAACTTTGGGCAAATTCTTATTAAGAAAAATTGTTTGTGGATTTACTAATAAAGTAGCTGTATTAGACACAACCTGTCGCGCTCCATCTACGTTAAGTTTAGCTCTGTATTTTATTCCGCTATCGATTGGAGATAGAGACAGATTAATCAGACTAGACTCCGCTCCGCTAACAGCAGCAAAAACCGATGAGTTCGGGTCGGATTTTTCCCATGAGTATTTTATAGTTCCTCCAGTAGTGGCTCCACTTACCGATAGCGTTGTGTTGTAACCTTCTAAACTGTACACAGAGTCTAAATCTTGGGTTAAACTGACTTGAGGAGTAGTATCAACGTATGCGGATGAACTAAATAAAAATCCCCTATCGTCTGTTAGTTCGGCCCTGTAATAGGTATTATCGTCCGCTAAAGTTAGATTATCTATTGTGATGGACGAGCCTGTAGCATTTACAATATCCGTATATATTCCTTTTTGGGTATTGGATTTCTGCCACTGATAACTTAATGGAGGATTTGTTGTAGAGGCATTTACCGAAAAAGTCGCAGTACCGCTAATAGAAACGGTATTAGCTGGTTGAGAATTTACAACTATAGTATTGGGAACTGATAGTTTTGCACTATTTGTATAAATAATATTGTTTTTAATATTTGATATTAATTTTGCTCTAAATAGCTTATTATCATCTGCAATCTTTAAATTTGTAAGATTTAAAATACCACTAGTTATTAAGTTTCCATAAGGAGCATAAGTTGCGCCATTATCTACAGATACTTCCCATTGATATTTCAGTCCTCCGTTATCACAAACTCCGGAAGTTTGGAAAGTTGCTGTTTCAGATAATGATGCTGTCTGGTTGGTTGGTTGCAGCACAACTGATAGTTTGGGATTAATTGTTAGTTTACTTCCTGGAGATGTGTATTTTTCTCCTGCTCCGTCCTGAACTATAACCCTATATAAATCTGCATCATCTTGTTCAGTCAAGTTTGTTAATACTAACGATGAAAGATTTCCGCTCGGTACAGAGTTGTAATTTTTTCCGCTATCATCAGACTTCTCCCACTTGTAAACTAATGGACTAACTCCCGTAGCCAATACCGAAAATACAGCCTCCAAGTTTACAGCAGATTGATCAGAAGGTGGACGAGAAATCTTTAGAGTATCAGGAATAACCAGTTTAGCAGCATTAGATGTGATATTGTTATCAATTACTACTCTATACAGACTGTTATTTTCGCCATTTGAAACAATTAAATTATTAGTATTTGTTTGCGATATATTTGACCAAGTAACACCTTTATCGATAGATTTTTGCCACTGATAAACAGTACCGTCAGAAAATTGAGTAATCACACTGAATGTCGCTGTTGATTGGTTATTGACAACAAGAGCAGATGTATCTTGTGGATGTTTAACAATAGTGTTTATTCTGACTGGTACTACTTCTTTTACCTCGGCCTGATTATTTGTGTTATTATCAATTGGTATTTTTTTACCGTTTAACAGTAGAGATAATTCATTCCAGAATTTGGAATTATTCTTGATGTTTTCTGTAATTTTAGACAATCCTTCTTCGCTATATACCGATTTAACTATCTGTATATTGGTGACAGATCCATCTGATTTTGTCCATGATCTGGCTAAATCCGGAGATGTTGAAGCACCAGAAGAAGACGCATAAATCAATTCGATAGGATTTCTGCCGGTACCAGTGAGATTTTTATCAAGAGTTATTACGCTTCCATTGATTGCTGATATGTTTGCGGTGTCCGTTAGCGAGCCCGGGATTCTTATCTGTTGACCAATATAAAAATCTTGGCTATTAAAATTTTCCGGCATAGTTACCGTATTAGAACCAGATACAGTATTAACAAAATATCCGAATGTGGCAGAGCCGTCACCTGTAATTGACCCGTTCGATATTGTGATTTCTGCTGTTATATTTTCCTGTTTTCTGTTTTCCCCGTGAGGTGTTCTTGGATCCCATATTTCTGTGAATACTATACTAGAAATAACAGGATTACCTGTAATAACTGCAGATTTAACTCCAAGACCAACCGATAGACTTTCAGCATCTATATATTTAGAAAAACTTATACTAAACTTAGAATTAGAAACTCTTTTAAACTGAACTCCGGACAAAGTTCTTGTTCCAATATTCCATGAATTGCCTATATCTAGTATAGAATATGCACTATTATCTTTATTATATCTTATAGCGCTTTTACTGTCTTTACTGTGTGATATATACAAACCATCAATATTTTTTCCAGCTCCAATAATTCTAAGGTTTTCGGTTTCAAAATCCTCTCTAATTAATCCGTAAGGAGCCAAACCAATACCTATACCATCAGCTGTAATGAATCCTATATACGGCCAACCAATATTGGTAAATAATGGATTTCTCTTAAGATATTCGATCAAAGACTTACACATCCAATACCACACTCCTCCAATAACAATATTAAGATTTTGGGTTTTGGAGATATTATCAGATTCGATACCTGTCCATCTTAATCTAAAGTCTCCTGATGACCCCTCAATCCGTAGCAAATCCATAATATTAAATTTGCCATTTTGTATTGTCTGAACAATTTGTCCGTTTTCCTTTTGAATATATGTTACTTTTTCTATCGAGTACGGAGCAGATAGTCCAAATGATCCTGTATTTTTACAGGCAACAATGTGTTCGGTATTGGTATCTAAATTTTTAACATATACCATTATAATTTCTTTATGGCCATTAGATATAGGATTATCATCAAAACCATATGTCCAATCTTTGATGCCCGGCCCTAACATACGATAATGAGGGTCTCCGCCACCACCGCCACCACAATTTAAGCACGGTGTTGGGGTGTATGCTCTTGCTGTAATACTTGTAACGGATGATCTCGTGTCTGATATTATTACTCTGAATTGATCGCTATTAGCAGCATTAGATATAATAAAATTTTGCGAATATAGTCTTGATGAAATGCTTATATCAGATGTGGTTGTGGTGGCGGCGCCTGTTGTGTTTGTCCATACTCCATTAACCAATTTCTGCCATGTAAAAGTTACCTGAGGATAAGTCGTATTCGGAAAGGTCTGCAAAGCAGATACTTGTGCAGAAATATTGAAGGTGACGGAGTTGCTATTGATTGTACTATCAGAAATATTGTTTGTAATAATTACGGTTTGACCGGGCACTATGACCTGTAATGCGGCAAGATTTGACGACTTTGTTATTGGAGCTGTTCCACAACATTGAGCCGAAGCAACAACTCTATATTGAGTATTATTATCGTTAATAGATGACAGATTAGTTAAACTCAATGTTGGCGTCCTTGATCCACTCACCTTTCCTGCTTCATCCTGTAAATTTAAGAAGCATGGATCAGAAATGCCTGGGGAACACAGTGTTCTTTTTTGCCACTGATACGACAATACTCCAGTATTAACAGATCCCGAAACAGAAAATGCTGCGCTGGTGTTTGATGTATTAACATCTTGCACTGTACTGAGTGTTATTGTCGGCACAGTAAATAAAGTTGCTGCTCTACTAATAATCGGAGGAATATCATAGTCTGTACTCCCTATAATAACTCTATATTTTTTTGCATTTTCTTCTGGTGTTAAAGTCTTTAATATAAGAGTATTTGTATTAAGGCCTTCGTATAGTATACTATTAGCCGGAATATCTACGAATACAGAACCGGTACTGTCTGTTGATACTTGCCATTTATAAGTTAATGCCATAAATTAAGCCTTATTATAGATATCTCTAATATTAGTTACACCTTGATGTATAAATTCTGCCAAGCACAAGGTTTTGAGTTTGATTTACAGAATATGCGCTAAGAATTAATCTATTACTATCGATACTACTAACAATCTTTCGTCCAACAACATTAATCGCGGGATCTGTATCATCGTTTATTTTTTGTGATATTGTCCACGTATTACCTTGGTCCAAACTTACATAGGCAAAAACAGCAGATACACCAATTATTCTTGTACCATTATTATTACTTTTTATATATCCAACGATAGGTATAGGCTTAATAGTATAGGTTTCTCCGCCATCCAAACTAATAAATAGTTGATTTGTATTATTTTGTGTGAATGTGCGAGTTATTACCATTCCATTATCCGATATTGTTATAGGATTATTATAATCAAATACAATATTTTGTGCTATCTCATTCCATGTTATACCGCCGTCTATACTTCTATATATAGGATATCGGTTATACCATGAAGGACCTCTATCTAATACCGCAATCAGTTTAGTGCCATCCTTGCTCATTGCAATTTGAGTCCATTCTAGATTATTTATAGGATTTGGAGCGGTTATACTATTAGTCCAGTTTACGCCGCCATCTGAACTCCTGAGAATATAACTTAAGAAGCCACCTGGATCATTTGCGCTTCTAGTAACTATTACTGCTACTTTCGAACCGTCACTACTACATACTATATTACCAGTATAAAATCTTCTTACAATATTGTCATAATATCCTATTGTACTTATAATATTCCATGTTGATCCGCCGTCCAAACTTCTCCAAATATAGCTATTATTTGATGCTGCAATTATTATATTGCCATTATCACTCATAGCTACTCCTGTCCAGTCGGTATTATAGTTATAAGCCTGACTATTCCCAAATCCTGGAGTCGCAGATGTTGGTGTAGTCCATGTGTCTCCGTTATTAGAACTAATAATTATTCTGCCACTTTTGCCTTGGTTATAAAGAGTGCTATACTGATCTGGTACATAACTAGATACAGCCGTTATTTTCATACCGTCACTACTACAAGCTATGTCTCCCCATACCTGATTAATAGCACTGCTATTGACTTCATATGGAGTAGATTTACGAGACCAGCTCAATCCAGCAATGCAAGGCGGAGTTGGGGTTGGTGTTGGTGTCAAACTTATCGATTTTGTTGGCGTAACTGTTTTTGTTGGACTAGGAGTAACTATCGGAGATTTTGTGACGGTAATTGTTGGCGTTATGGTAGGAGTAATAGTTGGGGTAACGGTAGATGCTGGTGTAGTTGTAGGAGTAATGGTTAATGTTGGCGTTATGGTTGCCGTAACGCTTGGTGTCGGTGTTGGTGTCAGATCTATACCGCTAGTACAAGATGGTGTTACGGTAACGGTAACGGTTGGAGTTACTGTAGGTGTCACTGTTGGCGTAACAGTGCATGTGGGGGTAGGGGTCGGATTGAGTTCTGCTACTACGGTAAACGAAGCCCCACTATTAGTAGCATAAGTATCTGTTGGCTGTTGCAATATTACTATCGGTGAATTTGTAAATACATTCAGGGTTACAGTAGACGATGTTAATACCACGTTTCCAGATGTTAATCTAACATAATATCTATTACCGTTTTGTGCCGATGTAATATTATTAATAGATAATATATTAAGTGTCGCACCAGTTATAGGATTAAAAGGCCCGTTATTGATCGATTCGAACCACTGGTATGCTATATAAAGCCTGCTTGTGGCTTGTACAGTAAAGTTCGCTATACCACCACCATTGTTATCTGCAACCAGAACAATATCAGCATTTCTCGGTTGTTGCGTTATAGTTATTCCATTATTTGTAGGGGTGTTTGTTATTGTAGGAGTTGGGGTGGGTGTGGATCTTATATCGGTATAACTAATAGCACCCCTATAATCTCCTACTGCTACGAATAAATTATTTTTACTAGCCAATCCTTTCCATGTCTGACCATTCAATGTAGAAGAATTGACAGTGGTCCAATTTATACCATCGGTAGATTTCCATAATATATTTGTAGATAACGGAGCTTGCGGTATAATTAAATACATACCATTATTATATATAGCGGCTCCTACACTAACAGACGCATTATTTAAAACGGGTAGTGTTCCTTGATTGAAAATAATACCGCTATCATAATTAGATGAATAACTAATAGGATCTGTATAAATATACGAAGAACTCGCATTTGAAGCTAGATTAGAGACTATTATAAGGACCCTATTATCGTCCCCGAATAAGATATCGGTACGAGATCTGAGTCTTGTTCCTATTTCGAGCGCAGACAATTTGTACATGCTCCAAATTGGTGTTTCTCCCGGTATCATGTTTCCAAAAAAGACATAATTGTTACAGACCACAACTGCCAAGCCATCTTTGCGTATTTTAATGGCCGGTATCTCGTTTATATTTTTAGGAAATATATTTTCTACTATATTCGTTTCGCCTACCCTAGATTCTACTGGCACAATAGAGTCAGATTGAGTCGCATATCTCCAATATCCTGCGTTTGTACCGCCACCCTTATAATATGCCGCTTTATGCCACTCATTAATATTTGGTAAGAAATAGTGCGGCGAGGAGCCGGTATTTGGATTGGTAGTATTTCTCGTAGGAAATTGTAGAGTAAGGTTATATGCTCCGTTTTCTGTTGTTGTACTGATTCTATTGCCCACAGGTTTACCATTTGATAGCCAATTACAATATCTAGCCGCATTGTACCAGTTTACAAAATTTATCGGATAGTTTTCTTTTCCTCGTATAGCAGAATACTCTTGGGTCAAAAGATAAGTAAATAGATTTGTGGAAGCTGATGGCCCATTAGTATTGATATAATATACAGTTTGGTTGGTAGGATCTATATCAAAGTCATATACTCCCGGTGCTCTTATTGTATCAATTACTGCTAAGGTCTGTAGGTTCAACACCTTGATTCCTTCGTCACTAAGTCCATCAACATATATTCTATTTCTTGTAGTGTCAATTTTGATAGACCTCGTAGGAAATAGTGGTATAGTTACGTTTGCTATGGAGTTTCTCGATGCTGTATCTATAGCATAGACTCTGTTGGTTGAAAGAGCGGCAACGTAAAGAGTATTACCATCTGGACTAATAGCCATTCCCCATAAAACACCAGAACTAGCTAAAGATATTGTAGCCGTTCTAGATCCTGATTGATTTAATACGTATATATAATTATTTCTAAAATTATCAGCAGTCGAAAGAGCCACATAGATTTTAGTACTATCAGGACTAACTACTATGCTTATGGGGTTAGCGGGCACGGAGGAGCTAAATGCGGCTGTGGTCACAACCGAATTATTAACTGTGGATATGATACTAATATTATTACCGGTACTGTTAGCAACATAGACTTTATCTCCATCTGGAGATATGGCTAATCCTCGTGGACCGTTGCCAACTGCTATGCTGGCTATCTGAGTATTAGTAGTTGTATCTATAACTATAACTCTATTACTATTAAAATTTGATATATATAATCTGTGACCAGTTGGGCTAAAAACCATATCTTGTGGATTAGATAGCTCTATATTATTATTTCTATTTAAAGTAATATATTCTCTTTGAGGATTATTTGTAACTATTGTGAGCACATTAGAAGACCGACTCAAGATATAGATTTTACTCTTATCTGGATTCAATTTGACCACCTCTCCAATGTATGGTACCGATGCAGACGAAGTGATAGAACGAGATATCGTAGGATCAGAACTATTAACACCGGTATATAAATCATCGTTAGGAGAAACAGAATTTAAAAATTCCACATACTCTCGACTAGTTATAGGATATTTAGATATTCTATATGTGCTTGTTACCGATCCTATTCCGTTCGTATCAGACGAATTATTTGGATTACCAACAGTAATAAATTCTCCGTAATTATTGGCGGGATTTGTTACGCTGGCTACTCTAAATCCTATGTTAGCCAAAGAGCCAGTAGGAGATACGATTCCACTAATTTGTGAGACGGTGTTGAGGGAGCTATCATAAGATCCTCCACAATGAACTATCGAACTACCTCCAACAAATGTATCTGTATACTCATTAACGTTGCCTGTTTGGTCGTAAGTGCCGTATGCACTCGGACCGCCATTATATCTAATATCAGTTATTCGTCCTATACGATTACCAATATTAGCACCGAATGGGTCTATTATCACTCTACCACTAGAATTTATAAATGGAGACAGATTGCTTTCTTGAGTAATTGAATTTTGAGACAATGCGCTGGATACGGTTAATTTTTTATATCTTAGTATATTAGCATACGTAGCATAAGACGATCTTACCATACCAACCATAGCCATATGGCCACTGTTAGAAACAGCAGAAGAATATGAATCCATTGATCCCAAAGTGCTTTCGGTATAGTCTGTCATATTATACTGGTTCCAATTAAGAGCATCATAGGAATAACTAACAGAAGTGGATGACGAACCAATTGAAGATATTGGCTGATAAGACACAACACAATGCTTGGCATCTATAACCTCAGGACTAGTAAAAGACGTATTTTGAGCCGCAGTATCCCTCCAAGAAAAAGCATTCCCTATATCCGTAACAGATGATACATAGTTGTCTGATGGTACGGCCAAAAATCTATCTAATTTAGCAAAATAGGCTACGGTATTAAATATTTTATTTGGTAAGGTCACCCTGGTCCATGTATCTCCTATAATAGATGCTTTTGTTGGAGTTGGAGTTGTCGTAGGAGTAGGGGAACTAGTTTGAGCAGGAGTGGTGGTTTTGGTTGGAGTAATACTGGGCGTTACTGTTTTAGTCGGAGTAATAGTTGGAGTAACAGTAGGCGTGTTTGTTATAGTAGGAGTAATAGTAGGCGTTATTGTTGGTGTGGGTTGATTAGCTATGTCGTCTAATTTAGCAATACCATGATTCAATCCGGCGTCTGCGGAGAGAAATCGTTTATCTGGACTAACCAGCGAAAATACTGTTTTAAAAGTAGAGTTATCGTTTGATCCTAATTGACCATTAGCATTATCACCAGCAGCATATAACATATTATTGCCAAGAGAAGTATTAGCAATAATAAAACTATGATTTTTACCACAGGCTATTCTTTTTTCTGCATCTATTGTAATACCAGAAAGACCCAAACCGGTGTTCCCGCTTGAAACTGCTGTTACTCTCGTTGGGATTAATATTTTTTGATTGGCGCTATTCAATCCGCATTGACCCAAACCATTGTATCCCCATGCCCATAGACTACCATCATTTTTAAGAGCCAAGCAATGACTATCACCGCAAGCTATATCAACCCATGTATTATCATTCCCTATTTGTGTTGGAACAGCATTATATGTTGCTGTAGAGTTGGTTCCTAATTGACCATATGTATTATCTCCCCAGCTCCATAGGGTGCCATCTGCTCGTATGGCTATATTAAAAAATGATCCTGAAGCTATTTTAGAATAGTTATTGTTTGTTTCAGGAAAGGGTGCGGATAGTAAAACAAAAGGATCCACATATCTTGCAACACCTGTTGTTACTCTAAATTCATCAATATGCCCTCTAAACGGAGAGGTTCCTGCTGGAGAATATGCTGCTCCTCCTATGTGTATTGTTCCGGACGTATGATTGATGGTAGAATTTTGAGTATAGATCAGAACACCGTCAATAAATGTTCTTAATACTCCTGATTTTCTAGAAAATGCTATATGTATCCATTTATTTGTCGGTATAGGAGATGCTATTGTTTGCTGATCTTCTACAAATAGATAGCCTGTGCTACTTATATAAGCATATGATCCTAGTGTTCCAGATGTTGTTCTTGTATCAAATAATACATTGTCTGAACTATTGGTAGTTAAATAGAAGTATCCTTCTATAGTATAATCGCCGGTTCCGAACCTAAGACTATTATAAGATGTTGTTGTATAGATAGCTCCATTATTACCACCCCAATAATAAGCACTACCACCAAACTTACTGTTTGATGTTGATATCTTACCGGTACCTAAAATAGCTAAACTTTTCGGATCGCTTGAAGAGTCGCTTATAGATGTACTATTATTTGATCCATTTAAATGCAATAATAGTGAAACATTTGAAAAAGCGGGCTCCGATATTCTTACAGGGATATACGACGGAAAATTTATAGCTACAAGATTACCCAGCTGGCCAAATTGGTTATTTCCCCATGCCCATAAACTACCGTCTGTTTTTATACCTAAAGTATGTCTTGCTCCGCAACTAACAGAACTCCAATTACTATTATCTAATAATAGCATATCAGAAGATGAAGATACCGAAGTTCCAACACCAAGCTGACCATAAGAGTTATCGCCCCAAACGTATAATTTATTTGATGAGTTGATTGCTGCTGAATGTTTGAAGTTGACAGAAGCAGAGATCCAAGATGAATTTTCTAATGCTCCATCATTGCCTAATCTTGAAACGGTATTTTTATTCGTACTTTCTCCGAAAATGTATAAAGTATCACTAGAATCTGTTAGACCTAGTACGATCCCATTGCCAGTTATAATATTTCTAAAATTAGCCATAATTAATTGTTCCGTATGTGTTATTAATCTATAGTATTCCTAAAGACCTTATAGACCAAGATATTCCATTATTACCGCTTATTAAATAATTACTGTTATTGACTCCGATTACAATAATATTATTATTATACGATACTATATTAGACCACTGAGGATTTGATACATTCGACGGTCTTTCTACCCATGTATCACCGTTATTATCGCTAGTGTATATATTGTTCTGATCAAGAGCTATAGCTATCCATCTATTATTAGAGAATATTATTTTCTCCCACTCTGCCGTTATTGGCATATTAATACTAGACCATGTTAATCCATTGTCTGTACTTCTTGCTGCTGTCCTAGAATTTGATCCAATCGCTATAATAATACTACCATTGCTATTAGTTGCAGCAGATTTCCAGAATACATTTAATGAGCCAATATTTAATGATATGTCTGACCACGATATTACTCTGTTAGAAGATATTGTTCCTGACAAAACATTGTTACTATTACTGGCAAAAGCGAAAATTTTATTTTTGGCCTGAACCAAGTGCGTCCAGTTTCTTGATTGTGGCGCTATAAATGTATACCATGTATTAGCCGCGTATCCAGCAACAATATTAGAATCATTAGCTAATGCTAGTATAGAATACTGATTAGTGGCTGCTGCCGCTCCGCCTGTAGACGTATTAGTATTCCATCCCAAGCTTGTGGTCCAATTCAATGTTGTTCCAAGACTATGATTGGTCCAAGTAATCGTATCTCTTGACATACTAACATTACTAGAAGCAAATCCAAAAATAGCATATTGATTACTAACAGTATCATAGCAAACAGTTGTTGGACTAGTTACCGACTGACCAGTAGCGGTTTTGGATGCCCAAGAAGCATATCCAACCTGACCTCTATCATTATTTCCCCAACCCCATAATCTATTATTTGAGTCTATAATAAGATTATGACTACCTAATGAACTAGCTCTAATACCATAATTCAAAGTTGTTCCTGATGGCGCAGAAATTGGCTTAAGTACGGACGATGCAGAATATGTACCGTCGCCTAACTGTCCAACATCATTAGCTCCAACAGAGGCTATAATATTATTAATAAAAGCTACAGGAGGTTTTTGTGATGGGGTAATACTTGGAGTAACCGGTACTGTCGATGTAACAGTGGCGGTTGGTGTAGGTGATGGTGTTAGGGTTGGGGTTATACTAGGAGACGGAGTAACAGTTGGTGTAGGTTGTGGAGTAGGGGGTATCGGAGGAGCATCGCTATCGAAACCCATATCAATAATAGAGTTGCTGTTAAAATTTTGAGATATGATACGCGATGGTCTCAACTGCTTATTCCATGTGTCTATTGTAGACAATCCATTGTCTGTCAATGTATACATAATATCATTATTATTAACAACATTCCTGTGTGTCGATGATATGTATGACTTATATACTATAGAATATATTTGATCACTAATAGTATTAATAAAATATATAACATCTGTATTCAATAATAAATTATTTCCATATAATACAACATTATTATAATTATCAACAAGAAGTTTAATGTTAGATAAAGATAAGGTTGTTGCCGTGGTACTTGAACTCAAACCATAAATACTTAAACTTTTGCTTTGACTGCTTAATAAATTGTAAGAAATAATAGATTGGGCATTTCCTGTACCATTCTCCAATGTTACATATATCTTGTTTCTACAATAAACAATCTTGCTTGGTTGTGTTAAATTATGAGTAAATAAAGTAGTGTTAGTATATAGAGTATTATTGATAACTGTTTTTATTACTGTTCCATTTGAAGATGTGGTATATATAGTATTGTAGTTTTCGCCGTTACAGAAATCTTGAATCTGAATATTGTTTGGTTTGAAATCTATTATGCATCTTACCGCATATCTAGGATTACTCAACAAGTCATAAACAGTTATAGTATTATCAGAATAATTTAAGCAATACAATTTACTGCTATCTTCACTTATGAGTATCTTGCGAGGACTTCCTCCTGTTACTATAGATCCAACACGAGCCCATAAAGAAGGATCAGCATCAACAGAATTAATAATGTCGATCCTGTTCTGAGAATTAGATACAAAGGTTTGTGTTCTATCATATCCTATAAAAATACTAGTTGGCGTTTGATTAATATCATTGATTATTTTAATATCAAATGGATTTGTAACATTGATAGCATTCAATTTAGTACTATCGGCACAAACCAAATAACCAGTATCTCCGGCGGCATTTGTGGTGAACGCTCCGTCTCCTGATGAATTCAAGGTTGATGTTAACGGAGTAGTATTATTTTGATTACCGTATAGCGTATATGTTTCACTAAGAGGAGAATAGAATGCGGCTTTATACCACTCGTTTTCTGTTGGAATCCAATATCTAGAGCCAGAGTTTCTAACTACTGCGCCAGCATCTGATATAGAATACGCTCCTGTTTCGGTATCACTAGAATCTGTAGCTCCATTATGTAGCCAATTACAGTATCTGGCACAATCTATCCAATTAACATAATTTACAGGCTTATTTCCAAAATTTCTTTTTGACACATAATAATAACTACCAGCAGATCCCGCTCTAATTATACCTCCCCTTTGAGTATCTGTTGCCATGTTGCTATTATATAGAGCTCTAGTATCAAGCTTAGCTTTACTGTTTAAAAATGCGCAATATTCATCATTTGTAACAGGAAATCTGCCTATTTTGTATACATAAGATACGGCGCCATAACTGGTGCTGGGGTCTGCTATGTTGTTTGTATTAGAAACAGTAGAGAAATTTCCTAATTCAATAGGATCTCCATTAACTCCGGATGTTGCTATTCTAAACCCAGTAGCAGCATCGGATACTGTGGCCGCTGCAACTACTCTTCCGTTTTTAGATATCCCTTGAGCGTTCGAAGAAAAATTACCTCCTCTTATAGCAAAAGAAGTAGCGTCTCCTACCCATTCTCCGATATTACCACTCATATCGTAACAATTATAAAAACTTTTAGCCCCATTGGTTCCTACTGTACTAACATTCCCTCCACTAGTTATACCATTAAATAATGACTGATTATTATAATTAGCCACATTCGGACTTAGTAATGGGCTTGTTGTTGGAGTAACAGTTGGAGTTAAAGTCGGGGTCGGTGTTTTGGTTGGAGTCGCTGTTGAAGTTACTGTTGGCGTTACTGTTGATGTTGGCGAAATAGTTATTGTTGGAGTTAATGTGGGTGTGAGCGTAGGCGTTCTTGTTGGAGTAATTGTGGGTGTTAATGTTCTAGTAGGTGTAGGGGTAACATCAGGAGCTGTCCATAATACAAACGGATTATTTGGAATAATCAAATAACCAACACCGGGTAATAATGATGTTAAACTATTGAATTGGCTGTTAGGATCATAGCTAATGTATGCTGTACCATCAGAACTAATACCATAAATTTTTGATACGCTAAATTTAAATGGAGCAGTATTAAGATTTAATGGATCCGTTCCCATGTACGTTTCCATAGCAAATGCTGTATCTATATTAATACTATTTCTATTATCTTTATTTGTTAATCCAGCAAATAATACATAGTTTGGATTATTAGAATTACTAATTACTAGATATGTTTTTTGTGATTCAAGAGCATTTAGACTATTAAATGAGCTGTTGCTCCACGATATATAAGCTGATCCATTACTAGATATTCCGTATATTATAGAAATTTGACTAGCAATCTCAGCTGGTAACGAAGATAGATTTAAATTAGTATCACCCTGATATTTAATAAATTGTAATTTTTTATTGATTATAAGAGTAGTAAATAGTGTTGGACTATAGTCTGTGGGAGTTGGGGTTAGTGTAGGAGTTGGCGTTGGGGTGAAATACTGAACGCTACAAACATAGGAAGACGATACCGGGCCATCACCGACACTGCTAGCGCTAACGCATGCTGGGCCAGTATTAGACTGAGTTGCATATGTCCAATATCCAGCATTCAAATTTCCTGATTTATAATATGCTGCTTTATACCATTCATTTTCTGTAGGGATATAATACCTAGCCCCAGGATTCCTTACTATATTATCGCCAACTAAACTAAATGTATAAGCACCATTTTCTGTGGTATTATTATTTTGAGTTCCTGTTGGTTTTCCGTTGTGTAACCAATTACAATACCTGGCAGCATCAAACCAAGAAACATAAATTATTGGTTTATTTGCATATGACGATCTAACCGTATAAGTATAACTGCCACTGGTTCCCGATCTGTCTATTCCACAGCGACCAAGGCTAGAGCTCATTGAGATATTATATAGATTATTGGTATCGGTTCTAGCTATAGCGTTTAAAAATTCTACATATTCACAAACTGTCACAGGAAAAGCAGAAATTTGATACCCGTAATTTACGCTTCCGTATCCACTAGACGGATCGGAAGTATTATTAATATCTCCTACTGTAACAAAGTTAGGGATATTTAATGTATTATCTATTGAAGCTATTCTGAATCCAAGATTACCATTTTCTGATGATCTTATTAATGTAATTCTACTATTGGACGATAATGCAGCGGATATGTCTGCAGCAGTTTGGCTTAACCAACTACCACCCCTGGCACATCTTAAAGAACCGACAGCATTATCCAAATCATTCCATTCTATGACATTACCTGTCTGATCGTATGTTCCGTAAGCGCTAGGACCTCCGTTAGTACCAACAGTAGTCACATTACCATCGACACCATCCCAGTCCGCACATAATGCAAAATTTGCTGTATTTGTTCCTGGATTTACTGGCATACTTCAACTTTCATGATTAAAGATTATAATTTCCGGTATTAGGTGGAAATATTCCATTATATGATAATCCTGTGGCAGCCCTAAAGTATCTGAATGGTTTACCGACATAGGAAGCGGGGTAGTCTACTGATGCCACTTCCTGACCTGGATTACCTGAGGATGCGCCCACAACCAATTTTATATTATTAGCGGTACCTGAGACTACCTCAGGATTATAAAATAATCTGTCTCCGGCACTAGCATTGAAGGTTAAGCCATTAGCGGTAATAGCAACATTGCTAGTTACTATAGTTATTTGACTCAATAGATTAGGTGTTGGAGTTGGAGTAGGGGTCTTTGTCGGAGTAATCGAAGGCGTTACTGTTGGACTAATTGTAATTGTTGGAGTAACAGTTGCAGTAATAGTAGGCGTAATTGTAGGTGTAATTGTTGGAGTAGGAGTTAATGATTTTGTAGGAGTTATAGTGATAGTCGGAGTAACTGTAGGAGTTATGGTTGGTGTGGGCGTTGTCGTATTAGTCGGTGTCGGAGTAGCTGTTTTAGTGGGAGTAACGGTTATAGTAGGAGTGACTGTTTGTGTTGGTGTTGGGGTCGGTGTTGGATCCAATAAGCACTCGTCGCATTGTATCAACATAAGATCAACTATTTTTGGACAATTGATTTCCTGTGGAGAAGTTAAGGAAATTTCAATCAATGCGAAAAGATTATTGCGATCCAACTGCAATAAATCCGTTCCCGGAGGAAGAAAAGAATTATAGTCAACAACACCATTGTCCCAATCAAACCTAATAACAGACATTATATTATTGCCGGCTTGAGAACTAGTGATAGATCCTGATGATGGATGTGCTGTAACTGGCCAATTACTGTCTAATACTCTAACTTGGTATGTGTACGGATATCCAATATTCAAATTAGAAACATCACTACTAAAATAATAATAATTCCCAGACTCTCTTGTTAGTGTAATTTTAGCAGGGATGACGTCTACTGCTGGGCAGTTTCTGTAAGGGGCGGGAATAATAGCGCCAGAATATGGTATATTATATGGAAAAGTTACATTACTCTTACTAATAAAATAATATGATTGCTGAGGTTCTAAAAATTGTAATGAAGATCTTCTATCTGGCACATTGTTTGTTTTATAAAAAATTGGAACCAGTCCATTTACTGCTTGAGTACCGTATATGGTAGATATATTGCTTAAAAAAGATGAGTATGCAGTATTGCTAGTAAGACTAGAAGGGGCATCGAACAATGGAAGTCTTTGACTTCCTAGATATGTTTTGATCGCAAAAATATTATCAATGATCATTGTATTGCCCTTAGAATAATATTGTGTTTAAGAATGTAATATTTCCATTAAATGTTGTATTATCTATAGTAAATGATAATCTCTTATTCTCAAAAATTGGTCCATTATAAATTAATTGACCATAATTATTATTTCCATATACAATATTAGATACACTAGGCAGACTATTATTTGGAATAAGACTTACTTGATTCGATACTATGCTTATAACAGCCCCATTTTGAGAATCTGACTGTGGAATAAATCTTAAAATAGTATTATTATCTAGGTTAAAAGTCCAATTGTTTGCACTGTTAAGAACTATAGATCCTGCTGGCGTTGGAGTTGGTGTGCGTGTTGGAGTGGTTGTGGGTGTCGCTGTCAGCGTTACAGACGGTGTTACTGTACTAGTAGGTGTAGGAGTTGGAGTAACACTAGTTTGAGTTATAGTTGGTGTTGGTGTTATTGTACAAGTTTGAGTGGGTGTTACTGTGGAGGTTATCGTTGGTGTTGGGGTTAGTGTTTTTGTTGGAGTAACTGTGGGGGTAACAGGAGGGATGCATTCTATAGATAAGATATCTTCTGCGAGCCTACAATTCGAGTTATCAACAGCATGCTCTAACAGTGTTATTTTAAATAGAAGAAAGTCGCTCATATTAGTTCCCTATAATTTATACCCCGGAAGATGGAGTAACAGTTGGTGTGGGTGTTGGAGTTAATGTTTTTGTTGGTGTAACAGTCAATGTAGGCGATGGAGTTGGAGTGATAGTGGTGAATGTTCTTATTGGACATTCTAATGAGTATTCCCAAGCTGTACCTTCAAGAGGAGCATCCACAACTACCTTGACATAAATACTACCATCAGGTTTATCGATTTGAACAACTCCGCTACCAACCCCACTAACACTAAGCTCTGGAAAAGAATAACCTTGTCCTCTATACCAAGTATCATGTAACAGTACTTCTGGTCTTCTAGAGTCCAACGGAACCGAGAATACCATGAATCTGTCCGGTACGGCATACGCATCGTATCTAAAGGTCATCGTTCCTGGCCAATATGGCACCTTAATTAAACGAACATCAGTAACATATACCGTTACTTGTCTGCCTAAAGGTATATTTTCAGTTAAAGAATTATTCAGAGTAATCTTCTTATATACTATTCTGTCATTAAAATTAGCAAAGAAATTTTCTATTTTTGTTACGTGAGAACCGCGAGGTATTCCATTAGCAAGAACAACGGAATATACATCTAGTCCTGGAACATTTTCTACTATAACATAGTTTTGACCAGATACTGCATCTTGTATTGTGTTAGTAAAAGTAATCGTATTAACCCCACCAGCACTTTGTAAAGAATTACATCTTACCGCTTCTGAGGCAGATGGAGTTATTGTTGGTGTTGGGGTAGGCGATGGCGATGGTTCTGGTCCAACAATTTCTAGAAAATTATTGTTATTAAATTCTACATATATAGAATCCGTTTGTCCTGTCCCGGTTAGAGTTTGTAATCCTGATGGAGAATCGGTAAATCCATATCCGGGATCGGTTAATACTATTGCTAAATCAGTAAAATTATTAGCGTTAAAACTTACTCCAGCAATCGTATCTCCTCCTAGTTTGGTTAATGTGGGCGATGACGTATATCCACACCCAGCATTAAGAACAACAAACGATACTACAGATCCATTATTAGTCTCTGTGATCTTGATTCTACCTCCAGATCCTCCTCCTCCTTCAGCTATAAGCTCTTCGCCCATAGTAAATGTAGACTTGCCTATTAAGCCAATAACAGAATTATATGTTATGCCTCCCTCGCAAGGAATAGTAAAGTTATCATCATTAAATGATGCGGTAGCTCCCGATCCGTTTCCACTCTTGACTACAAATCCAGTTGGAGCAGTTGTATATCCTGATCCGCTGTTTATAACAATATAAGCATAACCACTATACTTATTAAAATCAAACGATGATGATAATCCTGAGCCATCTCCATTACTAGAAATAACGCCTGCGGGCTCTCCAACATATCCACAACCTTGTGTTATAACAATATAGCTATTTTTTGTATATCTGCTAATATTCCAAGTAGGTTGAGAACTTATAGGTTGTTGATTTTCGCCAAATAACTGAGGAGCAGAATAGTACCCTGATCCGCCGTTCAACACTTCATACCCTGTTATAACACCATTAGTAGTAGAAGTAACTTGTATAACACCACCCGTCCCTCCTCCTCCTACAACAATTAGCCTATCTCCTATTGTAAATCCATTAGAGCTATTAGTTAATCCACTTATACTAGCTTTGGTTATCGATCCCTTTGATGTTATAGAAAAATTATTAGCATTACCACCAAAAGATGGAGAGATTCCAGTACCTAATATATTAGATATTCCTGTAGGAGCAGAGGTGAACCCGTATCCGGGATTTATAATCTCAAAACTGGATATGGCTCCTGATACTCCTGTAGACGCTATTTGTATCACCGTATCACTACCGCCACCGCCTAATGTGGATAAGAGATCTCCAACTTGATATCCTGTTCCTCCGCTTAGAGTTATCGATGTAGGGGTCAAGGATCCGGTTAGTACTTTGACTTGGGCTCCTTCTCCTCCTCCTCCTACTACATTTAGAATTTCACCGATATTATATCCATTTCCCCCATATAAATTAATAGAGTCATTAGTAATAGCTCCTTTGCATGGTATGCTAAAATTATCAGCATTAAATATAGCAGTAGCGCATGAGCCATTTCCAGCTATTGAAGTTACGGATGTGGGAGTATTAGTATAACCATAACCAGGATTAATAACATTGTACGATAAAATACTTCCATTAACTCCTGTTGCAGTTACACTGATTAGTGCATCTTTGCCTCCTCCTCCTCCGATAGTTGTCAAAAGGTCACCAATATTAAACCCGGCGCATCCTGTCAATGATGTTATAGAGTTATTTGTTATGCCTCCAGATGTTAATTTTATTAGACCATCTTTTCCTCCCCCTCCTGTAATCTCTATAAAATCATTAATATTGAATCCAGATCCTCCAACCAAACTACTAATAGTACTCTGAGTAATACCTCCAGATAATATTTCTATTTGTGTTCCATAACCTCCTCCTCCGGTGGTTGTTAGTGTATCTCCTATACTAAATCCTTGACCGCCATACAACGAAGATATACTGTCTATAGTTAAGCCTCTTTTAGAGCATTTCTTGAATACTGGAATATCTCCAACAACACAATCTACTCCTGTTGGAAGCACAACATCACACGGATTAGTTTGATAACATTTCAATAAAACAGGTTGGCTGTATCTTACTATGCCAGTACTGATTTCTGTAGCTTTGGAATGAACAAAAACATAAGGATATCCTGTTAATGCAACTTGAGAATTAATATTTTGATTCACATCACCAGCATATACCGTTCCGCGTTTATTATCAAAAACTAAGCCTCCAGCAGGATTATCAAAAAATTCATAATCGTACTGTCTTCCGATTACAGCGTCTCTAATTACGCTGACCAAAGGAAAAGTATTAGCACAGCTACCAACGTCTATCACATTGTCAGGAGGTAATGGTTGAAGATCGGGGTCTAGTATTTCTAAACGAAATGTAGGTTTATCTAGTCCGCATATTAGATTAATTTGAGTAGATGCTGTTGCAGTAGTTCCCTCCGTTATATCTCTTATTGTTGCTTTTAAAATATAATTATTAACAGTATTTATGGAAGCAAAAGGCAGCTTAGCGGATGTCACAAGATTTTGGGTAGAAAAAGAAGCATATAAATCTGATACTGACGGATTAAAAACGTTTTGTGTTGTCGCCGGACTAACTAATTCGTATGTAGTTCTATAAGCATGTCCCGGAATAAGATTTTGGGCTAATAAAGCTACGATAAAACCATCCCCAGCACAATTGGTACTGTCTAATTGTACCGTGCCGGCGTTTAAATCTTGATCTGGTAAATAGTGTCTAAAATCAAATTTAATAGAAATTGGAGATGGCATTATATATCCTTTGTTATTTAACTAATACTCTATACACTAAAAATTAAATAGGCTAACAATTACCACAACTAAAAGCAGCAGCCGATTGAACCGTATTTGTTCCGTCTGATAGGCCAAATTCTACAGTATAATTCTTGCAAGATTCTGGCAATGTTATTGTTGTATAAACATAGGTGGGATTTTCCAAAATTGTAATAAAGCCAGACGGATTTGATATTTGCAGATCTGTGCCAACCATATCCGTACCAAAAGAATAGGCATATGTTTGATTAATGTTACCGTATGCTTTCCCTCTGATCAATACCTGATTACAACCCGATAACTTATTAACCAGTCTATCAAACGAAGCTCTAAGATTGAATAGCGGCGAAGGAGCCGGAGGTGTCATTGTTGGTGTTAATGTTATGGTTGGAGTAATAGTTGGTGTTGGAGATGGTGTAGGAGATAAAGGTATACCATCACCACACAAATTTTCACAAACTATTGATTTGTAGTCCTTATAGATCAATTCATTTGATGAATTATATATTGATAAACTAATTAAATTAGTGCTAGAATTGTCAGATATATTACTTTTGCCAGTAAAAAATGTTACAAAAGAAGGCGATGTCTCAGAAGGAGTTAAAAAATATCCCGAAGGATTTAGCTTAACAACAGAGGTGTTCGGTATAGAATTAACATTGTCAAATAATATTCTGTATGTTTGGTCTAAAGATAAATTTGCACCGCTAAAAAATACCAGAACACCGCTATTGCATCCTGATCCTGAATAGTATAATTTTTCTATCATGAGGTGCTCGCGCAGTTAGTACAGCATATATTGATTATTTTTTCTGATCGTAGCATTTCTGTGTCTATATTATTAACGCTCAACACCTCGTATATACTTACTTTAAATAAAGAAACGCTTTGTTTATCTTTGTCTATATTAATATTTATAGCTGTTGATCTGTCTGATTTGTTTAGCGGTAGTAGCTGAGAAGATACTGGGGACAGTATCGCTGTTGAACCAGTGATTAGATCAACAATTCTGCACTGATATCTACGATTAACTAATAGATTACTCACATAAACACTCAGACTATCTCCTCCACAGCAAAAGTTTGTTACATCAC